TACAAGAAGTAAACATTAAATGGGAATATGGCTACGAACAAAAATATCCATTTAATATTGTTGGTGGAGGATTAAACTCACTATACTCTATGGGAGTTACTTCAGGTTCTGTAACTGGTGTAAGTGCCGCATACGGTGTAACTTTTGGTGCATATTCCGCTAATCCGCACTATCAATCACTAAAACTTAAAGCACAATCATTTAAAGAAGAATCTTCAAGAGCAAACAATAAAGTAATCTTCTTAAATCTTGTTAAAGCGGTTTCTCCTGCGGGATATCCTGTTGGATTGTTTACAAAGGGATCGGGTGGTAGTGGAAATTCTTGGAACAATGGCCCATCAAGCAGATCAAAAATTCATTTAACAGGTTTCTTAAACGAATTCCGAGACGAATCCCGACCAAGCGATAATTTTATACGAACAAGTGGTGATGTAACGCAAATTCGTCAAGACTATACCGATTTAAATCAAGGTCTATACGGTTATCCTGAAGTGAATCTAGGATGGAATAGTTCTGGACTCACTCTAGGATCATATGCGGGATATAATCTATGCAATGTTGTTGTAGATAACAATTCTACTGTTGGAAAAATGAATATCAATACTGTATATTCCTACTCAAACACTACACAATATTTGGGATTATCAGAATATCCATTAACAGTTCTAGGTGAAATTTCAGATAAACCTCTTGCTGCTTTAGGATATACCTTAACGAGTGGTTTAACTGGTGTTGAATACGGTAAATTGTCAGTAAACGCAACTCCAGAAGTTTTTCAAACCACTAGAGGAATAACAAGCAGTCAAGTTAATGTGGCTATAGGCAACTTCCTAAATTATTCAGGAGTTACTGGTATAGGCTATACAGGTTCTGCTAAAATTTCTTCTTTGGAAATTTTCAACAACTACTTAACTCCAACAAATCTTGTGTTCATGGGAACTGTTGCTATAGCAGACGCTCAAGTAGTTAATACAAAAATAAGTGCTTGGAGGGATGCTCAAAACAGTTCAATTGATATTGGTAGTTTGCGAATGAGTAGACAATCAGAATTGTTACTTAATGCGGCTCCTGATATAAACTCTTGGAATTTTGGATTACTTCCTGCTGCCGGTACAACAACTCAAATATTGGGTGGTATCTACGCAGACGACACTTGCACAATTAGAACCAGTTCTGGTATTGCATTGTTCAACAAGAATATCAATAACGCAGTATCTTCCGAGAACTTTGTTGCTGATACAAACAACAATATCCTATCAACAACAAGGCGATTTGTTGCTAGACAGGATGATGTTGCAGAACTTCCATTGCCATAAAACATTAAAATATACATTATACCCTATGAGAGGACGGCTTCAGAGCCGTCCTTTCTTTTCTAAATACTCTTATGGAAAAAGACTACGGTATACCAAATTACATAACCGCTGGTGCTTTGGGCAGCCAACCATCAAACACAAATTTAGCATACAACACCAACTTTGTGTTTTTTCTACCCAAAGTACCAAATGCTGTTTACTTTTGCACTAATGTAAGCATGCCAGGTATGAGTTGTCCGGAACTGAAGTATAAAAGAGGAAGAGGTATGAATCTTAAAGTTCCAGGCAGCGAGATTATACATGGAGAGTTGTCGTTCACTTATCTTGTAGATGAAAAACTAAAAAATTATACAGAACTTCAAGAATGGTTTCGTCATATGACTACTTTTACCGATGATGATCCTATATTAAAATATAGAAATTGGATGAGTGAAGAAGGACAATTAATTGTTTTATCTGCCAAGAAAAATCCAAAGTTCAGAATAACTTTCCGAGGATTATTTCCAAATAGACTTTCAGGCATGACTTTAAACAGCGCAGATCCTGAAGCAAATAATATGACGGCAACCGCTTCAATGTCATTCACCTATTACAATATGGAATTCTTCAATGACTAATTCAGATTATTACGGAATACCTGATAGACCTGTTGGTGGTATAAACAGACCATCAGATAATACTAACATAGCAATACCGCAAAATTTTCAATTTGCTATGAAACGAATGCCCTCATTTTCATATTTTATACAAACTGTAGCATTAAATGAGGTGAGTTCTGATCCTATGGATGTGCCTTCGCTTTTAGGCCCTAATCTAAAACTACCATCAGTTTCTGCGTCTATAACATATTTTACAGTAACTTTTTTGGTGAATGAAAATATGCAAAACTACTACGAGATAGTAAAATGGTTAAGAGAAGCAACGCCTTATAAAGATTTTACTGAAGTGAAGCCTATAAAAGATGTTTGGGAAGAAGCGTTTTTGATTTATCTTACAAACAAAAAAGTTCCGTATAAAAAAATAACCATGCGTGGGGTATTTCCCACAGAATTATCAGGTATTGAATTTAACTATACCGATACTGAAAACAAACCGATTATTGCTACAGCAAAATTCACATTAAACGATTACATTATTGAAGATTTATAATTTGACTTTTGCAATATTGCTGCTACAATATTTGGTATGAAATTTGAACAAATTCGTGAAATGGTAGAAAAAGATATCGGTATAGATAAAACCGAATTAGGCGATGAGTCTACTCGTATTCCTCAATTACATAACAAGTATCTAAACCTATTTCACGACGAGCGGTTAATTTTGAACAAGTTGACCGCAGAGTACAAAATACTTCATAAAAATAAGTGGGAATGGATGACAGGCAAGATGAGTCAAGAACAATTGACTGCGCTTGGGTGGGAACCATTTCAAACGCGAATTATGCGACAAGATATCAGCCTGTATATGGATGCTGATCCACATCTGAATGAAATGGGAAGCAAACTTGCTTTGCAAACCGAAAAAGTAGAATATCTAGAATCTCTGTTAAAGGGCATTTCTCAGAGACATTGGATTATTCGCAATGCAATAGAATGGCGAAAGTTCACTCAAGGCGTGGTGTAAAACCTCTCGTACAGACCTCCCTAAATAAAGGGGAGATGTCTGTGATTTCTATTACATGTTTTAATACTGTGCATGCTCGGATTATGACCGAGCCAGGTATTGCTCGTGAGATACAAGAGTATTTCACATTTGATGTACCAAACGCAAAATTCACACCAGCGTATAAAAACCGATATTGGGACGGAAAGATTCGTTTGTTTTCTCCTTTCAACGGATTGCTGTATATTGGACTGCTAGATTATCTTGCACAGTTTGCTAAAGAGCGAAACTATACACTACAATTTGACAAGGGATTCACAGAAACTCCACCGCAAGTAACCGAAGAATCTCTTAGTGAATTCTTAAGCGGTCTTAAACTGCACGCCAACGGAAAGACTATTGAGCCGCATCCTCATCAGTTGCAGGCTATTCACGCAGCAATAAACCGAGAACGATGTTTGTTGCTGTCACCGACTGCTAGTGGTAAATCTCTTATAATTTATTCATTACTGAGATGGTATCAGGATATTATTCCTCCTGATCGCAAGATACTAATTGTGGTTCCTACAATTTCTCTTGTTTCTCAAATGAAATCTGATTTTGCTGATTACTCAAAACTTGAGGGATGGGATGCAGAAGAAAACTGTCACACAATATTTGGTGGACAGCAAAAAATGGACTCACGGCAAATTGTGATTTCCACATGGCAGTCTATTTACGAACTACCAAAATCGTATTTTGACCAGTTTGAAGTGGTGATTGGTGATGAAGCACATCTGTTTAAAGCACAGTCATTAACTTCCATAATGACTAAACTCACTAAGTGTCCGTATCGCATTGCCCTAACAGGAACCTTGGATGGAACTAAAACCAACAAACTAACTATTGAGGGATTGTTTGGTTCAATGCTTAAGGTAACTTCCACTAAGGATTTAATTGACAGCAATCTGTTGTCTACCATTTCTATTGACTGTATTGTGTTAAACTATCCACCTGAAGTATGCAAATCTCTCAAGGAAGCATCGTATCAGGATGAACTAGAATTTTTAGTTTCTAATAGTGCTAGAAATTCTTTCATAACCAATCTTGCGCTATCCACAAAGGGAAACACTCTTGTACTGTTTCAGTTTGTAGAAAAGCACGGTAAGCCTCTGTACGATATGATAAAGAAGAAAGCCAAATCAAGACCGATATTCTTTGTTCACGGAGAAACAGAAGCCGATTATCGTGAAAGTGTACGATTAGTTACCGAAGAACACGACAATGCCATTATCGTAGCCTCGTATGGTACTTTTTCTACAGGCATAAATATTCGTAGTCTGAAAAATATCATCTTTGCTAGTCCATCAAAAAGTAGAATACGAGTTCTTCAATCCATAGGCAGGCAGTTGCGTAAAAGCGAAAAGAAGGATACTGCAAAACTGTATGATATTTCCGATGACTTACGATGGAAGAGTCGTAAAAATCACACACTAAAGCATTTTGTGGAAAGAATCAAAATATACTCTGAAGAAGGATTTCCATACAAGATGATTAAACTACCGTTAATAAGGAGTTCTCAAAATGAGCGAAAAATCTAGAACCAATGTAAAAATTCTAAGATTCAAAAATGGTGATACAATCATCTGCTCATTGTCGGTAGATAATAACTTTCAAGAGTACTGCTATCTGCTAGAAAGTCCTATGCAGATAAACATGCTTCCTGTGGTATCAAAAAAGGGAATACAAAGCATGACTATCTTCATGCAAGAATGGTTGGAATACAGCAAAGATAAACATTTTAAGATTCCAAAAGATGTAGTAATGCTTATTGCAAATCCCGAAGACGAGATGATTAACGAGTACTTTGATGCTTTAGAGAACAATGAACTTCATAGAATTCAAAGAGACTTTGAAGATATATCCAAGAATTATGGTAAAAATAATCCTGACAACAATAAGGATATAGAGTATAATTCAGATATACGAGATTATGAAGATGAGGACGATGAGTACTACGATGAAGATGAAGAAGGTAGACCAGAAGATTCTGATTAACCTACTTAAGGTACTCTAGTAATTTATGGTCCTTTTCATCAAACCGGACACTGAGATTTATGCGAGCAAAGTTGCAGTCACACAATAATTAAAATAGATTTATGGAGATTTTATATCATGGCGAAAAATTCACATTACATAGACAATAAGAAGTTTTTAGAAGAAATTATAAAGTACAAGAAGGAAGTTAAGAAGGCAAAGCGAGAAAACCTTCCTAAACCGGGTGTTAATAATTACATCGGTCAATGCTTTATGGATATCGCTGAAAACTTGGCAAAGAAGCCAAACTTTGCCAATTACCCGTTTAAAGAAGAGATGATCGGCGATGCGGTGGAAAACTGCATGATGTACACCACAAACTTTGATACCGCCAAATCAAAGAATCCATTCGCATTCTTCACACAGATCATCTTCTATGCTTTTCTTCGTCGCATTCAGAAGGAGAAGAAGCAGTTGTATATCAAGATGAAGCAGTTTGAGGAACACGATCCTACAGGAAAGTTTCGCAACTGGTTAAAGGAAAAGTTTGAACCTGAACAAAATCCATTTTCTGATATACTTCAGTTGTCGCAAGAAGATGTAGAAGTTTTTGAAAAGAAGTTTAAAATTAAGAACAAAAAGAAAACTTCTAAAAAGACAGAAGTGGCAAAAAGCGAAAAACCTGAGAAGACAAGACTTGACAACTTTATGAAATGAGAGTATATTAGGGTATGCGAGTAGCCATCCTTTGTGATACTCATTTTGGTGCTAGAAACGATTCTCCAATTTTTCTGCACTACTTCTTCCGTTTTTTAGATGAGGTATTTTTCCCATATCTTGAACGAGAAGGTATCACCGAAATTTTACATCTTGGTGATCTTATGGATAGGCGTAAATTTGTAAATTTTGCCACACTACACGAAACCCGAGAGAGATTTATTAATAAATTGCTTGAAAAGGGAATTCGTGCAAACATTCTACTTGGTAATCACGATACCTATTTCCGCAATACCAGCAGTATTAATTCAATTGAAGAACTTTTTGGTGGTATGGACAAGCAGGGAATTGTTGTTCATAAAGATCCAACCGAATTGACTTTAGGGGGAACAAAGTTTCTTCTTCTGCCGTGGATAAATCGCAGTAATGAAGAGGCATCACGAAAACTGATTGCCACAACAGACGCTCCTATTGTTTTGGGGCATCTTGAATTGACAGGATATGAAGTTCTTCGTGGAACACAGTTTACTAACGGAATGGATCCTGCTCCGCTTGAAAGGTTTCAAGCAGTATACAGCGGGCACTTTCATTGCAAGCATACTAAAGGAAATGTGCATTACTTGGGTACTCCGTATCAGATTACCTTTGGCGATTTGAATGAACCAAAGGGGTTTCATGTGTTTGATACGGAAGATCGTTCTATACAGTATATTGAAAATCCACTTCGCATTTTTGGTGAATTGGGTTACGATGATGCTGTTACAGATTACACCAAGGCGATGCCCGACATGAGTAGATTCAAGGAAACTTTTGTGCGAGTTCGCGTTAATCGTAAACGCAATCCCGCCATGTTTGATCTGTTCATGGATGCAATTAATAGCGTTGGAGCACACGGAGTAACTGTTCTTGAAGACAAAGGCAGCGAAACGGAACTATCAACAACAGTAGATGTGAGTAAAGATACACTTTCTCTCATCAATCAGGAGATTGATAATTTAGAGGTGACGAATTCCGTCAAACTCAAGTCTATCATTCGTGACCTTTACATGGAATCACTTTTTATCTAACCAATAGGAGACACTATGGAACCCGAGATTTTGATTGTGCGTATGCGTAGCGGTGAAGATGTTATTTCTCAAGTCACCACCACAGATGAAGGCTATTTGCTCAAGAAGCCTGCAATGCTTGTGCCTGCTGGCAAGGGAAACCTTGGCATGCTGCCTTGGTTGATGTACGGAGAGTTGCCCGAGAATGGAATCTTGATTCCCAAGGAATCAACCTACTTTACTTTCAAGCCACTCAAGGATTTGGCTGAAGAGTATCGTATGGGATTCATCAGCAATTTGGTAGCCCCATCCAAGAAGATTGCTACTCCAAATAGTGGCTTGAAGTTGGTTACTGACTAAACTTGTCGCCACTTCTTCCGTAAGACTTCAATAAAGTCCATTACGGTTTGCTTAGGCTTGTCTACACAAACCTCGTTATAGACATCCTCGGCAAGATCGCGCTCTCGGCGTAGTTCAATTTCAAGATTTTTTAAATCGTTCTTGTCGGGAGCAGTTTCAAGCATTTTCTTAAAACTAAGGTTTTCGGGGCGGAGATACTCTTGTATTTCCGCCTCGTATCCTTTTTTGTCTATTAACTCAAAGTCTAGAATAGGTTTGGTGAAGGCATCCAAAAACATGCTCATTTCAATCATTAGTTCCGAGATGTTCTCGCCATACGGGGCTACAGCATCTTCTGTTATAGACGCAACCTTACCTTGGTCACTATAGTAGACTTCGTGAATTTCGTAAAAAACAAAGGTTTTGCCGCCTGCTCGTTCGTACTTTCTCAAAACTCGGTAATCCCACGACATAGGCATCCCTCCATTGTATTTAGTAAAATGGGGCTTCTAAAAGGAATAAATAAAGTGTGGAGACATGTCAAAATGAAAACATTTAAGCAACTAATAAACAAGTTAAAAGAAAATTTCGGTAATTCTGCGGGTTTAATTGGTGGTGGTCAATTAGAAGCAGATCTGATTACCCCCTCAGAAAGATCAGGAGCACTTCGTTATGTTCCCACACAAGGTCAAATGAATACCGATGATAAAGATGACCCCGTAAAAATGCTGTATACGCAACAAAATATAGAACAAACAAAAATTATAAAGCAAACGATTGATATGTGGCAAAATAAGCACGCGCATGAAATTAAAATACAACAAAATACTTTTGTGAATCCTAAAGCAGATCGTAGTCAACCAGGCACTGGACAACCACCGCAACCAAAACCTTATGGGCCAGATGCACCAAAACCCTCACCCCGCGATCCTGGTACTCGTCCACCACCAAATAAAGATCCTAGACCACCAGCACCTAATCCATAAAAATGATTACATTTAAAAATCTACTACTTAAACTAAGAGAAAGTTCAAATTCTGCATCCGGTCAAGGATTGGGAATTAGTGGTTCTGAAGGTAAAGCCCCAGGCTCGGTTAGTGCAAAAATGATAATGACTCCAAAAGTAACAACCACAACTCAAGTAAAAACTTCAAACAGTAAAACCAAAGAGGAACACGATACGGAAGAGATGTGGTATGTGAAAGACAACAAGAAGTTTACAGAAACTTTGGCAAAAAGTACCTCCGAAAGAGTAAAGAATCACCACAAGTGAAAACTTTTAACACACTTAAACGATATCTTGAAGAGAAACTTGTTATTGTCGGTGGCGGCAAGAGAACAGGACAAGTTATTTTTTTAGCAGGTGGTGCAGGTTCAGGCAAAGGTTTTGCAATAGAGCATTTCATACAGTCAAATGATTTTAAGGTTTTTGATCCTGATGCTCTAAAGAAAACTATTCTTCGTTGGAACGAAACCACGAAAAAATATCCTGAACTGTTAGGAAAGAGTTTAAGAAATCCTAATGATGTATCGTTTATTCACACATTTGTTCGTGATCGGTTAAAGTGGGACAAGAAAATTTTGAGTAACTTTTTAGCGGTACACCGAGCAGATAAAAACAATCTTCCTAACATCATCTTTGATAAAACATTTAAAGACGCTGAAGAGTTTCAGGAACTTGTTCCTCAACTGATAAGTATGGGTTACAAAAAAGAAGACATGCATCTTGTTTGGGTGCTAACAAATTATCGTATTGCGCTTCAAGCCAACATGAACCGAGATAGAACAGTTCCTGTTACCGTATTGATTGGAACTCATAGTGGTGCAGCAGAAACCATGAAACATTTCTTGTTTAAAAACTATCCTTCCAACTTGATTAACGGAGACGCTTTTGTTATTCTTGGTGGAGAAGAAAATACGGTTTATTTTAAACCCCCTGCTGGTGCAGATAAGACTAGACAACAATTTGCAGGCGCAACCAATTTACCAAAACCAAAGGTTGTTAAAGAATTTCAGTATGTTAAAGTAAAGGAAGTGGGTCAACCATTTAAACCATCCACGGCTATATCAAACATAGTCTTAAGATGGATTCTGAAAAACACGCCAGACAAAGAAGAAATAGAAAAGTATCTAAACGCTCAAGCCGAGCAATAAATACAAACGGAGATTTACACCATGAACATACTTGCTGCAATATCTTGGGTCGCGGCAACATTATTTGTAGTATTTAAAACAACTGCTGTTTACGAGTATTTTAAAGTTTTACCTTTACCTGAACGAGTTACAAAACTTAAAGAATACGAAATAGAAAAAAGATATAACTTTACTCTTTCTTATAAAATGTTTTGGATGACCACACACAACTCATTTTTTACAAGATTAGTGACTTGCCCGTATTGTTTGTCGGCATGGCTTTCTTTGGGATTTTCTGCGATTTTCTCTTGCCTAGAATGGCTTCCAGTAGTATACTTGGGTAGTTTATCTACATACTTTGGAGTATCTGCCATGATTAGTTGGTTTGACCGATTAGGAGACGAAAATGAGTGATGTTAAAATATTAAGAAATCCAACAGAAATTCTACAGCACATTGATAGAAGACTCGTTGAAGACCGCTTTGCTCACATTCAAATTAAGGCTTTTGAAAATAGAGGCATTTTTCATAATTGGATAAACCGAGCAAGATTGTGGTATGATCCTAATATTTGTAGTTGCAAGAAAAAGGGATTGAATGAAGATATTTTGATTTCTGAATTCAAAGACCTTAAAAACTTGAACGCAGATGAGAAGAATAAAGTTTATAAGATTATGGGGGAGCAAGTTGAGTTTAGATACGGGGAAGAGTTTATTGTAAGTATACCGTAATTTAAAGGAAAACCGCACATGGACAAAAACGCAAAGACTTTTCTTAAGCATGTCCGTGAACATCTATCTGAATATGGTGGTAAGTTGGTTTTTGGCAGAGGCAAAAAAGTAAATTGTGGAGACGGTTGTCGTTCTGTTGGTTATTTTTCTGATAGACCTTTAGAAATTCGTGTTGCGAAAAAATCAAGAGATCCAGTTTCAACTGTTGCACATGAATACGCACACTTTTTGCAATGGTTAGAAATGCCGCAACAAATTATACGCGCCGACGATAAGGCTAGTCTTCTAGTGTTTGAATGGCTTACAAATAAAAATAATTACGATAATAAGGAAATTCAAAAAGCGTTTTGTCGTGTTATGGTGATGGAGAGAGATGCAGAAAGACGAACCGTTGAATTGATTAGAAGATTTGGCTTGAATGTTGATATTGAAAAATACATTCGTCAAGCAAATTGTTACATCTACATGCACTGGATTATGCGAGAGCGTCGTTCTTGGAATTACCGAAAGGGAGCAAAGGATCCAATGAATTCACGCAAACTTATTGGTATGATGCCTGATACTTTTAAAGCAAAAGCAGATAAAAAGATACCAAACCGTATCAGAGAGGCTCTTCTTTCTTACTATCCCTGACCTAAATACAGGTAGGAAAGGAGGAGACTAACATGAGCGAACTACTAGGAACTGCATGGTGGAGTGTATTGATGTTTGTTGCAGGCGCACTAATTGGAGCACCACTTTGGAAGTGGGTTTCAACCAAGATGCCTTGGAACAAGTAATTTCACCTTAAAGAGATTTTTATACCATGATTAAATTTAAGCAGATACGCTGGTCTAACTTCCTTTCTACAGGACAGTATCCTACGAAAGTAGACCTGTGTGCCTCAAATACAACTTTAATATCAGGTGAAAACGGAGCAGGTAAGAGTACCCTTTTGGATGCTCTTACCTTTGCTCTTTTTGGTAAACCTTATCGCAACATCAACAAGCCGCAACTCGTGAATTCGGTAAACGAAAAGGATTGCCTTGTTGAACTTGATATGGAAGTTGGCTCTGATGTCTACTTAATTAAGCGTGGACTAGAACCTGCTGTATTTGAGATTTACAAGAACGGCAAACTTGTAGATCAGGACGCCAAGAGCAAAGATTACCAAAAGCAGTTTGAAGAACAAGTTCTTCGTATGTCATACAAAGCGTTCTGTCAGGTGGTAATCTTAGGTTCAGCCAACTATGTTCCGTTCATGCGTTTAACCGCAGCCGAGCGCAGAGCAGTTGTGGAATCCATTCTTGATATCAACATCTTCTCTGTAATGAACGGATTGCTGAAAGGCAAACTGTCTAAACTCAAGGAAGAGTTGGCGGTTACTGATGCAGATGTAAATGTAGAACGAGAAAAGGTTCGTCTGAATCAGAAGTATCTTGAGAATAGAGGCAAGAATACAGATATTGCAGCGGATCAATGTCGTGCAGATGTATTGAAGTGCAACGAAGATGAAGAGATTTTAATTCAAGCAATTGAAAAACTAGATCAAGACATCAACAACAAACACGCTTTGATTGAAGATACTGATACCGTCAGTAAAAGTATCACCGATCTATCTACTATTCAGCGTCAACTAAAAGGTAAAGTAAAGACTATTGTTAACGAGATAGATTTTTACAACAAGAACGATTCGTGTCCAACCTGCTCACAGAAGATTGATCCGCAGTTTAAGTCTGCTGTTGTGGAAACTAAAACCAAGAAGGGCAAGGAACTTCAAGAGGCTATCACCGATATTGAAGATTCTATGGGCAAAGCCAACGAACGAGTAGAGCAGATTCACTCTGTGCTTGGTGAAATTCGTTCGCTTGAAGTGAAGCGTTCGCAAGCATCGGCAAGTCTACAAACCACAATTACAAATCGTAAGAAACTTGAGAGTCGTTTGGTTGAACTTGAAACCGCAAAGAAGGCACAAGGCGATGCAGACGAAAAAGAACTGACTAAACTGCAAGAAGGATTACAAGAACTTGAAGACACCCGAAAAGAGATGGTGGACGATCAATATTATTTTGGTATTGCTTCTGCTCTACTAAAGGATAGTGGTATCAAGAGCAGAATCATCAAGCATTACATTCCCGTCATCAATCAAATCATCAACCGATACCTGAATCAGATGGGATTGTTTGTATCATTCAACTTGGATGAAGAGTTCAACGAAACCATCAAAAGCCGACATCGTGATGTGTTTACATACTCTTCATTCTCGGAAGGCGAGAAGCGTAAGATTGATTTGGCCCTGCTGTTTGCGTGGCGAACCATCGCTACCCTGAAGAACAGCCTAGACACCAATCTGTTGATTATGGATGAGGTTCTAGACGGTAGCCTTGATGATGCTTCGGTGGAATCATTCCTTGAGATTCTTCGGGCTATTGGAGACGGAACCAATGCGTTCGTGATCTCACATAAACCAAAGGAATTGCTAGAAACCAAGTTCACCAGCCATCTTACCTTCACTAAGAAGAATAACTTCAGTAAGATTGCTTAAGACTGTTGCTGTTTCTGTGGCAGTCGGCTTTCCAAGAATTGTTCAATTTCCCGTATACGCATCATGCTAGCAGCAACATTTGCTCGGTAGTTTTTCAATTCCTGAATAATAGTCTGTAGTTCTTGTTCGCTTATGCTCATATCGGTATTTAACTAAATACAGAAGCAACAGGGAGAGAAAATGAACAACTCTATTTTTAAATTTCCAACCATATCCTCAGCCCGTTTTGTGGTTGAGCGGTTACAGAATCGGGGATACACCGCAAGACACACTCACGCAGGATATGTGGTCGTAGAGGGGTCTCTAGATGAAAACGCAACACAGGTCATTCTAGAGAGTCTGGGAACCCATGTAGCGGCTACTGGCGTAGAGGATTTGAGTCTAGCCAAACACGCAGGAACAGGGCAAGGCAAGAAGAAACTGGCCCCCAAGACGGAAGACCCAAAGTCTCCTCCCACAGCCAATCCTAAAACTTTAAAAAAGCACGGCAACACCTCTACCGCACAAACCAAGGGTGATATGGAAGAAGCCGCTGAAAAGTCAGCAGAGCCAGCAAAGGATAAAGTTTCTCCTGAGGGCAAAAAGATGCTGAACATGCAGCAACTAGCCTATGAAACTCTCAAGAAGTTGGTAGAGAAATATCCTAAGAAGTTTCCTAAGATTGCCAAAGCGTTGGGATTTAAAGTTAAAAGTTAATCTGCGGTGGCTTTAATAATAGCCGAAGCAGTATCAACCTGACAATCAATACGCTTAGAGATGGTGTAAGAACCATCGCCGGGAGTCTCTAACTGAATAGCCATTCTGCTACCAGAACTCACCATGTACCCGCCAAACATACCTTCGTGTACAGTATGTCTTGGGTCTTCTGTTAGTGGAAAATGCTCTTTGAGTTTGCGAGTAATCAACTCTTCCATTTCTACTCCCACACCCCATCCGTAAAAATACGAAATAAACCGATGTGGATCTTCTTGCAAAGAAATGAAACAACGATTTCCAAGACGAATTAAATCCTTGGTTATTCCTTTTAAAACTTTGCCTTCTGAACTTTCAGGATTGGGCCACCTACGATCTACATTCTGACCGTAATCGTTTCGGTGTTGTCTACTCTTGAAACAAGCAGGCGACACAAAAGGAATAAACGATGCGTTTGGAAATCTTTGACACAAAATCTTTGATGCACCCCAACCCGCAGGCTCATCGCCCTGCCAACCAGAAGTAATTAGAACTCCATCAGAACTTTTTGCTTCAAACAAATAGATTGAAGTACCGTCAACATAACCAATTATTCTTGCGTTATGTGTTTTCTGAGTGAGATAGGTGAATTCCGCAATCTCTTGTTCGTATTCTCTGTGTTGATCTAGATGATCGCCGAAAGTTTTCATTTTAATTACCGGTGACCTTAGTCCAAACAGTCTTGCTAACTCTAATCAACCATTCACCAAAAGCACTAAACTTGCCGGTAGGAGTCTTAGGAACAAACAACCACTCCACTTCGTATGGAGTATCCTTGTTTAACTTTACCTTTACTGCATGCTTCTTCTTGCTCTTGCTTTTACTGAGTTTCTTTGATACCTTTTTAGCCATGTGATAATCCTTTATGAATTTGTGAGTAAGTAGTTATGCTGCTTCTCTGTTGCGCTTATACGAGTTCATACGACGAAGATTTTTCTTCAACCAATCGTAAAGACGCCCCGCCTGATCTTTATCCAAATACACATAGTTCTGTCCTGTGAAGCACAGGTGATTGCTGTCTTCATCGTGTTGTATTTCAAAAGTAGCACCGTCTTCCCGTGCTTCAAAACGGGTTTTTGATTCCTTGATTCTAGACATTTTAGACTCCTTTAAACAGTCTTGTAGCCAGCGTTTACCAAGTTATCCCAAATCTTACGAGCAAAATCCAAACTTGTCACATAAGAGCCAGATTTTTCCACAGGATACAATGTTACATCATGGACACTAGTAGCAGGAGTGGAAGAGTTCAGTTCTCGTAAACTCAAAGAAGATTTCCCACTAACAGGAGAACCAAGATGTTCGGTATGGTGTATACTCAGGGACAATACTGTATCACCAAGATTGCTAATGTAAATTATATTTGTTACTGGATCTTGTGCGAACTGTAAAATTCGCTTTATGTTCTGCGGAGTTTCAGGAGATACTAGACTCCAAACCTTTGAGCCTTTTGGTGGCAGAACTTTATGTGTAGAGGAATGCATAGTATAAATCCTTTGAATGTATTTATGGTTTGCGAATTAGAGTTTCGCCTTGAGCAACAAGAGTCCAACCTATTCCCTGCATGTTATACCAAAGCCTACGAGATTGTTCTGCTTTAGATGCAATAGGAACCATCTGACGCAAATTGAAACTCATTCCTTCTATTAATGGAATAACTTGTAGCAAGTCTCCACGCTTCGGGTAGTTTGCCTTTTTTAGTGCTCGCCAACACCTTTCCCACATTCGCCAACCAAACGATCTTGGATTCCAACACACAAAAGCGGTGTTTAATTCACATATTGGAGGGTTGTTTACATCAATATTTACAAACATTACATAAGTTTCGGGCGAGTTAACGCCACGAGAGTAATCTCGCATAATCCACCATTTATGAAGTCCCATTTCGTTGATTGCTCGTTCTGGAACCTTCTTAATAAGAGTCGTTTTAATCGCCCAATAGACAAATTGGTCGATATTAGGGAATTTTGGGGGTAAAGGTATCACCGTTTCCATAGTGTCAAGCATACTCTATTTAAGTAAAAATGCAATAAAATAGAAAATAATAAAAAAAATGGTAACGAAAATCCCTTTAATAATAAATACACCTAACACAAGGTATAGACTTTATAACCACTACTAATTCTCAAAGGGAGAACACTAATGGCAGAATTCCACTGGATCGGTTCCACAGGCAACAATATAACAAAATTTTATTGGAACAATATTAATAACTGGGCAGTAAGCACAAATCAAGGAATTATTCGTGCTTCAACCTACGGCAGATTACCACAAGGAAACGATACCGTAAAGATCGGTACTGATCTTCACTGCTTCAGTCCACTTCTATACGGTGGCTATAGTGGCTCAACCGGTATTGGTAGTACGGCAGGCAATTGGTGTCAAGGTCAAACCGCTGGCGATGCTCACGGCTCCACAGGCTATACTGCTGGTGTTACAGGAGGCGGCGCAATGATGGTGATTGCAACCGATAATCTTGCTGTTAGCGGCATGGATTCGGTATCTAATGCAATTAGTCTAAAACTTATTAATAGTACTGTTTCTGTTAACGAGCCAAATAAAATATTCAGCACAGAAAATATCAATAATGCTGCATCATATATTGGAATTAACCCTGAAGCATTTTACTTCCAAATGCTTCAGACAATCAACCCACACGGAAGCGGAATAGCAACCCCCGTTCAAGCAATCAGTAATTCGGAAAGTAGCAAATATCCATTCCCTTATCTGGGAGGAGGAATTACAGGAGATATTCTTCGTTACTTGAAGAGTGTATGGAATCTTTCTCTCCAAGGTTATACTGCGGGAGACATTAATACTAGAGCAGAGAATGCTTGGGTTGGCGGAGGATGGACGGGAACTGATGCTTCAATTTCAGCAGAAGCAAAAGCAGGTTTGCGAGTTCGTGTAGGCGGAAAGGATTCTCTCGGCACAAGAACCGCCTTTTTAATCTCTCCAGGAGATAACGCAACACCACAAAACAGAATTTTTAACTTAGACATCAACACGGTTGGAGACAAACTTGCTGGTAGTAATCAGATTGTTTCAGATCTTAAAATTCTAAGTCGTGGAAATCCTTTACACTCTTATGTGTTTAGAACAGGTACTTTCCGTTCCGTCATTTCTCAAGGAGATGCGGCTATGATGTTTGAGGCTTGCACAGCAGGAAGCATTCAAACCGATTATCACAATTACACATCTGTAGGCCCACAATCAAGAGTTGGTGGATTGGTTATTGATACTGAGAATAATGATCCTCGTTATCATCCTTGGGTTCTATATTTTGCAGGTGGAATAACCGCTGGTGCTAGACAAGCAACATACGGAACTGCTTCTGCAAAAACAGATTTACCTTGGAACAACAGAATACTTGCAAATACAAATCCGTCAACCTACAACACTAATTACGCTAAAGGCATGTCAGGATTTACTTGGTCCACAACAAATCCTCTAATTGGAGTTGGTGAGTTTGGTGGAACTGCTGGCCCAATTTATGCTACAGCAGATTCGGTGACAGGATTCTACACCTTTGTTCCTTCTATAGAAATGTATTCAAACACTAGAGACGGCACACCAGATTGGGATCAAACAAGAAGTGATTCGGAGTTAGGAGCAATAACCTCTTATTCTCTAGAACTTTTAGGAAATTGTCAGTTAGGTAATGTGCTCGCTCATGGTGCAAATGTATATTACTCGTCTCGTGGTTCAAATAATGCAACCGTTTATATGGGAGCGTTGAGAATGCGTGAGGGAGCATCTTTGGATTTCTCTAGAAATCCTGATATGGATGCCTTATTCATAGGTGGTTTCACAGGAACAGGTGTAAACACACAAATCGTTGGCGGTATCTTGGTTGAAGATGATACTTGCACAATAAGACCATCTAAGGGTACACAATTTGCAAACAGTAAAGTTGTTGGTAGTGATGGTATAGGTGGAATTGATGCTAGAGCAAATCTCTACTCTCCCGGCAATAATCCAGCATATTCTTCAAATGCTAATTATGCTGACATTCTCAGAACTGGTTATACTATAGAGACTGGTGGAGTAAATCAAACCTATATTCCACCAACAACAAACTAAATATCATAAATTTAAATTTGTAAAAGCGGCGAGGTTAAACTCGCCGTTTTTATTTAATTTAAAATATTTAAATATTTTAAATTTCAATTATGCCTTGACTGTGATTTAATATAGGGTATACTATAGTAATGCCTAAGCGTGTTCTAGACCGATTTGATATGGAAGCCGAGCGTGAGTCTGCTGCTATTCGCCGACTTGCTCCGCATATCTGCAAGCCGTTCGGATGGAATCGCGGCATTCTGAAGCAGCGTCGTATGCACAAAGACGGCGAAGCCCGTGTTGAGTGCCGAACCATCAAGCAAACTTTTACCCGAGGTTACAATGCGCCCGTGTATCAAGTGCGGGATTGAGATTCCCGTGATTCGTCTGCAAGCCCTTCCTCTCACAGAGACTTGCGTGAAGTGTTCATCGGTTCGCGCCTACAAGGGTTTTATGGACTGGCAGCATAAAACTGCACCTGATCTTGTGATGGTGAATCCTGATGACCGCGAAAATCTGCGTCGGGCACAAGCCATCAACGACCGAAGGAGATAATTATGGGATTCACATCAATCTTTTACGGTAGCGGCAACAAGCCGTACACCGCTAGTTACGAAGGTTCTACTTACACTACACAGACTTACTGCGAACCGCCGCAGTATAAGGCGGCACTCACCATGCCTACAGAGTTTGGTAGTTCCATTCAGGGGAATACTGTTCCTCTTGCTGAATACAGTAACACCATGTTTACAGGTGAAGCAACTGGTTTGTGGATTTACAAACTGTATCTAAACGATCAACTTGTGGGCGTGTATCAATTCAGCAATCAAGTATTTTCGTTCTCTGTGACATTTGATCGTGTTGAAGGGTTTTGTATGGGTGTGCCACTCACGCCAAGCACTACTTCTGTGCCGTATCTTGGCACTCCCGAACCTGAACCGCCACCACCCCCACCTGTTCCGTCACCCGCCTCTATTGTCATCTTGATTTGTTCCGCAATTTTCTCTCTACGAAAGACTTCTCGCAATGCGTAATCCGCTACTCGCCACTACCGTTCTCGCTCTTGCCGCAACCAATGCTTCACAAGCCGCTTTGGTTTCAATTTCACAGATTGTAACCAATAACACCTTTACCACTCAAACATACGATTTCTCTGCGACTAACGGATTGGGTGTGCTAACTGCTCCTGCTTATATGCGAGGTTCGGTTAGCGTTGTTCTCAGCGATTTTAATCGTGATGGAGCAACCCTTTCCGCTGATTCTGGCATGTTGTATACCGCATGGATTAACTCTGTGCAGGTTCAGGCTATGCCTAGCACCGCGTTTACTTTAACGGCTCCTGCTCGCGGTGGTAATTCGTATACCAATAGTTTTGGTTGGGTGTCTGCTGGTAGTTCGCTTCCCGCGTCTACAGGTATTGAAATGCGATTGCACTTCACCTTGACTCCCGGCGACCAAGCCGCAATCTCGGGAACTTTTGAAGTTTCATCTGTGCCTGCACCTGCATCGGTTGCGCTGCTGTTGTGTGCGCCTGTGTTTGGATTCAGGAGAAAGCGTTGAGTCTGCTTGAACGCATGGTTGCTGAGTGGGGAGTGCAATGTCCCGACTATGACGCCACCTGTACTGCGTGTCAGGCTTGGCGTATGTTTCGGGTCTTGAATCGTGTGCCCACGGTTGATGAAGTAACAACGGAAACTGACGATGAACACTACTCGTGATCTTAGCGTTTGGGATGTTCGTGGAGGAAAGTGGATAACCTTTATGGTGTCTCCTACACAAAAGGATTGTGTGGAATTTCACTACTACGATACAGGCAAAAACAGCGTTGACGATTATGTTGGAATTGTTTACAAGAGTCATGTTACAGGATATCTTCACGGATATTTGAGTATTCCGGTCAATGATGGTAGCGAGGAATACACACTTAACCGTAACCAGTATTACGAATGTCGTATTACAGAAGCCAGAAAGATTTGGAACTGGCTGCTGATTCCTTGCGGATGGAAGCCGGAAACAGGACGAGTCTCAGGATTTTAAACTATGAACAACTCACATCCAAGTGAAATTGCAGATTTAGATTTCAGGGATAACAGGTGGGTAACTTATCTGTTTTCTCCTGACGGCAAAAGTCACATGCAGTTTCGCTATGACCATGTTGAGTATGTTGATACCGTGAATCCTAATTTTAGTATGGATTGGCACAGACGAGTTCTTATAATTTATAAAAGTGCAAACACAAACAGTATTACTGTTCCTTGCACTATTGCAGGATTACAGGATAAAGAGTATACTATACACCGTGAAGACTCTCACACCGAGTATCCTGCTGCTATTGCCCGAAGCATTTGGAATTGGTTGCATCAAAACGGGTGGATTCCTGAAAAAGGCTGGCACAAGGAACTTTAACCATGAATGATGTTTTCTTTATAGGTTGCACTCACTTTGGTCACGAGAAACTGTATTCGTTTTCTCGCAAAGATGGAACCAAGGTGCGACCATTCAAGACGGCTGAAGAAGGCGATGCCGAGATGGTGAAGCGTTGGAACGCCACCGTTGGCAAGGATGACAAGGTGTATGTGCTTGGCGATGTGGCGTTTACCAACAAGAGTCTCAAGATTCTAGGTGAACTAAAGGGTCGCAAGATTCTTATTAAAGGCAATCACGATATTCTGAAGCCTGGCGAGTATCTGAAGTATTTCAAGGATATTCGTGCGTATCACAAAATGGAACGCGAAGTGCTGTCGCATATTCCGATTCATCCTGGCTCCTTGTTTCGCAGAAATCGTGGCGAGTATTGGCTGAACATTCACGCTCACCTGCACAACGAAGCGGTAATGAGCATTGACCAGCCGGATGCAGACGATGCTTTCCGTGCGTGTCAAACCGAAGACCCACGATACTTCTCGGTATGCGTGGAGCGTATCAACTACACACCGATTTCCCTTGCGGAAATCAGAAAGCGAGTTTGGGGATGAGTGAACCGTTTGACCCTGTTAAAGAATTCTTGAAACTGCCTGTTCATCAGATGAGTTCTGTGGAACTAGAGTGGAAACTAAACGCTATGTCTCCTGAAGATGCCAAGCGTGTGTTTGAAGCAATGGAGAATCCACCTAACGCTTATCTTAACGCGGCATTTACCCGATGGAAGGCTTGGCGTAAGCGTTGGGGAACTGCCAACGAAGCACTTGATAAACTGAGCCAACTTGACGAGGAGATTGGACTGTGATTGTTGAAACTTTTAAATCCCGATACGGTCAGATGCGAACCGTTCACAAGATTGACGAGCACACTTGGATTCTTGAAGGCGAGAGTCTGTATGTGCGTGGCTCGGATGACGGCAATGGGTGGAAAATGGCAGACTTTGAAGGTGGCCCATATCTTGAAACAGGACTACCTTTGAGTCTTGTGGTGGAAGTTGCGGGTGCTGACAACAAAATTATTAAAAATTTAGAGTGGCTACCCAAAGTTACTGGCAAGGAATTTCTAGTTCGCCTGCAAATCACCACAGACTAAATAGACAGACCCCACCAAAGATAGCATCTCTGGTCCGACAACCCTGGCAACAGGGTTGTTTCTTTTTCCTAAATATTCAAACGGAGATTCATCATGTATACAGAAGAGCGTCCTTGGGGCAATTTTACAATTTTGTATGAGACCCACAACATGAAGGTGAAGCAAATCACCGTGTATCCTGGTCAACGCTTAAGTTACCAGTATCACAAACGCCGTAGTGAGCGTTGGACAATTGTGGAGGGTGAAGGAGTATTCACTTTGAATGGTGTGGAGCGTGTGGTGCAAGCAGGTGATATTTTAAGTATTGGTTTAGGAGACTCACATCGCATCAAGAATACTGGCAAGGGAAACTTGATTTTTGTTGAAGTTCAGTTGGGCGAATCTTTTGATGAATCTGACATTTTCCGAATAGAGGACGATTACAATCGCACTAGCACATGAAATCATTCACCACACATCTTGCAGAACAGCATGAGGCTCCTAAACCCCGTGGTGAGTATTTTATCAGTCGTTTTAACATTAGCGGAAATGTTGTGAGTGCTGTGGCTGTGTATGAAACAACCACCAAGAACTACAAGAATAAAACTAAATTTTGGAGATGGCGTGTTCGTATAAAAACAAGTGAGGGTTGGATGTTGATGGGATATATCGGCAAGAGCGAACGACAGGAAGAACTACCTCCACTTCGTGTTGGAGATGTTGTGGAGATTAGAGACCTTGTTCTGTCTAGAATCACAGGAGGAGATTGGGCGTTAAGAAACAAGGTAACAGGCAAACCCCTTGACTATCGTTCCAACTTGTTCTCTCGTCAACTACACGGCAAAATTAAAAGAAATGCAACCTCTGTATGAAATCATTTAAGCGTTACATCTCGGAAAAGTGGTCGCGGAAATACAAGCAAAGCATCAATTGCTCTAATCCTAAAGGATTTTCACAGCGAGCACACTGCCAAGGCAGAAAGAAAAAGAGCAAGTGAAATCATTCAAGACACATCTTACCGAAGCCGCTGGCGTTCCCACCATTTGTGAACTAATGTCGGACTCGTCACCAGACCGTCTTATAGATTTGTATACTGCTGTTGGTAACGGCACAGAGGGATATTATGATGCTCGTAAAACAAGTATCAATAAACTATATCAGTTAATGGCAAAAGCCTTAAATCAAACTTTTACTCCCGACAAACAAGCAGCATACAAGCAATTGATAGAATACATTTTTGCAATGAATTCTTGGTTTGAATCACAAGGTGGGGCAAAAGCACCGTTCATGCCTAAGATTGTAAAGATGGCATCGTGTTCTGGTAAAGCAGCATGGGCAGGTTACTCAGGCAAAGTTTATCGTGGTTTGTTCAAGTCCCGCGATTGGATTAAAGGCTTGAAATTCACAGGCGAGGTTGTGGAAAAGAAAGATGCATTTTTTGCTGTAGCCAACGGAGTTTACAAAAGCAAATACGCGGCACAATCATGGGCTAAAGATTTTGAAGTGTCTATGAGTTTCACATCCGACCAATACGGTTCAAGTGCTGGTGGCATAGGCGTGATTATGGAAACCAATGTAACTAAACAAAACACTTTTTTGTCGCCCGAGATTTCCAACACTTTAGGTTCATACGGCGAAGATGAAATTATACGAGTAAGCAATGTTCCAACGCCAGTAAAGATGTATGTGCAATTAGACAATTTTGTTGAACAAGAAATGCAGACTATGAGCAGAGACTATCTGAAAAAACTAGAAAACATAGATTCAGAAAAAGAACAAATCAGACTGGTGACAGAATATGCGGAAAAGCGATTGGCTACAATACTAGGAACAACTGCTGCTAAACAGATTGCAAATCATCCTAAATTCAAAACCCTATTAAAGAAACAAAGTTGGCTGTGAAATCATTCAAGACACATCTTACTGAACTGTTTGACAAACCGTTTCCCATCCATTTGCAAAGAGAAGGAACGGATGAAGCCAAGTATTCTTACAAGTGGATGGAAAACGGCAAAGAGCAGTTTGTTGTTGTGTATTTTGCCCGACTATCAACTCCTACACCTGATTCATGGGATTGCACTTTTTCACGAAACGGTTCAACCGCTTTAACAGGCGAAGGAAAAGCCGCTCAAGTATTTGCTTCAGTATTAGACGGATTCAAACGATTCCTACAAAAGTATAAGCCGCAAGATATAAGTTTCATTGCAGCCAAGAGTGAGATAAATGCTACAACCTTGTCGTATACCAGTGGTTCTCGCGTTAAACTCTACATGGCTTTGATTAAACGATACGCTGAAGCACACGGATACAAACTAGAAGGCAGAAAAGAAATGCCTACAGTTAACATTAACTTTCCAAACACCAGAGAATTGTTTACCATAGTAAAGAAATGAAAGACTTTCAAGTATTCAACGAAGCCGCGTCTGTTGCACAAACCAACCGAGTGTTGGAAAAGGTTATTCCATACTTGAAATCAGGTGCGCCTATTTCGCCGTGCGTGTTTGCTTCTTTAACACTAGACGATGCTCTAGCCTTGCTGAAAGGTTTTGGTGGTGAAGTTCGTGGAGCACCAAGACTATTTGAGTTTGGTAATACCGATGAACTGTTGAAGCAAATAGACAATTTTCAAATCCTACAGTTGCTGCATTACACCAATAATGTTAGACGAAACCTAGAAGACTTTTTTGGTGATCGTCTTATGACTGCCACTCCTGAGCAGAAGCAGCAAGTGTACCCGTTTTTCCGTGACTTGATTAACTGTCAAAACAAATCATCGTGGATGCTGCCTAAAGCAGGACAACTGATATACCGTGGCAAAGCCATGTCGTTGGCAGAACTAAACAAGTTAGGTAAGTGGAAACAACAAGGCAAATCTTGGGTTTGCACTGCTCCATACAAAAGTCAGTATCCCCTACAGTCTTGGAGTTACAACTATCAAAAGGCTTTAGAGTTTGCTAAAATGCGTTCTGAAGACTTGGAAAGTCAAATTAAAAAAGCCCTTAAACTAGGAGCCTTGCCGTTTGATAAACCACAGTATCCTGGCGACGAACCTGTAGAAAGAGCCAAGTTTGTAGAGTTGTTGAAACGAGGAATTAAATCAGGAGCCGGAGCAACCGTGACAGATACCGTGCTGCCTGTAACCATAGAGTATCGCACCAACGATAAAGAATTCTTGTTTAATCCTGATGCTAGCGACAAAATCAAGTTGACTCTGAAACTGTCTACTAAAAATACTCGTGAGCGAGAAACAGTTCGGATATCCGCTCAACCTATAACAGCCACCTATATCCTATACGATTTCGGGTCGGATGCTCCAGGTGGCATACCGATGGAAGCACTCTTAAACACCTAAATATAAGATTAACAGGAGATATACCCATGTCAGGAACCGCCAAAAGACTAGCCGAAGCCGCAAATCAGATTGTTAACCCACAGCCTATTGCTGAAGCCAAGCAACTAGGCACAGTTGCACCTTTTAACTACAACATGGAACTCTTGAAAGCCATGAGTGCAGACGAAGACGGTGATGTTAAGTTTGCGGTTAGCGGGTTTATGCTTCGTGTCTACGGCAAGAGTGCTTCACCTGAACTTGTAAATTTCTTTAAGAAGGTGCTGAACGACGCTGGCAAACAATACAAGATTGTGGCTCAAAGTCGTTTTGATGTTCGGTATATGACGCCTAAAGACACTTCAGGATTGTTTCACGGTGGTTTTGAAGGCATAACCGTTGATACTGGCAATATAATTGCCAGCAACAAAGAACTGCTAGATCGTTTCGGCAAGAGTGTATACGATGCTGTTAGAAAGCAGTTTCCAAGCAATTCAGTTCAGGTTGGCGGTGCTTACGATGGTGCAATTAGCGGTGGATTCAATTACGGCAAGGGTCTAGGCTTCTCGGGAGTTGACATTGTGCGTAGCATGAGTCCTAAAGGCTCAATGATGGGTGAAGATGTTCAGATTGCTGAAGCGTTTAAAGACGGCGACAAGGTAAAGGTTCCTCACAAGGGCAAGATGGTGTCTGGCAGGATTATTCGCTACGATGACGGTGGCACAAGCAAGGCACAGCAGCACGGCGGTGGGTATGTGGTTGATGTAGGCGAGCCTGCAAGCATCTTTGTTACCAAGGAAAAGATTCAGAAGGAAGAGGTTGTTACCGAAGCCGAGTGGAAGTCTTTAAAGAAAACCAAGGTTGACTTGAACGCTCTTCGCCAGCAAGGCTACAAGATTTCCGTTCAACACGGCGAAGGTGATACTCTTTACAAGATTACCGGCAAGCCAAGCAAGCCTGTTAAGAAAGAAGAAGTTGAAGAGGCTGTTGACCCAAAGCAGGCTGAGATTGACGCAAAGATTCGTAAAATGAACGCTGCTGACGCTGTTGAAAGAATTAAAGAAATCATAAATTCCTACGATAAGCAAACAAAAGCAATGATTATTGCTGGTATGAAATCAATTAAAGAGTCTGCTGAAATTACCGAATAGCACAATATAGGCAAAAACCTAAATATTAACAGTAAAAAAATTAAAATCAATTGGGGGACAAATGCAATTTAACAGAATTCAACACTTTATTTACACCAATAATCACCCAAAAGGGTTAAATTATGAAACAGCGATGTTGCGGTCTTTGGTGTATCACGAGGGAGCAGAGTACCCATTTTTACCACCTGAACTGCCTAGTTATGTTGGTAAATCAAAAGATTCTTTAACACAAATGCTGACTAGCAATCCTGACGAGGTATCTCAAGCATGTTTGAATGACTTCGAAAACACTTATTGCAATTTTGAATATAAATTGGCTGGTATAAACAAAAAAATCATAGACGCAAGAGATACATTTGTTAAGGATATTAGCGGTGCATTGGTAGATTGGGTTGGCATTTTAAGAGATATATTTCCACTTCCAGAATTATATTTAAATTTTATAAATTCTCTTGCTGGAACTACTCCAGTCGGCGAAGACGGTTTTGATATTAAAACTGATCCGAATTATATACTCGCAGTAGGATTTGCGGGTGGTTTTCAAGGAGATGATCCAATATTTCAACAAGCCCAAGAATATTTGGAAGACTTGTTGAACTTAGATATACAATTTCAAAAGACAAACGCTGAATTTATGAAAACAAGAAAGAGAATTGCTCAATTGGAAGCAGTTCGAAGACAGATGAGCCAGCAAAGTGTCCTCTTTGATATTGATAAAGAACTTAAAATATTGCGCGCTCAAGCAAACAGACTTGGAGCAACACTGAATATAATGAGAGATACTATAAGAGGAACCGCTGCTGAACTTTTAAGTATAGTAAAAAATAATCCACAGTTGTTCGGTGGTCCTGGAACAATAGGGTCGATTACGGCAGATTTTAGAAATACTATAAATCTTCTTATTAAAACACTGATGGCTAGGAAGAGCGACACTTATTTTGCCGGAGAAAATTTTTGGAGACGAGGGTCTGTTTATCTTCCAACAGCGGAGGAATGGCTTAAACTTTTTTCTTTACTTGGAGCAGCAGTTGGAGCGTTTATTATAGCATTAAAATTAACTTTGATAGCATTGAGTGTTATTATTGTTGCTGCTGGAATTTATGCGGTATCAGCATTAATTGCAGGGTTGGGAAATCTAAAACAACAAATATCACAAGCATGTGCAAAATGGGAAAGAACGGTTCGTTCGGCAGAGAATCAAAGAGCAGAAGCCGCTAAGGAATATTATGAGAGTCTTCAAAATATATTAAATAGTGGCTGCTGTGATAAAGGTAGCGGAGGATGCAATGGTGGATCAAACAGCGGTAGCGGCAGTGGTTCTTGCGTTCAAGGAGTTGGATTAACTCTTTTAATGGGCAACAAGTATATTCCAACTTATTACGATAATATAAATGAAAATTACCTGAATACGAATGAAGAATCGGTGATAGGAAAATACGAATTTAAGCCAAATTGCCCGCCTATGCCTGGTTCACCTTATTCTGCTAATTGCGTTAGATGTAAAACCAAAGTAGCAGACGAAACGAACTCCTCGTCGGGGACGGTTTATGATAAAAATACATGGAGCATTTGTACTGATCCTGTGGTAACTATTGTGGGAAATACAACGGATCCAAATAGTCCGGTAGTATCTGTTCAAAACCACACATGTGCCTGTGGTTGGCCTCGTCCAAACAAGCCAGCCGTTAGTCCTTGCGATTTTGTATCAACTTTTTATCAAGGATTTGAAAGTCTTCACCAAGGGCTTATTGATTATGTCAGGACAATAATTCCAGATATAGTAGTTACAGGAGGAGAATAATGAATAATTCCAGATATAGTAGTTGCAGGAGGATCAACCATGATAATCAATAATAGAATTCAGTTATTTTTATATCAAAATGCTATTCCCACAGGATTAAACTATGAAAGTGGAATGTTGTTGTCTACTGTATATTTTAAAGGCGCGGAATATCCTCATATAGACATTTTTAATCTGCCAAATTATGTTGGAAAAAGTAGAGACTCTCTTACAAAAAATATGAGTGGTATTGATAGTGACTCTATATCCACAGAATGCCAAGAAAAATTTAATCAAAATTATTGTGGGTTTGAAAAAAATTTAGAATCAATACAATATTCAATTGATAAAGCGGATGAAAACTGGGTTGACGATATTATGAATTGTCTTTTAACTTGGGCTCGTACTTATGGCGCACTTCTAGGAATAAATTTATTATCAGAAGCATTTGAATATATCCTTGAATCTGGATTAGAATCAGGAATTACTGCTACTATTCCAGCCTGGCTGACGGCAAGAATAGCAAAACATAAAGAAGCAATTGGAAAGCAAACCGCAGCAAATCAACAGTTCAATGATGCACTTAAAAATCGAATCGAATATCTAGAGGACACTATTGAAGAAATTACAGGTCAGTTGGTTGGTCGTAACGGTCATAAGCCCGAAGGACCGCTTGTTCGCCGGGTTCTCGTTAAGTTTAGAGAAGAATTGATCGTTGAATTACGAAATTTGAGACAACAACTTCGTCCGCTAAACTATATAACTGCCGAATTAGAGCGAGAAGCACAAGAAATTGAAAGACTAGTTAAACAGTACACAAAAAGTGGCACTTCAGGAGTTTCCGGAGTTTTAAACAAAGCGAAAGTATTTATTAGTACATTTTTTTCAAAAATTAAAACATTACTTGGTACTTTGGCGGCGGGATTAGCACGATTACTTCCTTGGGTCGCTTTATCAGTATTGATATATGCTAATACAAAACTGTACCAATGTTTTACAGCCGCTTGTGAAAAAAGATTAACAAAAATTCGAGATCTTGAACAGATAGACAGATCTAACGCAGCAATCCTATACTATGACACTATGGAAGCAATATTTAAATCAGGTTGCTGTGATAACGGTAGTGGCAGTGGTTCTGGTATTCAAGGAGTTGGATTAACTCTTTTAATGGGCAACAAGTATATTCCAACTTATTACGATAATATAAATGAAAATTACTTGAATACTAGTGTTGAAGCAACGCCTGGAGTAAACGGTTGGAAACCAAATTGTCCTCCACAATTTAATTGTCTAACCTGTGGATTAACTAGAACTCCTGATGATAATAAATGGGAAAAGTGTAAGGATAAACCGATAACTTCTTCATTAGGAATTCCGATTCCTAATCATACCTGTGCGTGTGGATGGAAAAAGGAACCATCATTAGATCCATGTGATTTAAAGGATATTCTTGATTCAGCACTTGGTGGGATTTTAACTTTGGTTAGAAGTATTCCTGGTATTATAGACGGAGTTTTAGACACAGGTGGAGCAATAGGTGATAGATAACGGAATTTAAATGCAATCTAACAGAATTGAACATTTTTTATACACAAACAACATACCAACAGGATTAAATTATCAAACTGATATTTTAAGGTCTTTGGTACAAACTGAGGGCTCTGAGTATCCATACTTAATTCTTCCCAACAATTTACCTTTATATGTTGGTAAATCAAAAGACTCTTTAACAAAAATGCTGACTGGCAATCCTGACGATGTATCTCAAGAATGTTTGAATAACTTCCATAATGTCTTTCGTAAATTAGAAGTATCATTAGCAACCTCTAACATACAAATTAGGAACGCATATTCCAACTGGTATGATGATATTATTGATAGTCTGTATGAATACGGTAGTCTGTTGGGGGAAGCAACTGCATTATATACTGTTTTTAACATACCAGCAATTTTGACTGATAAATTTGCCGAAGCATTCAATACTCCTGAAGAGTATGCTGCTCTTGTTGCCGCTGGTGTTGTAGTTCGTACAGACATCTCAACTGGCTTGTATCAGCAGTATAGTCAAATGAAAGCAGAATGGGTAGCATATACGACAGAATTAAAAAACAATCAAAAGCGTATGAGTGAAATAATACTCCTGCTTGGTGGTACTGGAGGTACTGTTCCTGATTGGCGGTCTGTTAGAACTAACATGACCGATGCAAAAAGATCACAATTACTTGATGAATTAAACAGACTTCGTTTACGACAAGCAATTCTTAACTCTCTCATAAGAGATATTGTTTCAAGATTTCCCGCAGTTGCCACTTGGGGAAACAGTTCACCTTCCGCAGCACAGTTATCTAAAGATTGGGTTAAAAAGGCAAGAAAAGGCAGTGTAAGTATAAATATAATAACAAAAATTCTATCAGGATTTAAGACAGTTCTTCAAGTCTTTTGGCTAGTATTAAAGTTGACTATTAAACTACTTATCAATGTGCTAGATGTTTATTTGATGTATCTACTAGTCCAAGCACTTTTAAACTCTTATCAAAAACTAGTAGACAATATCGACAAGGCCAATCGTCGTTGGCAATCTGCTATAGATCAAGCGGTTGGAAGAGGAAATTATTTAGGACCAGATAGAGAAAACGCATGCAAAAATTACCCTGATAGTATATTTTGTGCTGAAGTTAGATACGAAAAAGAAATCAATGATCTGATAAAAAGTGGCTGCTGTGATAAAGGTAGCGGAGACTGCAATGGCGGCAGTGGTGGTGGCAGTGGTTTCGGCAGCGGCAGTGGTTCTTGCGTTCAAGGAGTTGGATTAACTCTTTTAATGGGCAACAAGTATATTCCAACTTATTACGATAATATAAATAAAAATTACCTGAATACTAATGTTGCAGCAACGCCTGGAGTAAACGGTTGGAAACCAAATTGTCCTCCAAAACCAGGAAGCATTGGTGGCCCTGATTGTACTAAATACGGAAAAATTATAGATCCTGACGACAGTGGTGAGTTCCGAGCATACCCAAACAACAATCCTTGGAATGGGTGTACTAAACAAATTTCTCTGGGTTTTGGGTCTTTAACAGTGCCGTCGCCTGAATGCGCTTGTGGATACCCCGATAAAACGGGTTGGGCTAACGAAGGAGGCTACTTCGGACATGTAGAACACCCTCCAGCACCATACGAAATAGGAAACCTTCTTTCAGATGGTCTTTCGTTGTTTAAACAAGGAATGACAGATTTTGCATCCTATATTGGTGACTGGTTATCCCGAAACGGACCAGGATCTGTGGGCTATGGCGGAATGTAAACATAAGAAACGGGACACTCATATGGGACGAATTGAACAATTTTTATATACCAATGTCATTCCGACAGGATTAAACTATGAAAGTGGAATGTTGTTGTCTACTGTATATTTTAAAGGCGCGGAATATCCTTATTCCATGCCAATAAACAAACTTCCTCTTTATGTGGGTAAAAGTTTAGATTCTGTTACTACAATTATCGGAGAAAATGCCGACACCATAAGCAAAGACTGTGCGGATACTTTTAATGAAATTTATTGTAACTTTGAAAAAAGATTAGGAGCCGTAAACAGTAAAATTACAAAAGCGGCACAAGACTTTATATATGGTGCATTAGACTGTCTGGAAGACTGGATTTCTTTTTTGATGAAAATATTTGGTATTGCTCTTATTTTTACTTACCTAATAGATTTATCTGTTGCTCTTGGAAGTGCTAGCACTTGGATTGTTGAAAGAATAAACAATATTAAGGCTCTTACAACAAAGGAAATGCTGGAAAATATATTTTTTAATGAGAATCTTGATAGGCAAATACTAGGTCAAAGAGAAAAACTTAAAGTAATAGAAGAAATGTTGTTTAGTGGTTGGCATCCTACGAAAAACAGAAAACTTACAAATCCAGAAAAAGATGCGTTAAGGCTTCTAAAAGGAGAAATTGAAAACAAACTAAGATATCTGTTAACACTACCCAAAAGAAACATAACTTCTTTTAGCACTTTGGTTCAACACGAATTAAAAAACATCAAAGAAAGCATTAGAGCAAATTTCTCAAAATTCTCTGGAGGAATAAGAGGAGCACTTAAAACCTTTGGTGTTATTTTTGTTGGTTTAGTGGGTTCCACAATTGGTAATTTAAGAACACTTTTACTAGCAACTGGTAGAGCAGTTCCCTATGTTGCTCTCGCTATCCTTTTAGGATCACTAGCGAATTTAGTTGTATGTTTAAATCAAAAATGTGAAAATTGGACAACAACTGTTCGTAATGCCGAGCAAATAGAAAGATATACAGCCGCCGAGCAGTACTATAACGATATGGAAGACGCAATAAAAAGTGGCTGTTGTGACAAAGATGTAGATGGTTGCAGTGGAAATTCTTCATCAGGTTCTGATGGTAGTGGTTCTTGCGTTCAAGGAGTTGGATTAACTCTTTTAATGGGCAACAAGTATATTCCAACTTATTACGATAATATAAATGAAAATTACCTGAATACTAATGTTGCAGCAACGCCTGGACAAAATGGATTTAAGAAAAATTGCCCGCCAAGAAGCGGTTACGGAGGAAGTGCACCAGGACCCGATTGTACAAAATGTGGTTTAGTTAACGGCGATGTGAATCCTCCATCATCATACGCTATCAATACTTGGACAGTTTGTGGTCCGGGTTGTACGGGGGATACACCCGCTAATACACCCGCTAATAAACACGCTAATACATGTCAAGTTATGACTTCGTATGGTGTTTTTGTACACTCTCACAGATGTGCTTGTGGTTGGCATCCCGATCCCGAACTTATTCCTTGTAATTTTGGAGATATTTACGAAGCATTTGCTTCCTCTCTTAGCAGTTTGCCTGGAGTTATAGATGGTATCATAAGTAGTGGTGGAGCAATCGGTGTTTAAAATTGTTTTTCATAAATATTTTTGTAATTTAAAACAAAACCTTTAAAGGAACCTCTAATATGCCACTCGACTCAATTGATTGTAAATCCTATGCAGACAAAATATACGAGGAATGTCTAAGCGCGGCTGGAGCAAAAAGAGATGCGAGAATAAAACTCGCTCAAGAAAAACTGTTTGGAAAATTTAAGCCGCCTCCAAACAGCAATGAACTTTTAGTTCCTGGAGTGGTGCACGAAGCAATTAAGGCTAGAATAGACTGCCAAGAAGCACCACTATGCATCCGCGAATCTGGACGCGGGGTTTACGCTCCTGGAATTCCTGGTAATCCTCTGTGTAGTTCAAACGATTGTGCTGAAGATGTAGAAAAATTTCCGTATTGTACATATAAAACAAAAAGTTGCGGAAATCAAGGGAGTAGCCTGCAAAGTCGTGCTTGTCAAGAATGTAACAACATATACAATAACATATACAATAAAGGTTATGAAGAATATCAAAAAGAAATAGATGCTGCTAATAAAGAATGGGCTGAAAGTGTTGGAACAAATTATCCTCCCTTTAACACACCACCAATTCCTTGTAATTGCTGTGATAAAAGAAAGAAAGCCGAAGATGCCTGTAAACAAAATGGAAAACCCCCTTTACCTCCTGTAATTAGACCTGGTGGTGGAGTAGTTGTTCCTCCAGTTCCAATAAAATTTCCTGAAGTTATAATAGATCCTGTAAAGAGGATAAGTCAACGAGAGGGTGTTTCGGGTTGGGAAGCATAATTTTAATTTAAAATCTTATATTTTAATTTTTGTAAAACAAGTTGACTGTTTTGAGCAATGTGATATACTTTTAGTGTGAATACCCACCCTATTATTGTATTGGTTCTTGATGACGATGAACATCGTCACGCCGCATTCATTCAAAACAACCCAAATTGCCGAGTTGATTCTGCATACACTTGTGTGGAGGCTTTTGATTTATTGATGACTAACAATTATGATGTGATTTGTTTCGATCACGATTTGGGAGAGGGATCTGCTGGTGAGTATGTTACTTCTCTGCCTTTTGCCCGAGCGGTTCGTCAGAAGATTGATGACGGCGATATTTCAGATTCCACTCTTCTTGTTGTGCATTCTGCAAATTCTGTTGGAGCGCAAGATATTCTTTCTTTATTTGCTAGAACTCAAAATTACACATTTAAAATTCCGTGGGCTTGGACAATGAAAAATCTTTTTAAACTTATTGGAAATTGAGTAATAATATGAGTAATACAAATAAAGTCACTCACAACTATAGAGTAATTTTGAATGACTGTGAAATTTTTATAGAAAATCAAAACATAAAGATCTGTAAAGTTTATTATATTGATGGAATTGCGGTAGACTACACAGATTTAATTTTGTCGTTAGACTCATTTGAATTTGTAAATTTTTTGGATTATGTAAATTTTTGCGACAGTGTGTACAACCTTTATCGAGCAAACAGTCTTTCTATTCTTAGGGCTAGTAGTTTCCTTGATACCAATAACCCTGAAAGAAGTAGATGGAAAATTTTGGATTCTACAGGAGGAGAATGGATGGAAAATGAGGGAATTCCATTTTCAGAGACTCCAACTGAAGACTCGTTAAACAAAATGGAAAACGACATAAAAAATCAAGTGCAAAAAAACCCAACGATGATTTGGGAACTTTGGGAAAACTCAAAGAAAAACAATAAACAATAATTTAAAAATAAAAGCAATAACTCAAATTAGATAAATACTGTAAACTGTTAGCAACAAGGGGAGCGTCTTGCCGTACATTCGAGTTAGACAATGTGATGATTTAAGAAAACAAATTTCTGACTTGCGGTACTTTTTCTACTGCTGTCAAGACGAAGATGTTTGTGGGTGTTGCAATGATCCCAACACTCGTTCAGACGATCCTAAATGTAAAAAAATATTAGACGCATGGGAAAAACTTGCTGAACAGTATGAAAAATGCATGTCTCCTGTAAAAAGAAGTATTGAAGAGCCAACTGTAAGTAAACTTGTTGCTAGCATTCAATACCCGTATAAGCCTTTATCTGATGCTTACGCTTACATTGATTCGTATCGTAATATTTCGGATATAGAACAAACTCGTCGTGATTCTGTCGGTAATCTTCTTGGTGTATTTGCAAACGAAGACGATCTTTTAAAAGGATTGTGTGAAAAATTAAATTCGGTTTGGATTCGTCCAAAAAATCGTGGAATGATGTTGGATTGTTCGGGCCCTCCTCGAATACCATGTCCCGAGTGTTTAAAAACCAAATACAGATGTAAAGATTTTGCTAGTTGCTTGGCAGAAGCGTTTAGAATCATTTTAAAAGACCTTGAAGATTTGGGGAAGGACTGTAAAAACGATCCATTTGGTGATCGTTGTGTAGACTTGCTTTTCGACTCATTAAACTTTGAGAAAATGCTGACTGCACCACCTTGCAGTAAAAGTTCAACTCCAAAACGCTGTTACATGGAACAATTGATACGAAAAGCACAAAAAAGTCCAACCGACGCTATTCAAGAACTGATAAATTTACTAACAATTTTATCAGGGCATCATCGTGGACTTGTAGCACTTATAGAGTTTTTAAAATCACTGCTGGGCCCACCTGAAATAGATCAAAAGTTGTTAATTGAGATTCTTAAAAAACTTCGAGACGCATGGGGCGAACCGGTTCCACCAATCAATCCGGTTCCACCAACAAATTCACTACCCACTGCGCCTCCTCCCGCAGGGCTAGGTCTACCGCCGTGGCCAAGCAGAAACAGTTCTTAATAAAGGAGCATAAAATGTCAACCACATGTAAATGGGAATACTACTGCAATATTCAAAAACAAAGAGCAAAAACTTCTTGTTTTGCTATTCGTGCTCAAATGTTAGCGTTTCAAGAAAGAATGCTAGCAGAGCAATGGGTGGCTCGGCAACAACAAATTAGTGATGAGTATTACTTGTGTGTTGCAGCGTGTGGTTGTGATCCTTGTGGTTGTGCAACTCAGTGCGCGGACACAAGAAATCAGATGTTTGCGTTTTTTGAAAATAGATACAACACAGATCTTGCGGAACTTCGAGCATCATTCACTTGTTGCGATGAACAGTATTGCACACAAGAAGGTGATACTATGTATCAAATTTGTTGTGATACAAATGGCCCTATAGGAACTGGTGGTATATCTGATACCGCACAGTATGCAGGAACCTACACTCCTGTTCGGGATTACGGAATTAAAGGAACTCCTGTAATTTCAAATTTTATTGCAAGGCAATCAACAAACTCACAAAATTCAGGTTCTGAAGTTGTTATATACAAACCACCGACCGGTCAAGATTTTCGTGAATGTATAAACCGTATGATTAGTGCTAGCGTAAACTGTAGAAACAAGGCTTTTGCAGACTGGGAACAAGAAGACAACCGAATAGAACAAAAACTAAAGCAGGATTTAGCAAAATGTTATGCGGATAAGATTAGTTGTGAAAGATGGGATAATACCGCAGAACAATGCGGGCTGCGTTACGCGATTTGTGCTGCTAATGCTGAAACTGAAGCGGGAAATGCAACCAAGAATAACGACGACACCTACCGAAGGAAAACTGGACAAGAACCTGGAATATGGCCAGACTCACCTCCTACAACTAAGCCTTGTGAGCAGATATTGTGTTGTGTGGAAGGCACACGGGTTTACGAGGAATGCCTAAAGGCAAAAGAATCAGGCGCACGGGTGTTAGAACAGAGTGATACACAATCCAATGTAAAGTATCCGTATTGATAATTTAAAAGGTTCACGCCTTGAAAAAGCCCCGATATCGGGGCTTTTTTATTTAACTCTTGTTCTGAAAAGAAGTTATATTATAAATAAAGATGATCGGGCTGAGTTGGCGTGTAGGACAGTGTATACCAGCGAACTACGCCATTCATGCTTTAAAAGGAACTTCGCTACCTTTAGATCTTCATAGTAGCCTCAGTCCTGAGCAGTCTGGACTGAGGTTTTTTATTTTTAATTCAACCAAGTTCCGCTTGACGCTCGCTTGTCTATACAGTATACTACTACCATGCGACCGCATCAAGAGTACAGTTTATGGCGAAACCCACAACACGGCGGTGACGGAACCCGCTTGCGCTTCATTGTAGCGGAACCCTTGACGCAGACACCGCACTGGATTACCATTGAAAACCGAAGCCGAGAAACTGTTGTTTTTAAAGTAAGTGATTCGGCCCACCATCAGTTAAAACCATTAGATGTGTCAACCATGCCTGTGGCGACAGGTAGACTTGTATGGCAGACGCTTGTTGCCGCAGGATGGGAACCGTGGTGTGAACCGCATCCTCCTGTAAGTGATTGGATCGGTGACTTGTAACGAAACAAAGGTGTCGGTATTCCTGAATTCTAGAGTTCTAACCGTCTGCGTTGTCACCGTGTAAGAGTCAACGGGTCTAGGTAGAGAGCGAAAGCAAACTCGGTTCACCTATTCCGAAGAACCCGCTTTCCTCTGAGCGATATCAGGGAATTTTTTAATTTAACTCTAGGAATCTGCACACGGCTACACCTTGCCCCACTTACCCCCACTTGCGGACCACGGGGGAATGCGTAATATCGTGTTCGCCTTAGCGGTCGGTGTATCGCGTCGTTTTAAAATTTACCGCTGAATATTTTTGCATAACTATTCAAGTTTATTCACGGAAATAATTATCGGACGCACCCCCCGATTTCCCGCTGAAAAACTCTGTGTCCGATAATAAAAATCTGCACAATCTGACGGTATAATGCCCCCATAGGGTAGACACGGCCCCGTTTATAGGCTATACTATAGGTAATGACCACCAAGAATTCTACCGGTAATCGTGCGGCCACTCAGACCGCTTTCATTCTCGCCGCTCTCAAGATTAGCAACGGCAATTGCATCATTGACCGCACCACGGTGCTGCGCGCCGCTCGTGAAGCGGGCGTTGCGAATCCCGCGTGGCTCACCAACGATCCCGCGAATCGTCACGGTCGCGGCTACTACCGCATTCCTGCGGACAAGATTGCCGTGGCGAAGAGTCTGAACACGACGCCCGTGACCGAGCGCAAGTCTCCCACGGCTGTCACCGTCCCCTCCGCATCTGCTGCACCGGTGGTCGCTGCCGCAGCGCAGGGGACTTCTAATTCGCTTGTTGACGCTACTCTCTCGCTTGCTGCGATTGCAGAGTGCGGCGACTGCATTCCTCAAAAAGACGCGCTGTTCGTGGCCTATGGTCACTACGATACGGTGAAGCGTATCATCGGCTCGCGTCGTTGGGCCCCGTCGTATGTGGTTGGCCCTTCGGGTTGCGGCAAGACCTATGCCTATCAGCAGGCCTGCGCCGATCTGAAGCGCGAGTACTACGAGGTGCAGATTACAACCGAAACCACGGAAGACGATCTGCTTGGCGGCTTCCGCCTTGTGAACGGCGAAACCAAGTTCATCTACGGCCCTGTCACCTTGGCTATGATGCGTGGCGGATTCCTGGTGCTTGACGAGATTGACCAGGCCACGAGCAAGGTGATGTGCCTTCAGCAGGTTCTGAACGGCAAGCCCGTGTTCCTCAAGAAGATTAACCAGTGGGTGAAGCCTGCTGAGGGCTTCAATGTGGGCGCAACCGCGAATACCAAGGGCAACGGCGATGATACAGGTCGCTTCGTGGGTGCGAATCCCTTGAATGTTGCATTCCGTGATCGTCTCAGCGGCATGTGCTTCGTGGCCGACTATCCCACTCCGGCTGTGGAGAAGAAGATTCTGAACAAGGCCATGGCTGTGGCAGGCGTGGATGACGCGGAATTCGCCGCGCTGCTCGTGGATTGGGCAGGCATGATTCGCAAGACGAACCGCGAGGGCGGTCTTGATGAAACCATGACCACGCGCCGCCTTGTGCAGATTGCTCAGAATCTGAGCATTCTCGGCGAGCGTACCCTTGCGGTGGAACTCGGCATCAACATCTACGATGAGGTGACCCGCGAGGCGATGCTCTCCTTGTTCCAGAAGATTGATCCCGCGAACGCCCCGAAGGATGATACGCTCGGCAAGGCTCCGCAGGAAGCCGTCGCGCCGGTGAACTCCACCAAGTGCCCGTTCTAAACTAAACTTCAGGATCGTGTTGATCCTGTTTCACTCCTCACTTCTCAACCCTGTTTCTTTGAAAGGAAACTCTCACTATGCGTAACAGCAACAAGTATTTCGTGACCGTCAGCGTGGATCTGTTTGATAACAGCACCGAGACCAAGTTTGATGCGTTCAGCAAGCGTCTGTGCGGCACGAACATCAAGTCTGCCGGTATTGATTACATCGGCGACCGCGTGGCGTACACCTACAAGACCAGCGAAGCGGGTCTGCCTATCGTGATGCAGCGATGGAATCAGCGTCTGGGCAGCGGCATGGACGCGGCTCAGGTGACCGTGGCTCTCGCCTAATCCTGGTGAGGGGTTAACCGCTTCGTGCGGAGGGGAGGACTTCGGTCCTCCCCGCCCCTCAGGGCCCACCATGATTACATTCAACCACGATCACGCACGAGAAACCGATGGAGTGTTTCGCGGTCGCCTTAAGTTTCCCAACGGATGGGAAGTTTCTTGGGTAGGCGGCTTTGGTGCAGGTAACGGCATCTACTCCGCGTATCTTAACGGCAAGTTTACCTACATCACCACGCACACCTGGTCTACAACTCAATCTTTTGAATCTGTGGAAGTCGGCGTCTTTAATCCTCAAGGTGAACTCGTGCCGTTTCAAAGCGGCGATACCGTGAAGGGTTGGGTGCAGGCTACAGAACTCGTGGAAATCTTCGCTTGGGTTGCCAAGCAGTCTTGAACACAACAAAGGGGAAATCAAAATGAGCATGACGGAAACTGAAATTGCACAGCGTATCACCGCAGCGAAAACTGAACTTGCAGAGAAGAAGGCGTTAACGCCCGCGACGCCCGTGGCACGCCAATTCACGGAACCGCATACTGTAACTAGAAAGTGTCCAGTTACCGGTGAATGGTTCTCGGTTACAGTGGAAACCGCAGACTGGCAGGCTTGGCGAAATCTTGAATCACCCTTGAAGCCTGCTGCACTTTACTTTCCGTATCTCAAGGAAACTGAAGTTGAGTTTCTCCTGAGTGGAATTACCGACAACGGCATTCAACATTTGTTCCGCGATTCTGAAATCGTGGATGTGGAATGCGAGGACTGAATTTAAAAAAAGAATCTGAGGCAAAATCAGTCCTAGCCTCTTGCATCTCACCTGAAATCAGGTATAATAAAGGAGTCAAATGAGCAACACCAACAACATCACGATTCGTCTGAACAAGCGTCAAGCCAACTTCATGGCTCAGTTTGAACAGGAGTTTGGTCGCACCACCACGGTGACACGCAAGGCACTCTTGGATATTCAAACCAAGTGGCAAGGCAAGACTGGTCCTTTCGGGTACACGCTTCGGTGGCCTGCTTGGCTGACGAACTCGGCGAACTTCACTGTGCAGCGAGCCGTTTACTCCCTCCCTTGGGTGGAATTCGATGCTTTCGTGGCAGCGAATGGGGCGCAGTCCCCTGTCACCCCCTCGGAGGCTGCTGCGACTGCCTAATGTAGAGGGACAGTGGCGACTCCTGTGAGGCATCTGAGTCGCACCCCCACCTGTCTTGGAAACAGGACAGGTGGATTTTCCCTAACGGAACATACGAACCATGAATAATATAATTTACTGAGTTAAAATTCGGGTCGTCGGATCAAGAACTCAAGGCGAGTAGCACTCAGCAGCATGATGCGAAACCCTCTGCCGTATATTTGCTCCTGCTGCACACCCCTTAGTGGTGAGAAATCATCACTAAGGATTTTCAAAACCTAGCGAGTTAATGTAAACACTCGCGCATTCACTTAAGGAGTCACTATGTCTGCAACCATGACCACGAACGGTCGTAATGTCAAGATCGCCTCTCGCATCCGCGTCGCTGCTCAGAACATGCTGGAGGGCGATGAGTTCCTTCTGCGTGGCGAGCCGAGCCTGTTTGTTGAGAGCATCACTCGCAACGCTAGCAAGGGCACGGTGCGCGTTCGCTTTGAGTGCGGCGAGAGCCGTACCTTTGCGTGGGATCAGAAGGTGTCGCTGAAGGAGAAGTCGGCTCACCGCGCTTCGTTCCGTCGCAACACCCTGCGCCGCGCTGGCTACCCGAACTACTACACCTACTCGGCCTGAGTTGGTGGTTAACCTGTGGGGGTGTGGTGGGCGTATAATTGAAATGAATCCTGTGGTCGCCCACCACATCCCGCAGTTCGGCTACTGAAAAACTTCCCCCTTTGGAACTCCCCTGGACCTTGAATCCAGGGGTTGTTCTTTTTAGGATTCAAGATTTAACCTTAATTCTTGATAAGTAGGCCCCTTGCCACGGGGGCCTTTACCGGGTAATAGGGCCCTGTTTTTGATGAAATAACGGGGGTATAGTTATCGGACTTTAGGTAAAAATTTGAGAAAATCGGCATTTTGGCCCCCGTTTTTCGCCCTATAGACTTGCCATAAACCCCTTTCTAGGCTATACTAAAGGCATGACCACAAGTACTCTCAACCGCACCGTTCTCGACTCCAAGGCCATTCTCGCTCGTCTTATGGCGACGGAAAACATCACCGTGGAGCATGTGCCGAACGCACAAACCGCCTACTTTGACACCGAGAGCCGCCGCCTCGTGTTCCCGTGTTGGAAGGGCATGAGCAGCGACCTGTACGATATGCTCGCGGGTCACGAAACGGGTCACGCTCTGTTCACTCCGGCTGGCGTTCAGCCGCTGATGGACGCTATTCGCAAGGTGGATACCCGCAACGGTAGCAGCGCGGCGAAGACCTTTCTCAACATCGTGGAGGATGCCCGAATTGAGCGTCTGATGAAGACCCGTCTGCCGGGCCTGCGTCGTTCGTTCTTCAACGGCTACAAGGAACTGATGCAGCACCCGCTGTTTGTTGATCTGTTCAGCAAGGTGGGCGAGATGCGTCTGATTGATCGCGTGAACATTCACTACAAGTGGGGCGCGTGGGTTACTGTGCCGTTCACTGCTGAGGAGTTGACCGTGGTGCAGGCTGTGGAAACCACGAAGACTTTTGACGATGTGATCGATGTGGCTCACCGCATTTGGGAGATGCAGCGCGAGCAGGAGAACGCCGAGCCTCAGCCGCAGGAGCAGGAGCAGGGTCAGCAGGGTGGCGAAGGTGCTGAAGGCAACGAGGGTGCGGCTGGCGAAGAGGGTCAGCAGCAGGACAACCCGCAGGGCAGCAGCAGCACCCGCGAGCCGAACAAGAACACGGACGCTGGCGAGAGCAAGAGCCAGAAGAACAACAATGACAGCAAGGGCGAGGAGCAGACCGAGAGCAAGGGTGACCAGAGCAAGGCGAAGCGCGCCAAGAGCGAAGGTCAGGACGCTGCGGGCAACGAGACTTCGGATGCTCAGGGTATGCCTAGCGATACGGATCGTGAGCCGACCGCTGCTGAAACCGACAGCGTGATGCAGACCGCTAGCAACGGCTTCCGTGACGACAAGGCGCAGTACTTCATGCCGATCACCATGCCTGCGTTTGACACCAAGATCGGCGTGATTGCGTTCCGCACCAAGGTGCTGCCGGTTCTTGAGAAGTTCAACGCCTTGTGCGATGGTGCTACGCTGCTTGCCAAGTGGGAAAGCACGAGCCGTCGTGATGTGAGCATCATGCAGCAGGAGTTTATTCGTCGCATGGCGGCGGATGCTTCGGCTCGCACTAGCGTGGCGGATACCGGTAGCATTGATGTGAACCGTCTGTGGAGTTACAAGATTTCCGACGATATCTTTCTTCAGAACACCACGGTGCGTAACGGTCAGTCGCACGGCATCGTGATCTTCGTGGACTTCTCGGGCAGCATGGCAAGCATCATGGGTGAAACCATTCGTCAGATGCTGATGCTGGCTGCGTGGTGTCGTCGCAGCAACATTCCGTGCGATGTGTACGGATTCAGCGACGGTTGTGGCTCGGTGTGGATGGGCAAGGACGAGACTGGCAATATCAAGTCTCCTTGGGTTTTCAAGGATTCGGAAACCAATCGTGCTGATCTTGAAACCAGCATGCGTCTGATTCACATTGTCAGCACCAAGGGTCTGTCGGAGCGCGATTGGCGCGTCACCGCAGGTGGCTTGATGGCGGCGTTTGATTCTGCTCGTAACTACAGCGTGTACAACACCAACGGTCGTTGGGGTACTGACGAGGAGTACAAGGCGGCGATGCGTCTGTTTCAGTTGAACTCCACCCCGACCGTGGCGGCTACCGCTGCGGCTCTCACCGTGGTGGAACAGTTCAAGCGTCAGCACGCGCTTCAGATTGTTCACTTCGTGACGCTCACGGACGGACAGCCGAGTGATCGTGTGTACGCTCGCGGCAAGGCTACCGGCAAGAAGAATTACTACGGCTCAGACGAGGTGGCGAATCCTGTGAGCAACTACACCGGTTGGAACACCGCAGGCAGCGAACTGATTGATCCTGTCACGGGTCTGCGTGTTCGCACCAACGGTAGCCGTGATGTAGCCGCGATGAATGAACTGCTGCGTAAGCGTGTCGCGGGTCTCAACTCTGTGGGCATCTCTATCACCGCGAAGCGTGAGTTCAAGGGTCTGCTGCGTTACTCAGGTCTCACGGGTGAGCAGCAGGATAAGTGCCTTGAGCAGAGCAAGCGTGACGGCTTCCTGACGGCTCAGGGTGTTCACGGTCACACGGTGTGGTTCGCTGTGCCGAATCCTAAGTTGGACGAGACTGATCCGTTTGACAGTATTCCCACGGCGTCGGCCACCAAGGCTACGCTTGCCAAGGCGTTCGCGGCTAGCGTGGAGAAGGCAGGCAACAATCGTCTGCTCTGCACCCGCCTCGTGGATCTGATGGCGAAGCCTGCGAGCAGCAAGAAGGTGGTGCTGTCGTGAGGCTTTTCAAGCGAAACATTTGGGCGTTAGAGCATCGGTCGCAAGGTGTGCTGTACAACTGGCGATTTGAACAATCCGAGGCTGATCCGAACGAGATTACCGTGATTTCATGGGAGGTGGGTAATCTAATTAAAACTCGTCAGTGTGCTATTCACACACGAGAACCCGCTCGGAAACTTTGGGATTTAATTGTGTCGCAAGGCGCAATTATTGACAGGAAATTTAACGATGTTGTGTATACCACATGATTGAATACTACTACATGATTGCGGTTCACAATCCCACCGGCGATCAGTTTGTGCGTCAGTTCCGAATTCAAACCCGTCCTAGACAGCAACGGTTTGTTATGTCAATTTTTAAAACAAATTCCTTGACTGCCGTGGAGCGAACCATTCCGTATCCCACGCGAGAGAAATTGCGTCGTGCATGGAACGCTGCTATGGATTCTTACAACTCACCGTATTGGTGTTGCAGAATCTTGCGTCCTGATGAGTTAAGTGGTCTGCATCAACATTTCCAACAAAAGGCGTCTAGTGCAAGTAAACCTTAACATCACCCGTGCGTCAGTTCCCGTCACCCGAGCCGAGTGCCACGAGTTAACTCCTGCCTTGTGGTGTGTAGAGGTAGAGTCCACAGATCCTGAACTTGAATTACTGGCTCATACCGAAGGAGCCTTGGTGATTTCACCGTGGGGTCGGGGAGAGAAGGTAATGGTTCAATGTACACCTGCTGACCCGAATTCAAAATTCCCCTCAGCCCGATATAACACCACTATTACCCGCCATCTGGGAGAAACTCATAAATACTGGCTGGTTAAATGGTGGACACGAGACTTGGATTGGACACTTGAACAGGAATCAGCAGCGTTTGCTGAAGCCCTTCGCTGGATTCACGAAAGGAATTAAAAATGGATACTGAAAAGCGTGTGCGTCGTTTGGAAATGCAAAACAAACTGCTTGCAAGTAAACTTTATCAGGTTTGCTTGAGTCACGATCATCTGAGTGTAGTGCTTCAGCGAGCAGGTGTGGCTATGACTAATACCGATACCTGCATGATGGAAGCCACGGCTCGCATCATCAAGGCTAAGACTCCTGAAGAGATTGAAACCATCTACTCGGAAAGTACTGGCAAGATTTTCAAGGGTGGAAACATCATCAAGGAAGCCAAGCCAAAGCCTAGCAAGGGAGTAAACGAAGTATTTTTCTTTCCTTGGGACGGTACAACCAACATGAAGGACGATCTGATTGATAAGATTGAACAGATGATTCAAGATATGAACAAGCAGATTGAAGGCATGACGGATGATATTGATGACCAGGATATTCCCGAGGATCCTGATGATCGTACCGATACGCTGCCTCCCTTCTGAAAACTGAATAGATTTACAGAGAACCTCGTCAGCAATGGCGAGGTTTTTTTATTTCCGCCAGAAAAAAGGGGCCCCCACTTTAGTTTAGAAACGCATGGGTTCCCATACAAGTAAACCCCGAGTGGGAAAAATTATATCGCGTCCGCGTAGAAAGTCGGCCCCCACCCCCTAAAACCTATAACCATTCGGTTTCCTGAAAATCGCCCTAAACACGCGGTGGCCCAAACCCTAAAACCAGGTTGAATTTAACTTTTGAATAAATATCTGTTTACGGGAAGGGAAATTCCACCAAATGGGTATAAAACCAGAAAGAAATACCAATTATCCGTACTTAAATGAATCAGATCAAGATGCCTTGGAAGATGTTGGTTCTCAGGATCAGGATACTGATACGCGCTTTAAAGAAGAGATAGAGAAGTGTTTTGATACATTCTATAATTTACAATTAGAGACACAAACAAACTATTACCGCCGCATCAAATACTACAAAGCATTGTACAAGGAGGATATCTCAAAAGCATATAAAATCTATTTTGAGTGTATTACAATCAGGCAACTTCCTTTATCGAATCCTAACCGACCGTCTATAGCCGAATGTAAGAAACAAAAAGATAAACTAATAAATGAGGCGGCAGAACAATATGAAAGAGGAATAGAGTCGATTGGAAAACAGACGGCTCTAGAGGAACTGTCGAATTACAAAATTTTATACTCTTGTTTAAAGAAGGCACAAGGAACACAAGGGCCTACTGCTTAACTGATGAATATCGGTACGGGAAATTACACCAAATGGCTATAAAACCAAACACAAATACCAATTATCCGTACTTAAATCAACGAGTCGATTACGACGCGCCTATAGTTCTCTCTGATATAGATCGTGTTCCGTGGTGGCAGCGTAAAATGAGTATTGAACTATGTTTTGAAAAGGCCAACAGAGACATAAATCAGTTGGAAATCGGTCGTCAGGAAATTTTGAAAAACGCGGCGTATTTCCTTAAGCAGAGATTGATAAAAGCATATGCAACCTATATTGAATGTAAGTCAATCTGGGCTATAACTGATTATCCTAATTGGACTATAGAGAAATGTGACGAAAAATATAATAAAGACATAGAAGATGCTTGGAAAAAATATGAAGAAGCAGTACAGAGTATCAACTCCGCCCATAACCGTCTACTTTTAGAGATTGAAGCACATTTAAAAATATGTTTAGAGAATGCAACAAACGATATTCCTACTGATACTCGTTAACTGAGAATTAATTCACCTGAATTAAATTTAACTTTTGAAAACACACCTCCGCAAGGAGGTTTGTTTTTTCTAAATACCTACAAATGAAATACTTTGAATCTTACATCACAGAAATCTTTGAACGATCTTATCCGTGGCGGCTTTTCACTTCAGGTGGCGCAACATACGATTACCGATTTGATGTGATAAAACCCGCAGGCAGTACAGATTGGCAGCCTGATCCTGGCCCAAACTTCACGCCAGGTGTGCCACGATCCATAGCCACCACAGATCGCATAATGACGCAGCACCGAGCCGAGAATCCCGGCTTGCGTCAGCGCGTTGTAGTCACCTTTACTCAGCATCGGGGAACTACAGCCTTTGAAGGCATGCGAAGAATCAATCGTGGTTTAGCCAGAGCAAATTTCTCAGCGGAAATCAGACCTAAAATCGCTTTGCCGGTGTTTGAGTCTATGTGGGAACTAGGCTTCGGCACTTATGTAGACACAAACGGCTCCGGCTTTGACCAAGGCACAGACGATGATTTAGGCGGAACGGATACCGCTCATGTCACCCGAGTGTTTGGAACCATTATTGAAATTGTGAAAGATTTTAAACAGAAAAAAAACCCTGAAGGCATCTTTTGGGGCACAAAGCCGAACGCTCGACCGGTTCGTGCGGTAATCTACAATACCATAGCCAAGCGATTAGCCGGTAGCATGGGAGCGAAACTGTATCCAATGCCTTCTCCCCGACCTGAAATGGCGAACTGCACCTTGGCTTGGTGGGGTGAAGCGTCCCCGTTTACTACAAAGCCTAAATAATTGAATTCAGGAGGATACGGCGTATGCGCGATTACCGAGAGATTTTAGAAAACGCGGAAGCGGTTTTAGGCTTGCTTGCCGAGAAGCCAAAGTTTCCCAAAGGCCCAAGTTTAGGAACCATTGGTTACGGAGTTAATCTAGACGATCCGCAACGCTTTGTAGGATCTCAGAATCCTTTAAAGGCTAGAAAGACTGACGCAATGGGAAATGTAATTCCCAAGCCAAACAAAAAGGCGTGGTCCACTACTCGGCAAATGACCCGGGCTGCTATTGATAACGCCAAGGATATGATTTTAACCTTGAGCATCAAGCCGGTAAACATTAAAATTGAAATCATGGGACGCGAGCGTGACGGCAAGCCTCGTTCCATGTTCGTCAAGAAAGCCATGAAGTTAGGACGCGAAACTTACCTAAGCATGTCTGGCAAAGAAGTGGAACTGAAAGCCGCTGGCACAGGATTGCAAGTATTAGACAAAGCCTCTCGCCGAATTCTACTAGATCGTGGCGAAGATATGTTGTGGGACTAAACCTATGAAAACCTTATCTCAATTATTATCCGAGTTAACTGAAGCACTTGGTATCTACACTAATCCTAACGCATTTGAACCAAAGGGAGGACACTACGAAACTCCCCGCGAGCGTGAGTTGCGTTTAAAGTTTGAACGAAGTCCACGCGGTCAAGCACTTATTGCAGCAGCACAGCGTCGTGATGCGAATGCACTCAAAAAGATTCAACAGCAACAAAAGTCTGGGTTGAATCGTCCACCGTTTCCGTGGAAGCGAGAGTGTGCAGGCTGGTGGCACGCAGTAAAACCTCCGTTCACTTTTTCACATCTCGGAGACGGGTATCACATCACTCAGGTGGTGAAAAATCCTCAGAGGTTTGGTGTTACTGATAGTGAAATGGATCAAGCATTGAATGAGTATATTCAAAAACAGAGATTAAACAGCGGCGGTTTAGATCCAAGGTCGCGTGATTACTACGAGAGAACCATAGGTCTTGAAAAAGGCGAAAAGATAGAAGCCTCGGGCATTAAAGAAATGATTAAACGGGAAATCATAGACCTTTGTCCACCGCTAGCCAAGCGAGCGTTTGATAAAGGCTGGTTGAAAGTTTACGGTGCTGAATCAGCAAGTTGCAGTCTAGAAGGCACAAACATGGCAGCGTTTAAAGCAGCGGTTCGTGAGATTCTATCCGTAATGGGAGATAAAACTAGTGTTACCATACTTGAGATAACCCCATCAGGAAAAGAAAAGCATCATTATATTGACAGAGGTTCAGAAGCGGAAAGTTTCTTACTTAAATGAAAAACTACTGGCAACTACTAGAAGACTTAACCGCTGCTCAGAAGAAAACTCTGAAAAGTGATTATGATATTCCAGGATTCAATCCAACAGATGAAAAACTACTTCTGAAGATCAACAAAGGCAAACGAGACGAAAATGGCGTTCCTGATTTAACCGGAGTAACCCTTTGTGATATAGTTTCGTTGAATACTGATGATTTCCGATATTTGCTTCGTCATGTTGGTTCTGGATTTTTTTCTCGTCAAAGTGATGATTTTATTATGTCGGGTTACAAGGTTCGTGGATGGTATACTTTTGATGGAATGTTAGATAAGATACGCGAAGTGTTTGGACAAGCGTTTGGTGACGAACTCATGGGTAGTGGCAAGTCGGAAGTTGTGCATGTTTTCCGTAACATTAAATCGTGTTCAACCCGAGGTGATTGGGCAAGATTCGCAGGTGGAACTCTGTATCGCGGCAAGAGAATTTCTTGGAAACAATTCAAGCAAATGCCGTGGCGGGTTTCTAGCGGGGGCAGTAAACTAGAATGCACCGCAACCTATCAAAGTAAACTGGCTATGCAATCATGGACAACAGACCTGATTACAGCAAGAAGTTTTGCATCAGGACACGAAGGTGCTATGAGTGGTTTAGATTTAGAAATTCCTGAACGGTGGGATGATAGAGCAGACAAAGAAGTATACGGAAAAAATATAACAGGATTTCTTCCTGTAATTATTCAAGCAGTAATTCCTGCAAAAGATTGTTTGTTTAATCCAAACACGCTTGATAAGATTCAAACTGCTATAGACATGGGCGGATTAAACGAGAAGGAAGTGCTTCGCGTTTCCACCGAACCAATTAAAGCAAAGTTCTTCGTTACACGACAAATGTTGGATTCTGTAACCATTAACGGTGAACAGACCGACCACATCTTTAATATCATTAGTAAAAGAAAGTAAATGTGAAAGACTATTGGCAACTAAGAAAAGATTTAAAGGCTGTCGTTAAAGAGGACAGTGTAAATGGATATTTTACTGCTTTAGGTTTACCCAATCCTAAGTATTTTAAGACAACAACAACAAAGCAATCTAGTTCAAGTTCCAAGACACCAAAGAAATCTAGTTCTAGTTATAAAGACAAGGATGATGATTCTCCTAAACTCAAGGATTATAAACTTGATTCCTACGACAATAAATTATTCTTAAAGATAACCAAAGGAAAAAAGGATAAAGATGGATTTCCTGATTTCTCTAATGTCACCATGTGTGATATTATAAGTTTGCCTTATGATGAAATGGCTTATGTGCGTTCAGGATTTCCGTGGAAAGATGCTATGGTTATAGACGCGGAGTGGGGCGAAAACACCAAGTATTTCTTACAAGACTGGAAGTTGAACGGATGGAGTAAATTTGAGGCTGTAGTCTTAAAACTTAATGATGCGTTTAAAGATTGGTTTGGATCAAATTTAATGGGTCGCGGAAAAAGTTCAGTTCTAGAAGTTTTCAAAGCAATACGAGATTGTCCAACACGAGCCAATTGGACAATACCAAATTTTAGTGGCACATTATCTCGTGGAAAAACTATTCCTTGGGATAAAGCCAAGCAAATGAAATGGAAACAAGTGGGTTCTGAACTACACGCTGAAGGAATTTATCAGAGTAGACTTGGAGCACAATCTTGGACAACAAACATTAGTGTAGCCAAAACATTTGCAAGAAATTCAACTATAGGCGATGCAAATGCTAGCGGTTCGGTTGAAGGCAATATACACATCTCAGGAATCTCAGGAGGAGATCTTCCTTCAGTTGGTTCTACAAAGATATCTGGTTGGATTCCTGTTGTGGTTTCCGCAGCAGTTCCTAAGCAAGAATGTATACTTAACGCACAATCCTCAAAAAAAATAGGGGAAACGGCAGGATTAGGAGTGTATGAAAGAGAAGTGATTCGTGTGTCTAACGCTCCGATTAAAGCAAAGTTTATTATCACCAAGGAATCTCTCCGAGGAGCAGTTCGTCACGAGGACTCAGTGGTAGAGTATATCTACAAGACTCTTCTAGGTAAGAAAAAATGAAAGACTATTGGCAATTGCGTGAAACATTATCTGAAGCGAAAGCAGGCAATTGGGTTCGCCCAAGCGATGCTAGTATTCGCAAAGAGTATCAGATTGAGTATCTGAAACATCTGATTCACGAACTGCCTAGAAACATTTTTCCAACCGAAGCGGCATTTGTGAAAGCCGTAAAAGCCGCTCCTGTGGTTGAGGTATCTGCTGCGGTTGACCGCAATATTGATAATCGTAGTCGCACTAAAAACATGGAGCAGTTGCTTAACCTTATCTCAGGATATCGTTCGTTTCCAAAGTTTAGAAACGAAGACACACTTAAAGAACTAGAGAAACTTATAAAAGCAGGCAAGCCGGTAGACATGCCTATCGTGGTGAAGTTTCCTAAAGGCGAAATGCGAGTGTTGGCAGGCAACACCCGAATGGACATTGCGTTTATGAACGGCATCACGCCAAAAGTAATTATGCTTGACTTGACGCCTTACATGAAGTTAACCGAAGCCGCAGAAACTGAAACCGAACCAACTATTTGCGAACTGCTGTCTCAACCAAATGAAAAAGAGTTTGTGAATTGGGTTAAAGCAGTTGACAAAAAAAATTCCAAGTATAAGTATTCATCGTTAGACAGCGAACTGTTACAGTATACTCGTGCTGTATGCGATTACTTTGATAAATCAGGCGAAGAAAAGTATGGTTCTGATGCGTTAATAGTTAAAATGTCAAAGTGTCCTAATCGTGCAAACTGGACTTACTCGTTTGACAACAAAAAAGTTTGGCGAGGATTACGAAAGTCTACTGGTTATCTGAGACAGAATTTCCGATTCACAGGTGAGGTTGTAGAAATACAAGGCAGAAAATATTTGGTGTGTGCAGGAAACTACAAGTCTAAGTATCCTGCACAATCTTGGGCTTACGGTTTCGAAGTAGCCGACAATTTCACAAACATTGGGCCAGGAAATTCATACGATACAGTTGCTCTAATAATAGAGCATGTTATTAAACGCCAAGAAACTTTCCTAATGCCTGATGTGATTCGTCAAGTGTCTGTGCATCCTGATGAGCAAGAAGTGCTTCGTGTAAGCAACACTCCAATAACAGTTCGTGGGTATGTTAATCTACCAAGCATTTGGGGTGAATTGGCACACGCAGAACTAGGTAATGCCACCACAGATGACCTGAAAAATTTCCAACAGCGTCTTGCCAAGATTGCAGGCGAAGACGCAGTAAAAAAGATGACTACACAACCTGTATGGAAAGAGTTTGAGAAGATTGCTAGGAGGCAGTATCGCGTATGAAAGACTTCTCAGACTATCTTCAAGAAAGCACAAACGAAGGCATCTGCTGGTGGATTCGTCAGCCCCATCACAACGCTTTAAAAGAGTTGGTGTATTTCTGTTATGAAAGATTTGAAACTGTTCGTTACGATTACAATATGATTGAAACAGATAAAATAAAAACTGCATACGACGAGTATCGCAAAAAGTTTGCTGATGGTGCGCCAGACATAACAAAAGAAATTTGGATGACGGCAGTAAATATTGGAGAGCATTTTAAACTAGGAGTAGACGCAGATATTTCACAAAGTGAAATGAACACAATGAAGCGAGGATTGAAATCTTTGATTGCCTGTCCGTCCCGTGCTTCGTGGAGTTGGTTTGATGGTTTAGCGTATCGCGGAACTACCTTGGGATTAGATGACTTCAAGAATGTGAAGTTTGATAATGTTGCGTTTGTTGGCGGCGGCAATTATCTAATAACAGATATAACTTACAAGTCTAGATATGAAGGACAATCGTGGACATATACATTTAGCATTGCAGAAACATTTGCTAAAACATCCTCAAGGTTTGTGCGAGACCGAACCAATAAGTCTAGAGTTATGGCAATCATGGAAGCACATCTAACCAAACAAGAAACTCTGTTTAACCGTTACTCAAGCAGCGCGTTTTTGAATGCTGTAATGGGAAGTATTAGTGATGAAGAAGAAGTGATTCGTTTAAGCAATTCTCCGCTTCGTTGTAAAGTTTATATTCCTGTGCGAGCATTTGTTGCCATGATGCAGAATATACCAGGAGGATACGGAGAAGATCCGGAATGGGCTGAAGGAAATAACCGCACAACCGTTTGGGATTGGAAGAAAGAGGATGAAGAAATATTCATGCGACACTTCAGCAAATATTTCTCAAGTCCTGATATAGCAAAAAAGGCATTTAAAGTTTTGCCAGTTTAATAGTGACGATCATATGGAAAGAATAAATACTCACATGAACAAGTTTACCTCGTTTATTCATACAAAGTTTTTAACCGAAGGAACCATCAACTCTACACAGTTTGAGATTGATTTGGTTAAGGCTTTCAATGAAGTTTCAACTGAAGGTAAGGCTCGCGGTGAATCTTTAAAGTATCAAAACAAGTACGCACAAGAAACAGCAAAGTCGTGCATTAAAGCCCTGCTTCCTAAACTAGGTGGTAAGCCTCGTCTTGCGTATCGCATGGCAGGCAAAGCCCCACCGTCCGTGATTGCTCCTGCGTATACTGAAGGTGGAGAAGGCAGAAGCATCAAGAGTGGTGAACCAAAAACAGATGCGGTGTTTATGGTGGGTGGCAAAAAGTTTCGTTGCTCCATCAAGAACGGCACAGCATTTCAGGTTGCTTCCGCACAAACAAATGAAATCTACGCGGTTCTAAACGCCACATTTAAAAACAGTAGCGAAGGATCAAAACTCACACAAACCATTGCTCGCATTATTACAGAATCAGGAAACGAAACTGTTTACAAGGCTACACGCAAGAAGTTTGAAAACGAATACGGGGTAGACGGATTTGACCAACTACTCAGTCGTGTCACAGGATTCAAGAGTGGCGCAGGCGTTCCTTCAAAGGAAGAAATAAAGCAGATGAACGAGTTTCTAGGCATTATAGGAATTCGTGAAAAGTTGACTATAGAGATGAGTCGCTTTATGATTGACACCAACAATCGCAAGAAACTTCTGCGAGAGTTTGCCACAGGCGAAAAGCGTTTCTTGAATGAAGACTTTATTGCTACACACTTCCTTGAATGGTTTGAAAACGGAACCATTAAGTTCATGGACGCAAACGAATTTATTACAAAGACTCTTCCCAACTTTAAGTTTAGTCTTCGTGATCGTGGTCGCAAGAGCAGCAAGAGTGGCGGTGGTTCTCGTGGTATCGCTGCTCGCATTGACTACGCTCAAAAGGCAGGCGATTCAAAATTGGAAGACGAGGATTTGGATGAAACGGTATTCTCAGAAAAAGAATTAACCGAAAGATACAACTACTATTACAATGAACTCAACGAAGGCTTGGGTGATTGGCTAACCACAGCAGGCAAGAGTATGACCAAGGCAGGCATGAAAGGTTATCAATACATTAAAGATGGATTTAAGAAATTGCTTGAAGCCATCAAAAAGGTAATTTCATTTATTGCAAATTTGTTGAGTCGCGGCGTAGGCTCATTCTTCCGCTACTTGAACCTGGAACCCACCGAACTAACCTACAGATGGTGAGTCCGATAATATAGGGCCCATTGGGGAGGTGGTCCCGTTCTGGGGGTAACGGGCGGGGCCGACTGCGGGGATGCCTCCTGGGGCATTCTAGCCTCCCCAATGACCCCTAAAACACCGCAGGAAACCGGCCCTTTTAGGGGTATAGTCCGATAATAAAAAATGAGGATTCGGCGGCCCTACAGGTTGACAGGCCCCCGTTTTTCGGGTAGAATTAGGGTATGTCTGCGACCACAACCAACACCGTTACCCTCGCTTCCGAGCGCGTCATCACGCCCATTTTCTTCCATTCGGACAATCCCGAAGCCGCGAAGTTGCACGGGTGGAACACCGAGGCTCAGGAGTTCTTCACCAACCTCACGGGCAAGATTGTTGCCCTGACGGACGAAATTTCCCGCGAGCATGTTTACGCGGATGACAGCATCACGCCTTTCGCAAGCCTCTACGCTTGGTTCCGCAACGAGAACACCGATGCCGTTGCCAAGGGCATGGAGCATGAGTATCTGTGCAAGCGTGTGCAGAGCCACGAGACTGTGTATGTGGCGATGCGTGGAGACAGCAAGTTCTACACCAAGTTCCGCGTTGATGCTCCCATGAAGGAGCGAATCGCTTTTCAGATTTGGTGGCGTAATACTTGGGCGAAGTGGCAGGCGAAGAACGCCGAGGCTACCGTGAAGGTACGCTACCTTGCCAATCTGCGTGACCAGTGGGAGAAGACGGTTCACCCGAAGCCTGTCAAGGGTTCCAAGTGGCAAGTGATCGCAGGACGCAAGTATCCGAAGGGCAAGACTGGCGTTCTGTTTTGGGAGGGTCGCACTCGCTTCGGTAATTCCTACGGGTTGGCTTGGAGTGACAAGCGTGGTCCTGATGGCAAGTTCACGGATGTGGGCTTTGTGTCGCCACACAACTTGGAGTATGTGCCAAGCGATTCCGACATGCAGACTTTGGAGCGTCTGAAGCAGGACGCTAGCAAGGTTGACGAGGTTGCCACGGAACACTCCACGGGGGTTTATTCTGCGTTCGTGGATGCCATGCCGCAGTGGGATTTCCCCACGGCTCACCCGAGTCTTCAGTGTAATCAGAACACTATGGACTATCTTGGGGTGAGCGTTCGTTTGGGCAGCAGGAATGTGTAATGCCTCAACCGTTCAAACACGATATCGTGGATGACCTGTTCCGCAGAAACGATGACCTGTCTAAAGCAGCAGGCAGCGAGATTCTGCGGTTGCGTCAAACCGTGGTAAGAGCAATCTCTGCGTATTACGCGGATGAACCTGCTGATGAATCTGCCCGAATGTTTCGGGTGATTCAAATTCTCAACACTCTGTTCGTGGAATCAAACCCGAACTATCCAAACTTTTACTGAAAGGAAACTGACCATGAAGACCAAGACTCGCAACAACACCAATCGTTCTCGCAAGGCCAAGACCACCGTTCCCACCAACAAACCACGCAGTCCACAGGCTGTCACGGCTGACATCAACACTCGCAAGGTGAACAACGCTCTGTGCAGCAACATCTTCACGCACGAGCCGCAGTACCGTGTGAACATCACCTTCACGCTGAACAACACGCAAGACATGAACGATCCGATTGATTGGGTGGAGGATCGCATGGGTGAGGGGACGATTGATCGTCTGCTCATGGGAAGCGGTACTTGCCTGATGACGGGTCTGCGTGACTTCGGGTTTGAGGGCAGCAAGTCGGAGATGACTGCCGTTCTCAAGAACTTCGCCAGCAGTCCGTTCCGCATCAACAGCATCTACACCAGGATGGTGGAGATCGTCTAATGGGATGGGAAGTCACTCACTACTGGTTGCGTATCCACGACAACTACCACGGCGTTGCCAAGTTTGAGTGGGTACAGTTCGTGGAATCAAACCCGAACTATCCAAACTTTTACTGAAAGCAAACATGAAGACCAAAAAGACCAAGAAGCCGACTCTGAAAACCAAGTTGCAGAAGAAGGCAGAAAAAATGCAGAAGATTGAGGACGCGGCGATGGCTACTGCTCCGAAGTCTGTGAGTGTTCGTGATGCAGCAGACCGTTCAGGGATTGCCGTGTTCCCGTGGTATTCACGGACTTTCGGCAAGACTGGTGCTCGCCGTGTGTCTGTTGACGCATGGTTCAACGATGGCTACGACAACGAAACTGTTGGCGTGGAAATGAATGACCCTGCCAAGATTCGTGAACTTGCTGCGGGGCTTATCGCTGCCGCAGAATGGTTGGAGGAGACCGTCTAATGGGATGGGAAGTTATTCATTATTGGTTGCTTATCCAAGACAACTACAACGGCGTTGCCAAGCATGAGTGGGTGCAGTTCGTGATTCACAAGAAAACTCAATTCAACAAATTAGTTGTTCCGTGCCGCGTGTTGGTGCGTCACAACGATGCCAACGGCAAGCCTGGCAAGATTCTCAGCAATTGGAAAGGTAGTTTAGAAGAGGGTCGCAAACTGTGGCAACACTATGTCACCAAGCAGTGTGGTGAGTATCGTTCCGAGATGACCGAGATTCGCAACGACCAGTCTTTCACGCCTGGTCAGACCGTTCCGTTCACATACCCCATCAAGTAAAGGAAAACAGAAAATGGCATTCACATGGAATCATCGCGTGGTTCACCACGATACTGATGAAGAAGGAAACGAGTTCTTCGCAATTCACGAAGCAGCGTATGAGGATGACGCTCTCGTTCTGGTGTCTCCGCACTTTGCAAGCGTGTTGAGCGATACGGTTGACGGCTTGCACGGAACCTTGAATCTGTTTCGGGATGCAATGGCTCATCCTGTTCTTCGTCTTTCGGAACTTTACAAAACCGGCAAAATGATGATGGAAACGGGTGGAGCGTGAAGAAGCCTGTTCGTAAAAACACCAAGCAGAAGCCGGTGTGGATTTACCGTCACGGCGAAGAGAAGTATCCTGTTACTCTCAACGCCCTGATTGAAATGTTTGAGACTCTGTTTGACGAGACTCTGATTGCAGGCGACGAGCATATGACCATGTTCCTGATGGACATGATGCAAGCGTTTCGTGAAGGCAAGCCTATCAGAAAAGAATTTGGATTGATTGCTCGGCACAAGTGGCTGAGTGAACTGCAATGATTCGCACACGAAGAAAGTGGCAACTCGTGAACCAAACTGCACACAGATGCGACATCTATCAGTTTGAAGCCGATAGTGTTGATCCAACATTTGTGATTTTCAAGCATTGGGTTAAAGGAGAGACAGCCTCTCCAAAGGTCTACACCACAAACCTTGAAACCGCTCGTGGGTATTGGGATTATGTCATGGCTCGCGGAGCAATTCTTATCTTAGAAGAGGAAACAAATGACTGACGATCTGTTGGAAATTCAGAATCTGTGTGGCGTTCCTGTGTTGGGCAAGCACAGCATCGGCATGTACGGTGTAAACTACCACAATGTGGTGGAGGCTCACTTTTGGGAGTTGGATACCAAAGAGGATACAAGAATTGCTTTTCTCATGCGCGAGTGGGTGGGTGAGTCTCCTCGCGGCATCGGTAAGAATCTCCTGCGAGCGTGGTGTCCGTACAGCATCACGGATATTCAACATTTTCTTTTTTTAGATCGCGTGGAAGATAGAGATCCAATCTTCCTGCATTCCTCAGAACTTGAGTGTGTTAGAGATTCTTGGAAAACTTGCATTACAGATGCAAATTGTTGGAATCGCAAGCATAAAGTGTTTCCCCGATTGTCTACTCGTTTGGATGCTTGCGGTTCAGATTTTCTTCTGATGCGTCAGCCGCTTGCTAAACTTCTGTGGGAGAAATTGTACGCTTGGGGAAATACCACACTTCCCAACATGTGTGTTCGCAGCAACGGCACACTTACCACGATGGTAGAATCCAATGAGGTGTGGGAACGATTGACGAGCAAACTAGATGTGGAAGCAGTACTTGCCACCAACCTTGATCGTGTTGCTACGGCTCGGGAATACATTGCCAATCATCCTGGTGTGTTAGCGGATTGTCAACCCGATTTCCGTTCACCGCGTGTTGCTACCAAATGCGTAGACAAGAACGGTCGGGATCAAGTTCAGTACGAGCAGTATGAGGAAATAATGAAGGCTATGGAAGACTTCATCAACAACCCTAAATCGCAAGCGCAAAATTACGCTTTGGACGCCTGAACCTTATTTGGTTTTGGTGTGATTTTAACAGCCTTGGGCTTATCCCCCGAGGCTGTTTTTTTATTTACTTTAGGAGAAGAATTCTTCATAACAAAGGTGTATGCAATCGCAAGTTTAGTGTGATTACTCATTTTCATATTAAAGTTAAGAATGGCTTCACTCTTAACCATCTCTCGCCATACGAATACGGTTTCTTGATTGCATACCGGTTTGGCATCAGGAACATCAGCAGTTCCAAAATTACAAATTGCCTTGGCTTGAAGCATACCTTGCCATACGGTATTTTCACGAATGTTGCACAAGGCTTTTTCTTGAACCATGCCTTCCCAAAGAATTCCTTCTTTGAAGTTGCCGATAGCCTTGGCTTGCAGCACACCCTCCCACATTACACCACCCTTGATGTTAAAAAGAGGAACCGATTGTGTTGCTCCCTTCCATACAACCCCATCCTTGAAATTGCATACAGCAACAGATTTAACCGCACCCTTCCAAATAAATTTGGATTGTTCGGCGCAATCAGGTGCTTCGGTTAGGAATGAGCGAAACGATTTCATTTATTGTGCATTTTCCAAGCGGTGGCGTACATTACTTCCTTCCAACGATCTCCGTAACGCTTCTTGAAAGAGGCTTTAACTTCTGGCTTCTTGGAGAATCTGCGAGCAGCACCTGCTGGTGGCGACACTTCTGATAGTTTAATTTCGTCTGCCACTTCTTCTTTGTGTACCGATACATTACGAGCAGACATGCCAATCTCTTCGCCGTAATACTCAAGCATCTTTTCAGCCACGCGCATGCGCGAGGCAGGATTCATTTTGATTGTGGTTCCGTTCTCTTTGTTGTATTCCTTGATGCCGTCTTCAACAGCGTAGGTGAATCCTTTGGTTGCAAGGTTACGATCAAACTTACCACCGCTGATCTTCTTTTTATAGTTGTCAATAATTGGGGTGATGCGACTGCGATAGATGCCATGATGGTTCACGGTATACAGAAAAATCTCTCGTTCTGTTGGGTCTAGAGTAACCGCCTCCACCAAGTTTTCAGAACCCTTACCCTTGAGTGGGCTAAAGTTATCTGCGGCAATCTTGCCGATACGCTTGAACGCTTCCGATAGGATATTGTTCTTTGCTTTTAGTGGGGTACGAAAGTTAAAATCCGAGTTCATGGTACGCTCCTTTAGAGGCATTTTTGAGTATTTATGTAATTTTAACCGCCGTATTTTGCAACATAAATAAACTAGAACCTATTTTCAGGGAGAGACAATGTACCATTACAATAAGAAATTACAGGAAGAAGCCGCCAAGTTTCAACCCAAGTCGGTTGTTTCCAACGAAATCGCCGCTCCAAAAGTTGAAAATCAGTCTGTGAACGAAGATCGTGAAGTTACTCTTGACGAGATGCTTCGCGTACTTTCAGACAAGACACCACACATAGTTATTCCTGTAAATGAATTCTTTGGATGGTTCAAGACCAAGGCTACTCCAGCAGAGCAACTACTTCTTACAAGTTTCTCTTCTGTGGTTCTTCCACGATTGGCTGCAAAGATCAATAGCAATGCAAACAGTCCTGAAAAGGTTCTAAAAATTCTCAATACTGAATGCACACAGAAGGAAAGAGATTTGATTTCTCGCCTAGCCTCAGAGATTATTCCTGGTTTGGCTCAGAAGTATAACTTCTCCAAGGTGGAGTCTGCTGAACTTAGCGGCAGTGCACCACACTATCAGCGTAAGATATTTGAAGAAGCAAAGCGTTCTCTACAAGAGAAGATTTTTGGATTCGGTGGTAAGAAAACTGCACCAAAGATTCCAGATTTTTATAACCGTCCACCACAAGGATGGAAGGCAACAACGCTAGACGATCCAACAGGTCCTGGTATTCCCGCAATTGAAAAGATCATTCCTGGAATTGGAACCATCATGGTGATTTACTCTGAGGGTGGTATCAAGAAGACTTTTGGTGGATACCGTCAAACTTGGTCGGTCTACGGCGATCTGAGTTTCATTCCTGATGCACTTTGCAAGAAAGCAAATGTCTGCTCAGGTGGAGATTCTGGCGATGAAGAAACTGTACACAGAGCATTCATCAATCTTCGTGATTGGAACGAAATCGTTAAAGGCTTCACACAAGCACACAACTTGGTGATGAAGGGATACGCTTAATGGGTAATTTTTTTCTTGGGCCAAATTTTAGAGAAAGAGTAGAGATTGGTAAGATAAAACCAGTTAATGAAATTTCTCTACCATCAGAAACTAAAGAAGAGTTAAAGGCGCAAGAAGAACTTGAAGATGTAAAGAAAGAAGTGAAAGTGAAAGGCAAAACAGATGGCAAAGAACAAGGACACGAGTAAGGCTTTTAAAAAAGGCGGATACAAAACTAGAAATCGTCCAAGTGGCGTTTCTCGTTCAGGATTGCCTAAAACTTATCCAGCACACATCAACATGACGCTTCGTGCTGAAAAAGTTAAAATCTAAACCATTTTATAAATGGTATCCTAAACACATTTCAGGCCAATATACTAGACCCCTCGGAGTTGAGGGGTTTAACTTATATAAGGAGAAATGTAATGACACGATTCTTTAGATACCTCGCTGCTGTAGCCGTAGTAGTTTTGGCAAACAGCAATGCAGTTGCTCAACAGGCTGCTGCAACTACTACCGCTCCTGCTCCGCAGGCATCGGCTTCTCTCTTCAACAGTATCTCGGTTGATGAAACCTTGACCTTTTGGGGAAAGACGAATGTTAGTACTGTAACTGAGTTGGATTCCACCATCAGCGGCAAGTTGTATGACTTGCTTGGATGGCACATTACTGTTCCTGTTTACTCGCAAGATGTAACAGGCTACGGTGCTATTGACATCGGCGTTGAATACGGTTTGGTCAAGGACGCAAAGTTCCTTGGTGCAAACACCAACTTCGCTGTTGAAGGTGGCGCATGGATGCCAACCGGTTCTGCTGGTTACAACACCGACAATGTGAACCCACATGTTGGTTTTAATTACGATATGACTTGGGGTTCGGTTGCTTACACACAGACCTTTGATGTTCTGTGGGTTGGCTCATACGCTTACACTCCTGTGTTTGGTAACTTCAACAACTACGGTCTCAATGCTGAGTCGTTTGTTGCCTACAAGTGGAGCAGTCTACAGGTCGGCGTAGACTTGAACCAGTGGTACACCGAGGGCAGCAATGTGGCTTTCCTTGGCCCAAAGGCTGAGTGGAAGGTCTCCAACAATGTTGACCTAAACGCAGGCTTCGGCGTTCCTGTATGGCAGGAAATGAATGCTGCCAACGAGAACTCGTGGAATGTGACTGCTGGTATCGGCATCAAGTTCTGATTTATAAAATAGATTCTTTGAGAGGGGAGGAGGAGACTCCTCCCCTTTTCATTTGCCGCCTAAATACTTTAGTATTTTTAGAAAGGGGCTGGTATGCCTATGATAGAACTATTGTCAATGCTTGGTGGTTCAGCGGTAGGCTTTCTGTTTCGCTTTATAGCACAGAAGTCTCAAGATCAAAAAGAAATGTTTCAGCAGATGATGGCTGCAAACAAGCAGACCACCGATAATCAACAAAAAGCAGTTGAGCGTGTTCCGTTAGATATGGGTAAGGGAGTGCGTCAGATTATAGTTCTGTCAACCTTGTTTGCAACTTTCTTGGCTCCGTTTGTGTTGCCCTTCTTTGGTGTTCCTACATTCGTTGAAGTGGATGCAACTCAAACCAATTTCTTGGGGCCTGATGTTCTGAGAAAGTACTTCGTGGAAATCAACGGGTTCTTGTTCACATCAGAGAATCGTCAAATCTTGTTGAGCATTGTAGGATTCTACTTTGGTTCAGCAGCAGCAGCAAACAAGTCGTAAAGGAGTAAACATGAAATACCTAATCGGACTAATCGCTTCACTCGTTTTAACGGCTTGCAGCACAGCACCAGTTATTGTTCCTGATACCACGAAAGACAATGTGGTGATGAAGAAACTTCAATGGGAAATTACAAACAACGCCCATCTAACAACTAATTGGGGATGGATTCTATGGTATCTGCCTGTTGTGTTCTTGGTTGTGGTGTGGGCTTATAATCAATATTTTAAGACACCTTGCAAAGAAGAAGAAACAGAAGAAATTAAAACTCCTAAATCTGAGTAATGAAGTCTTTTAAGAATTACATCAAGGAAGAAGGCGCAGGCAATAGTACAGCCATTTTCAATTATGGTCTTGGATTTTTTGCTGATGTGATTCCCGCTGATTTTGATGTGGAAGATTTTGAAGGCACAGACGATATAGACAAAAAGAAAATTCGTCACAAGAAATTTGCTTGGGAAGTTGAGAATGCTTTACATGCGGAACGACGCAGAGAAACAGTTGCAAAGTGGCTAAAAGCCGCAGGAGCAAATGCTAAAGAAGCAGTTGCTGACCAATCACTCCCGCAAGTTCCAGACTGGCAAACAGCCAAACGATAAAACAAATAGGAGTTATAATTATGAAGGTTTATATGTCTTATTGGTCTGGTGGATATCAAAAAACACCCAACGAATATGTTTTGGGGTTGCATAAACTATCCGCAAGTTATGCCGTGAAACACTATAAAGAAATAACACTTATTACGGATAGTAAAAGTAAAGATCTATTCCGAGATGCTCCATTCACAAACATAACAACAGATTTGGATGTTTTTGATGGAGTTGAAAATCGTAACTGGGCATTAGGTAAACTGTATGCTTATAAACTATTGGCAGAAAAAGAAGAACCATTTTTACATATAGATTACGATGTTCTTTTAATGAAACCTATTCCTGAAGAGTTTATACAAAATGATATTGTGGTTCAGAGTACAGAAGTTTACGCATACAATAATTATAAACTTGAAAAATTTTATGCTAACATAGGTGAGAAATATGAATTTGAATTGCCAGATAAGACACATAAAGCATACAACATGGGAATTTTTGGTGGAACAAATTATGAGTTTATAAAAAAATATGCAAAGAGTGCTTTGGATTTCAGTTTAGACGCAAAAAATAAAGATGTATTTGAAGTGATGTATAAAGAAAAAACATGGATGCCAGCCACAATATCCGAGCAATATTACTTATGGTTTTTAGCAAAAAAATATGGAATTACTGTAACAACATATTTGGATGGTGATGATTCTGATAGAATTAGTAACATAAAACTAGACAACGATGCCATCAAAAAAGGATATGTTCATATACAAAATGCTAAGAATAGTGTCATGGTTCAATCTAGAGTTTACATGAAACTTAAGCAATTAGTGGAAACACTATGATAGCAATATACTTAAAGGAGATATTCTATGCCTAAAAAAGTAGTCAATGTTTCTATTCCAAATGAAATATACAATAATTTTTTACTTTTTGGAACTGTTATAGACAGACCAGGATTGCCTCTTCTTAAAGTTGTTGCTGCTTCTCCAATAAACGATGAAAAAGTTTCTGTAGCAATAGAAGTTTCTCCTTATTCTCGTAAAAAACCAAACTACGGTAAATAAATCAAATGGCAAGTTTTAGAGATTTGTGGGACAGATTAACTGGAGCAGATGAAGACAAACCTGTGGAACCATCAGGCACAATTGTTATTCGTCCCACAGATATGCGTCACGAAAAACCTTGCATTACTGTTATGGTTAAAAAACACCGAGATTATCGCGTAGGTAAAGAATCTTACGATTGGGCACTTCGTGAACCCACAGGAGCCATGCGTCGTTTCTACGGAACTTTAAAAAAGCGTAGAAGCGGTGGATGGGTTGCTTTAGCCACAGACGGTGATAAGCAAGCGGTAGAGATTCACGAAAGTAAAAATTCATTGAAAGCACTTCGTAAAGTTTATAAATCAATTTCAAAAATGAAGGGTTCTACTGATTTAAAATTACCTTTGCTTGCTAGAGGAAATGCAATCAGAAGAGCCTTGACTTAACCTGATTTGTGTGGTAAGATATACCACATGGAACAAACCAACAATACATTTAATAGTGTTGCAACAGCCGCCGCCGCTTCCACCATTACTTTGGTGGTGCTGAAGGTTATGGATCAATTGGATTGGTCTTGGCGATGGACTCTTTCTCCACTATGGATTCCACTAGCGTTTTTCTTTACACACGCATTCTTTAGTGGATTGTTTCGTGGGTTGAGCGATAACAAGTTGGATCAATAATGGATTCCGCAGTTACATTTTTTCTTTTGGTTTTTGTAGCAATTACTCTTGCATGGTCGGCTTATATGAAGTATACTGACGACAAGGAAACGCGACGATGATTACCACCGAAGATAAGCGAAACGAATACAGCGCAATTTTGCACAACAACATTTGTGTTGTTACCTTCACCAAGCGTGATGGTTCTGAACGAGTGATGCGCTGCACCTTGAAGACCGAGCATCTTCCTGTTCTTCCTGTTGTTGAATCCACAACAGCGAAGACTCCTAGAAAGAAGAGCGATACCACCATTTCCGTTTGGGATTTGGATAAGAGTGCTTGGCGCAGTTTCACATTGGATTCTGTTAAAAGTATAAAACAGGAATCTTAAAAAACTAAGTTCCTGTAGCACAGCCCGGATAGTGCAGATGCCTTCTAAGCATCAGGTCATAGGTTCAAATCCTATCAGGAACGCTTACAAGTTAATATGCTCTGGTAACTCAATTGGTAGAGTAGCCGACTTCAATAGGAGCAGTTTTGTAGGAATACAAAACATGAAACTCGTCAAATTCGGTGGACGGTTGAAAGACCCAACGCCGAGCCAAGCCCGAAAGGGAAGGTGTAGAGACTTGACGGCGGGCATCCAGAACGGATGAAGGCAAAGTCCAGACCACAAACCGCAAGGGCGGCGTAAGCCGAAGTGGTAAGTTAATCGGTAGGTTGTGGGTTCGAGTCCCACCCGGAGCACTTTAGGATACTAAATAGATTAGAGGAGTGTGCTAATCTATGAACAAATGCAAACACTGTAACAAGGAATTTAAATCTCATCCATCTAAACAATCAAAGAAAAAAAGCAGAAGAACTATATGTGGTTCTTGTGCAGTTTCTAAAAGAAGATGGAAGACAAAAATTGAGTTTGTTGAATTGTTGGGTGGTAAATGTCAAAGATGTGGGTTTAAAGGTCATCCGGGTGTATTTCATTTTCATCACAAAGACCCATCACAAAAATCCCACGAATTAAATGGAAACGGTTTGTTGACAAAAGAAAGATATAACGAACTTTCAAAATGCGAATTGTTGTGTGCTAACTGTCATCAAATAGAACACTCAAATACAGACTTGATTAAAAGTTTTGGTCTGCTATAATGGATAGCGGGTCTAAATAAACTCACCTTCTCTTGAAAGGAGAATACAGTATGGATACTTACCTTTATGGATTGCTTGGTGTTTCTCTCGCCGCTAACGCATTTAGTTTCATTGGAAGTCTTGTTACTTCTTCCAAGAAGCGTGACGATGAGAATCAGAAGACCATTAGTGGTGTTTACGAAGAGATGAACAAAAAGATTGATTCGGAAATTTCCAGTCTTCGTTTTGAAATGCATTCGCAGATTAACGATGTGCGAAGAGAATTCAACGATAACATTGACATGCTTTCAACCATGATTGAAGACCTTACTGATAAGGTCTATGAAAGTCAGGATTACGATCTTGAGAATTACACAGGAACCAAGGGTAAGACCAAGGTTTCTCGTAAGAGCAAGAAGCGTAACTGATTGCAGGGGATCGCCATCCCCAATTAACTTTTACATAAGGAGAAAAAAATGGCTAAGTTTGAATCGGGCTCATGCCCTGTTACTGGTGGCTGTGATAAGTTGTCTTGCCTTCTCTCAAAGGTTTACATCAATCGTAGCATGTTGATTACCCTCGCTCTGCTTCCGTTCGCTTGGAACGGTGCAGTATGGCTGAAGAATGCCGTGGTCGTTGTCGCCAATGTGGTGATGGGACTGTTCGGCGGTAACAACGCCGCTTGCTAATAGCGAGCGTCTAGTGCAGGAATGCACCTGCCCGATAGTGTAACGGTAGCACGAGAGACTTTGGTTCTCTTTGTCCTAGTTCGAATCTAGGTCGGGCAATTTTGGAGACAAATATGGAAAAGTACAACTTCTATCCTACAGACGATGACGGCAATGAGATTCGTGATCCTGAAACGGTTAAGCGATATCATCAGGCTATCATGTTGTTTGGATTGAAGTTTGCTGAGTATGTGAAAGAGATTGACGGCGATCTTTGGAAGCGAGCCAATGATTACGCAGCCTCTTTCACAAAGATTGACGGGATAGATTTTACGGGTCGATAGTTCAATTGGGAGAACAATGCCTTTGCAAGGCATGGGTTGGAGGTTCGAGTCCTCTTCGATCCATTTTACGGAGATCACAATGAATACAATCAATTATATTCCTGGACAAGGATTCAAAGACGGATACTCGGATCGTATGGCAGGGCGAGCAGACAAATCTGTAACTCAAGCCCAATCTCAACCGTATTGGTCAGAGTATCGTCAAGGATATGCAGAAGCAGAAAAGAAGATTGTTTTCAATGCTGCACAAGGCATGAATGAAAGCAAGATTTTTTTGACGGAAGACACTAAGTAATTTTAAAATTTGGGCAGGTGGCAGAGTGGTCTATCGCGGTTGCCTTGAAAGCATCAGTAGGTGAATAGCCTACCGGGGGTTCGAATCCCTCCCTGCCCGTTAAGCGTCGTTACCAAAGCGGCAACTGGGACAGACTGTAAATCTGTTGTCTTTGACTTCGTAGGTTCGAGTCCTACACGACGCACTTTTTGGGTAATTCCCACACTACGCTTTGACGAAGTAGTTCAGATGGTAGAACAATTCTTTCATACGGAATAAGTCATTGGTTCAATTCCAATCTTCGTCACTTTTGGGCAGATGGCAGAGTGGTCTAATGCAGCGGTTTACTAAACCGCCGAGGTGAATGCCTCCGAGGGTTCGAATCCTTCTCTGCCCGCTTCGGAATGCTATATACTAGACCATGTGCGTAACATTCTTTCTACAACTTCAATCTCAATTACGAGTTCTTCACTGGCAAACCAGGTCTTATGCCGAGCATAAGGCTTTAGGAAAGGCTTATGAAGATCTTGATGGATTGGTTGACCAGTTTGTGGAAGTTCACACAGGCAAATACGGCAACACTTTAGGCAACCCAAGTTTTAGTTTCAATGTTAACAACTACAAGGATTCAAACTCCTTGGGTGTGATTAACGCTGCCATCTACTACTTGACTCACGAACTACCAACAAAGTTGGATCAGACGGCTGACACCGATCTTTTGAATATTCGTGACGAGATGCTTGCTGCTCTGAATCAGACAAAATATCTGCTTCGTTTGTCTTAATCCCTTGACAGGGATGGTTTGCACGATATAATACTCTAGTTGAAGTTACTTGGCCCCATCGTCTAGCGGCAAGGATCGAAGACTTTCACTCTTCTGACACGGGTTCGAGTCCCGTTGGGGTCACTTAAAACCTTGGTGGCGACCGTTAATCTCACCAAAAACCACGAACTGCCCGCACATATGTGGTTCAGTCTGGAGGCGTAGTTACAGGCTTTGTTAGGCGCGACTAGCAAAGCCACAGGTCTACCGCCTTTCTTTACGGGGAGAGTTCTTTGGTTGAAGGAGTAACAGCCATCGGTAGAATCGCTGATGAAATGATTATAGATAATTCACTAGCGGCGGGTTCGATTCCCGCATCCCCGTCTAAATAAACTCGTCACTAAATGATCTTTTAACCATGAGGAAACTATGAAGACAGCGATGATAACTGGTGTTAACGGTCAGGACGGTTCTTACCTTGCTGACCTTTTAATTTCCAAAGGTTACTATGTGGTAGGCTTGAAGCGTAGAACTTCGTCTATCAATACTGGACGAGTAGATCACATCTACGACAATCCAATCTCAAACTCACAATTCAAGATGCACTACTATGACCTCTCAGACGGAGCGGCGATTGTGCATCTGTTGGACAAGTATCAGCCGAACGAGTTTTACAATATCGCTGCTCAGTCACATGTTGCAGTTTCGTTTGATGTGCCTGAGTATACTTCAGATGGTATTGCTCAAGGCAGTCTTAAGATTCTTGAAGCGATACGAACTGTGAGTCCTGCTACTCGTTACTATCAGGCGTCTTCGTCCGAGATGTACGGTGATAGTGATGATTACGATAAGCATGGTTATACTGAAACTAGCCGAATGATGCCGGTATCTCCGTATGCTGTTGCTAAACTTCACGCTCATCACATGACCCGAGTGTATCGTAACGCATACGAACTTCACGCTTCATCAGGTATTCTGTTCAATCACGAAAGTCCTCGTCGTGGAGAAACTTTTGTGACTAGAAAGATCACTATGGCAGCAGCCAAGATCAAGGCAGGTTTGCAAAACAAACTGTTCCTTGGAAATCTTGACTCTAAGCGAGACTGGGGATTTGCTGGAGATTATGTGGAAGCCATGTGGTTGATGCTTCAGCAAAGCATCCCTGATGATTATGTGATTGCCACCAACCGAACTCATACTGTTCGTGAATTCTTGGAAGTTGTATTTGACTACGCAGGACTTGGAGACTACAATAAGTATGTGGAGATTGATCCAAGACTGTTCCGACCAAACGAAGTTCCGTATCTGTTGGGCAATCCCGCCAAAGCAAAGCGAGTATTGAGTTGGGAACCAAAGTGTGATATGCCTACTCTTGCTCGCATGATGTTTGATTCGGATTACGCACCTTTCATAAAGTGAAAACCCATGAAAATTGAAGATGATGTGAAACTTGATTTTGCAGATGTTCTTATTCGTCCAAAGCGAAGCAATTTGGATAGTCGTAGCAAGGTTGATGTTGAACGAACATTTAAATTTAAACTTCCAGACAACATGGAACAAGAGTGGACAGGCGTTCCTGTTGTTGCTGCCAACATGGATACAGTTGGCACATTTGAGATGGCTAAGAGTCTAGCAGAATTCAATGCTCTATGCGGTGTTCATAAGTATTACACCGAAGCCGAATGGGATACCTTTATGACCGACTGGTTAACCTCTCATGTTAATTGGTCGCCTAATGTGGTGTACACCTTGGGCATGGGCGATGCTAATTCTAGTATGCAAGAGATTCAAAAGGCTGAACGAATTCTCAACCGCCACAAGTCCATCAAGTTTATCTGTATTGATGTGGCTAACGGGTACACGGAAAAGTTTGTGAATTATGTTCGTACCATTCGTGGGTTGTTTCCCGATCACATTCTAATTGCAGGCAATGTGGTGACGCGAGAAATGACTGAAGCCCTGATTATTGCAGGTGCAAACATTGTCAAGATTGGAATTGGGCCAGGATCAGTCTGCACGACACGCAAGGTTGCTGGTGTGGGCTACCCGCAGTTGTCATGCATCATGGAGTGTGCTGATGCTGCACACGGGCTAGGCGGCTATGTGCTGTCTGACGGCGGATGCACCTGCCCCGGTGATGTAGCCAAGGCGTTCGGCGCGGGCGCAGACTTTGTAATGATTGGTGGTATGTTTGCAGGAACCGATGAAGCCGCAGGCGAAGAAACCGAGGACGGCAAGGAGTTCTACGGCATGAGTTCCGCTACAGCAATGGAAAAGCATTCAGGCGGCGTGGCAACCTATCGTGCAGCAGAAGGCAAGCGAGTACTTGTCAAGCCTGTTGGGCCTGTTTCAGGAGTGATTCAACAGATTCTTGGTGGAGTTCGTTCGGCTTGCACTTATGTTGGTGCTGCTCGTCTGAAGGACTTGCCAAAATGTACAACATTTGTCCGAGTTAACCGTCAACTCAATAATATTTTCACCTAACTATAATGGCTCGGACTTTTCGCGGGTATAACTCAGTGGTAGAGTGTTGGTTTTCCAAACCAATTGCCGAGGGTTCGAATCCCTCTACCCGCTTTCTCGGAGAGTAGCACAACTTGGTAGTGCGCTTGCTTTGGGTGCAAGAGGTTGCAGGTTCAAATCCTGTTTCTCCGACTGGAGATTTATGATGATTGATTATGCGGATGTGATTTACGGTCTTGCTTGGGGCGACGAAGGCAAAGGCAAGATTGCCAATGCTCTTGCCGAAAAGTATGATTGCGTGTGTCGTTGGAACGGTGGCCCAAACGCGGGGCATACTGTTTACCGAAACGGCAAGCGATACAAGACTCATCTTGTTCCGTCTGGCATCTTTGCTGACAAGCAATGTGTGATTGGGCCAGGTTGTGTAATCAATCCTGATAAGTTCTTTGAAGAGATTCGGTATCTTCGCAGCGAAGGCTTTAACACTTCGCTCATTAAGATTCATCCGAACGCTCATATTATTACACCTGAGCATATTGAATACGATACCAAGCATCTTGGTTATCTTGGCACAACCAAGCAAGGCATTGCTCCATGCTATTCCGACAAGATGTTGCGTCGTGGCAAACAAGCCAAGGATGTTTTTGATTCGCAATGGTTGCTGAAGGATGAGTTGCGCGGAAAGATTTTGTGCGAAGGAGCACAGAGCGTTTGGTTAGATATTGACCACGGAGATTATCCGTATGTCACAAGCAGCACAACCATGCCTTACGGTGCTTGTTCTCTTGGCTTCTCACCACATAAGATTAGTAGACTGATTGGTGTGGCTAAGATTTACGATACCAAGAGTGGAACCGATCCCCTGTTTCCATCATCGCTGTGGGATGACAAGGAACTTGATGCTGTACTGCAAGCAGGCGGTGAGTTCGGAACCACAACCGGCAGAAAGCGTTTGGTAAATTGGTTGAATCTTGATAAACTGATTCAATCTATAACTCTGTCTGGTTGCACAGAACTTATTATCAACAAGTGCGATGTTTTGGAAAAGGTGGGATTTTTTAAAGTTTATCACAAGGGAACTCTACACAATTTTAAAGATTTGGGAGAGATGAAGGTTTTTATAATTGATGCTATGGGAGAAGCCCAAGATGATGGGTCAAACATCCACAGCATAACCTTCTCAGCCCACCAGGAGGCGTTATGAGCGGCAAGCACGCAGCAGGTAAGGGAGATAGATACCGTAAGGTAGATTACGATCTATGGTCAAAGAATTGGGATGCAATTTTTAAGAAAAAGAAGAAAGCAAATAAAAAAATTGCACCGAAGGGAAAGTGACGGTATACTAAACACTATACCTTACTTACCAGAGCCGTCGTGTTGTTTGACGGGTCGCATTCGGAGAAAGATGATGGATATTGAAGACTTCGCAGCACATGCGAACATTGGAGAATTTGCTAGACGCGCTGCTCGTATTGTTGAATGGGAACTGAACGGAAAGTTTACGGCAGGGCAAGCGTTTGAAGAGATACGAAAAGTTTACTTGGAGTTAAAGCAGTCCACAGAAGAAATCAGGGGAGCCACAAATGTCTGAAGAAATTGAAACCTATCGCAAAGAATTGATTACAGAAATCTCGCTGTCTCGCGTGTTCTCACATGTTGAGAAGCGACCGTTTGCTTTGCTTACCGCATTCCGTGGTAGCAATTCGCTGTCGGTGAATCGTGGACTCAACAAGAAGTTGGAAAACGATATTCGTGCGGCAGGTTTTGGTTTTGAGAAAGTGATTGGCACTTACGAAGAAGATCTTGGTGACGGCAAGAAGCGTCGTGTTACCGAAGAGTCGTTTATGATTATAGGTGATGATGATAGTGCTACAAAGAGCGGAGCCATCAAGGGCTTTGCCAAGAAGATGGGTGCGAAGTATGAGCAGGATGCCATATTCTTCAAGTCGCCCGCATCACCACAAGGTTTAGTAATTGGAACCAAAGCAGAAGCATGGCCTGGTCTCGGCAAGGAAGAACCTGTTGGTGAATTCAAGCCTAACCGATTGAACGGCATCTATACTGCACTCAAGACCAAGAACAAGGAACCAATTAGCGGTTTCAAGTTTGAGGAATTTCATCATCCAATGACTGTGACTGAAATTTGGGTGAAGCATCTTATGAAGAAGAAAGGTTTAAACAATGATAGACAAGATGAGAGAACTTCGCAGACGCCGTAAGCGTCGTTATGAATCTCGTAGGATTCGTCGTCAGGAACTTCTGCTGAATGCGAAGAAGGAAACTCTTCGTAAACTAGAAGATCGTGGCATTCTTCCGCTTTGGATTAAGCGGGAAAAGCAAATCTAAAAAGGTGGCTCGTAGCACAACGGTAGTGCGATCCGCTGTTAACGGATAGGTTGCTGGTTCGAATCCAGCCGAGCCAGTTTAAATATGGAAAAGCGTTATCTAATCACAGGTGGAGCAGGACTTGTAGGAACCTCAGTTCCTTTTGGTCTTAAGCCGACTCGCAAAGAAGTTAATCTAACCAACTATGAACAACTGATTAGTTACATTCGTGACCACAAGATTACAGATGTTGTTCATTGTGCAGGAAAAGTTGGTGGAGTTAAATCCAACAAGCAGTTCATCAACGATTTTCTTGTTGAGAATCTAACTATCAATGCAAACATCATCAAGGCTTGTAGAGAAGTTAACCGAGCAACCTTTTTGTTGTCTACTTGTATCTTTCCTGAGTTTGCTCATTATCCACTAACCGAAGATCAGATTCACAACGGCGAACCACATCCCACAAATTACGGATACGCTTACGCAAAGCGAATTTTAGAAGTGGGAGCAAGAAGTTTGCGAGAACAATACATGGTTAATGCAAAGTGTATTATTCCCTGCAATCTTTACGGAGTAAATGATAATTACGATATGGAAAACGGTCATGTTCTTCCAAGTCTTATTCATCGTTGCTATCTTTCAAAGATTAATAATCAACCTTTTACCGTTTGGGGTGAAGGCAAGGCTCTTCGTGAATTTGTATTTTCCCAAGACCTTGGTAGAATTTTACAAATGATTCATGTTGATGAACGCTCAACTCCTGATATGATGATTGTTTCTCCAGGTAAAGAGTGGAGCATTCGTGAAGCGGTTGAAATTATAATTTCTGAACTTGGCTTTTCTGGCGAATTAGTGTTTGACAAAACCAAGCCTGAAGGTATAATAAGAAAGCCAACAAACAATACCTTGTTCACTACTTACTTCCCTGATTTTAAATTTACTGACTTGAAGACTGGTCTAAAGAAAACTATTGAGGACTTTTTAACAAAATATCCGAATGTCCGAAAGTAATGGGATCGTAGACCAACGGCAGAGTCAACGGATTTAAAATCCGTAAAGTGTGGGTTCGAATCCCACCGATCCTACTGTTTGCGAGAGTGGCTGGAATTGGCATACACGGCGGATTCAAAATCCGCTGCCCTCTAAAGGCGTGTGGGTTCGAATCCCACCTCTCGCACTTTTGTTCAGATTGTGTTTTAAACTAATTACTGATATGGAAACCATAGCAACAATCTTTTTCATCATTTCGGGAATTTCTGCTCTCGCCGCTTCACAAATAAAGTTATATACTTGGGCGTATTCTCAAGGATACGGTCACGGCAAGCATGCAGGATTTAGTGAAGGACTATTCAAAGCCTACGAGCGACAGTCTCGTAGGAAGGAGAAACTATACAATGACGCTACCATATGAATCTTATCGGGCTGTTGTGAAGACTTCAGAGTTTCTGAAGGAACTTATGAGCAACACCAAGATGGGCAAGGACGCAATTCGCAAGACTGCTCGTGATTTGCTGAAGCACTATCCGTTTGACTTTGATGTTGAGATGTGGATAAAGAACAACGAGAAGGTGATGTGCGAATGGGGCAAGCCTAAAGCAGCCGAGAAAAACTTTATTGCTATTGGTCGCCACGATCCTGTAGAGTATTCTCCCAAGCACGGCGGTTGGATTTTTTGGGATGAAACATGGGCAAAGTTTCATGGGCCTTTTGTTAGCGAAGCAGCGTGTCAAGCCGCACTTGTGGAATACTGCAAGGAACTTGATGGCGAAGAAAAGACCCTAGAGACACAGGCAGAGAAAGAGGAAGATGCTCGTGTAGCCGCTCTCTTGGAAACTAATGCCATGTCTCCGCCGGAACTAAAGGAAATGGTTGCCAAGGTTAAGAAGTCTTTAGCAAAGAAGGCAAAGAAAACCAAGGTCAAGAAGTAACAAATAGTCGGTGTGGTGAAATTGGCATACACGAAAGATTTAGGTTCTTTTGCCGCAAGGCGTGTGGGTTCGACTCCCTCCACCGACACTAATAGTCCCTTAACTCAACGGCTAGAGTGCTTCCTTTACACGGAAGAAGTTGTAGGTTCGAATCCTATAGGGACTACTTTCGCCATCTTAGCACAGTGGTAGTGCACCTGATTTGTAATCTGGAGGTCGTGGGTTCGAATCCCACAGATGGCTTTAATGCTAAACCTAAACATACCAAACTTTTTTTGCTTGCTTCGCCGCGAGCATATGTACCAGCATAAAACTCACAAAGGCGAGTTTGATAAAGTTATGGTGTTTGGTGCTCAATCCAATCCTGAGCGAGCAATTCTGTTTCATGTGTTAACCGATAACGGATTGGTTCGCAGTCGCGTTCCTGTTCACATGCTTTGCCACCGTGAAGACGCGCCCGAGATCCCACTAGACCATCTTCAGTTGTGGGATTGCTTCTCCGTCAATTCAACTGTAACCACATACGAAACTCTTCGTGGATCTCGTTGCAAGGTTATCTTGAAAGACGGTAAAGGCTATTGGGGGGATTACATGATGACTTTTGATTGGTATAACAACGCATACAGCGATGAGCCAACGCAATACAAGTGCTTGCATATGATTCGTTTGGATAACGGGTGTTTTGCTCTACAGCCAAACAATAGAATCTATTGGAAGCACATGTCGTTTGTAACCAAGCCGTTCCCCGAGAAGCCTGACTACAAGGTTGATGACAAGATTTTCCGATGCGAGGGAAGCAGCGACCGTTGGGTTATTGACTGCGATGATGACAGTTACTACTACGATTTAAAAAATCAAAAGCATTGATTTTATAAATATATCTGTCCTTCTCAGAAGGATAGATTTGGGTAAAACTGTCCGTCCTACAAGGACAGATTGGAGCCGCGTATGCGTAGACCGAGTAATTTGGTCATGGCGGGCGTGCTACTCACGCTCGCAGGCGTGCTTACCGCAGGAACAGTTTCCTGTCAGTCATCAGCAAATTGCGATTGCAACGGTTACAACCAACAGGTGGTTGAAGGGGTCGTTGGTGCAAATGCTGTCGTACACTACGACGGCACACCTCTTGGTTCTGGCATTGCATATCGCAAGAACGGTAAGTTGTATGTGCTAACAGCAGCACATGTGGTTGAAGACGAAAACACAATCAAAGAGCATAAGCCGTGGTTTACACCACGCAACTTTGTAGAGATAGATTTTATTCCTAATGCTCAAGACTCTTTATGCCCAATTGAACCTACAAAACCTGTGGATAAAACTTGGGGAACAAAAGAGATTGCGGTTACACTCTTTGATGGAGAATTAGAGTCTCCCATTACAACTGAAAAGTGCAAATTGGCATTCGTTGACCCTGAATACGATTTAGCAATTCTAGAAGTTGAAAATACAAAACCCTTGACACCATTAGTGAAAGGATGTATATTCAATTACAACACCCCGAAACTTGGAACACCTGTTTATCTGATGGGAAATCCTTCAATGGATACCATGACTATTACTCGGGGCATAATCGGAAACAACAACAGGAGTCGGAGTTCGCTGTCAAGTCATCTGCCATTCTTCTATCAGACAGATGCTGATGGTGCACCCGGCTCCTCAGGCGGTGGAATGTATCGTGCAGATACAGGAGAGTGTATTGGTGTGGTGGTAATTTTAAATTGCAGAAACATGCAAATCTATTGTGTACCAACAGCATTTTTACTAGAGACTCTTGTGAGACACAATCATTCCGAATTACTTCCTCCTAGTGCTTGACTTTACTATGTTTCGTGGTATGATACCACAATCTTTGAAGGAGATATATTATGAAGATTTCACAAGACACTTTGACAGTTCTGAAGAACTTCAGTACCATTAACAGCAACCTGATTGTTCTGTCGGGGAGCACAATCAAGACTATTAGCCCAACCAAGAATATTATGGTTGAGGCTGAAGTTGCCGAAGATTTTCCAATTGAGTTTTGTATATGGGATTTGAGCAAGTTCCTGGCAACGGTGAGCATGTTCAAGGATCCGCATTTTCAGTTTGAAGACAATTATGTTATTATTAGTTCTGATGGTAGCCGAGCAAAGGTTCGGTATTATTATTCAAACTCAGAAATGCTAGACGGACAGATTCTTGAAATCATTCGTGGAGGAAAGAGTTTCACCATGCCAGAATCTGTTGTTGATTTTACTCTTGATGCCAAGGATTTTACAGAGTTGCAGAAGGCTGCGGCTGTGCTTGCTGCTCCTGATCTTGCTCTTCGCAATAACAATAATCGCCTAACAATGAATGTGTTTGATCGTAAGGATAGCACAGGACACACCTATTCAATTGATGTTGGTGAATATGATGGTGCAGATTCATTTGAGTTTATGTTTAAGGCAGAAAATCTCAAAATGGTTCCTGGAACATACACAGTCAAGGTTTCTGATAAGAAGGTATCGGAGTTTAGAAACAAGAATGGTACTATGACTTATTGGATTTCTCTTGAGACTGATAGCAAGTTCACAAAGAGTAAGAAGAAGTCCAATGTTGCCGTTGGTTGAAAAGTATCGTCCGCAAAAGATTGCGGATTGTGTTTTGCCCAAGGCGATTAAGTCTACCTTTGAGGGCATCGTTCAAACTGGCGAAATCCCTAACATGATTTTGTCAGGTGGTGCAGGCTGTGGTAAAACCACGGTTGCACGAGCGATGTGTTCTGAACTTGGTGCGGACTATATGTTTATCAATGCTAGCGAAGAAGGCGGTATTGATACACTACGCACCAAGGTTCGGAACTTTGCTTCAACGGTTTCACTTAGTGGCGGCAAGAAAGTCATCATTCTTGACGAGGCTGACTATCTGAATCCACAGTCCACTCAGCCTGCTCTGCGTGGTGCAATTGAAGAGTTTGCAGGTAATTGCAGATTTATTATGACCTGCAACTACAAGGCTAGAATTATTGAGCCGCTGCACTCTCGTTGCACCGTGGTGGACTTTAAGATTCCTGTGAAGGAAAAGCCTAAGTTGGCTGGCGAGTTTCTTGAACGAGCCAAGCACATCATGGATGCTGAGGGGATTCAGTATGAAGATAAAGCAGTTGCTGAACTCATCATTCGCTACTTCCCTGATTTCCGTAGAATCATCAACACCATACAGCGTCACTCTGTAACAGGAGCGATTAATTCTAGCATTCTTGCCACAGGCAAGGATGTCGATATTGACCAACTTGTAAAGGCGATGAAAGCGAAGTCATTTGCTGACATTCGTAAGTGGGTTGCTGAACATTCGGATGCAGAACCCGCTTCTGTATTTAGGAGAATCTATGATGGGCTGCAAGACAAGGTTAATCCTGGCTCTATCCCACAAGCGATTCTCATCTTGAGTGAGTATCAATACAAGGCGGCATTTGTTGCTGACCAAGAATTAAACCTTGTTGCTTGCTGTTTGATGCTTGCCTCGGATTGCTCTTTTGATAAATAATGATATGAATCACAAGATCAAAAGTTTAAACGATTTGAGTATAGCACTCCACGAAATGAATAAGAAATATAAAATTTCTGATTTCATTGAGGAATATAAAACCGCTGTAGGAAACTCTAGTTTTAATATCATACAAGAACTGAATCAAAACGATACTAGCAATCCATTTCAAAAACTTATAAATCTTTCTTCAAAACTTTCTGATGACGACATAGAAAAGGTAGCGTCTTCAACAGAAACAATAACCGAAAAATACAATTATGAAGAATATCTTGAAGAGTGTAATGGACTAAGAGAAGCCTTTCTTAAGGATAGAAAGAGTTATTTTGCTTCAAAGGTTGCTGTCGGGGGAAAAACTAAAAGTGGTGTACAAAACATTTTTGATTTAAGCGGAGCAGCAGATGTTGTTTTGGGTGATTTTATTGATAAAGCATTGAATAAAATATCACCAAGCCATATTGATATTGTGTACGAAGATTTGAATGGTAAAAAGATTTCTGCAAAAATTAAACACAAAATTCCATCCGTAACCAAAGATCATGTTGAGGCTCCTTTAATAGATCGTTATCATGGAATAAATGCATATGATTCTTTTTTACTTCGTTCATACTACGATATTAAGAAAAATGATTGGATTTACATTCCAATAAGATTGATTATAAAATTAAACTGTGAAGATAATATGATAGGCATGATAGAGAGTATAAAGTGAATCCTTTTGATTTTGTAAAGAGTATAAACGATAAAACTGGTAATCTGATAGACGGTAACGAAGATACGGAAAAGCAATATAATCCGTTTATTGTTAATCGTTCTTTTTCTAATTTTGCAGACACGGTGCTGTGTGCAAACACCATGAATCAGTCTCACCATCTATCAAAAAAGATGCAATACGATTATCTTTATAATTGCGTCAAAAAGAAACACAGATTTTCTAAGTGGCACAAGATTGAGGAAAACGAATCGGAAGAGATGGTTATGAATTATTATAAAGTTAGTAGAGTTAGGGCTAAAGAGTATCTAACCCTATTGACTGAAGAAGATATAACTCATTTGAAAAAAATGACTTATATTGGCGGTAGCAATAAATAAAAAAATCTAAATACTTTGGTAAATAAGGAGTATTGTTATGAGTATTTTGATTGATTCTTTTATTGAAGTTGAACTACCCAATCCAGAAAACTTTCTTAAAATAAAAGAAACTTTAACGAGGATTGGAATATCCTCAAAAACCGAGAAAAAACTGTACCAATCTTGCCACATTCTGCATAAGAAGGGTAAGTATTATGTCGTTCATTTTAAAGAACTATTCATGTTGGACGGATTGCCCACAGACTTTCCCGATGCGGATAAGGCTAGAAGAAACACTATATGCAATCTTCTAGCAGAATGGGGTCTACTAAAATTGTGTGATCCGTCAAAGAGCAAAGATCCTATAGTCCCAATCTCATATTTAAAAATATTGCCGTTTGGTGAGAAGAAGTCTTGGGAACTAATTCCAAAATACAATATCGGAAGAAAACGAACAAATTATGAAACTTATGATCCTGATTCCGAAGGGTAACGGATAAATACTTTTGTACTTTTTATATTATGAACAATTTGACTCTAAAATACAACAAGTTATGGTTGGATTCTTTTGACCTATCGTTTGCAACCGAGCAATCTGCTTGCTTTGATGTTAAAGCCTATTTTGGCAACAAAACAAGAATTATAGACGCTTACGATAAGAACAATTCTCATCATAGATTGCTAGCCGCATTTGAGCGTTCAGATGCCCCACCATTTTTAATAATTCCTCCTGATGGAGTTCGTGTTCTTATTCCTACTGGAATTGTTTTAGACATTCCCGAGGGATATTCTGTGCGCCTTCACGCTCGCAGCGGATTGGCTGTAAAGGGAGGAATAGTTCTAGCCAATTCGGAAGGCGTTATTGATTCGGATTATACGGATCAATTAATGGTTGCAGTTACAAATTTGTCTAACCTTCCTGTTCGTATTACCCACGGCGACCGAATTTGTCAAGGGGAAATGATTCCTGTTTTGAAATACTCGCTCCAACCCACCGATGAGCGAGTTCAGCCCAAGACTAGCCGAGCAGGTGGATTCGGCTCTACTGGAGTTTCTTAAAATGACACGCGAAGATTTATTAAAAATGCATGAAATGATTTGTGAAAAGGGTCGCAATCTGATGCGTAAGAAGAATGCCGATTACGCAGGCAACGATGGGTTAGAGCCTTTTGCAAATTTCACAAGAGTAGAAGCGATGGGCATTTGCACCACCGAGCAAGGATTCTTGGTTCGCATGACTGATAAGATGAGTCGTCTTTCATCTTTTGTTGAATCTGGAAAATTGGCTGTAGAAAATGAATCTTTCGAAGATACCATAATTGATATTGTCAACTACTCAGTTTTGATGTATGCTTATCTGCATGACAAGAAAGCATCTACGCAGTCTGGTCCTCTATTTGTTCCTGGTGTCAATCCTTCTGATGTTGTTAGCACCAACGGTAATGGATGCTGTAAATCTCCAATCAAGAAAAACGAAGAGCCAACAAGACCACTCAAGACTTACTACATCTCTTCTCCGTGGAAAGATACCACAAGAAACTCGTAAGTTTCTTGATGCCATTCTCCAAGTAGAATCCTGTAGTGCTGTTGTAAATAACAGCAATGTTGTTGGTAATTATTAAGGTGAAGTGTGAACTCTAAAAGCAAAAGTGAACATATAGACATTGTTGAACGCTCCAAGTCTTACGATAAGGAACATTGTTGGCAGTATGATATACGGCTAAACAATTACGAAAAAGATTTGGAAGAAGCACTTATGTCTAAAGAACGCGCAGGAGAACTGCGAGTTTCTGATTTCATTTTCAAGCCGCTTACAAGCGAAGCCGAGAAGCGAGAAGCCACCGAGTTTATCAAGCGACACGAATGGCTAGGTAATCTGTCGCAGTACACCACACATTGGTTTGGTGCGTACTATCACGATCCTGAACAAGGATTGATTGGACGAGATATCATGGCAGGGGTAATTCTTATGAATCTGCCGAATGCTTTCTCTAAACTTCTTGGCGAAAACACCAAAGAGATTGAACGCTTGGTTAGTCGCGGGGCTTGCGTGTCGTGGAGTCCAAAGAATCTTGCAAGTTCATTTCTTATGTGGTCTATTGGTTGGATGGTGAAAAACACACAGTACCGCTTGTTTACCGCGTACTCTGATCCAACCGCTAAAGAGTTGGGAACCATCTATCAGGCTTGTAACTTCTATTACTTGGGACAAGATTCAGGAACCACAACACGATACATCAATCCGTACACAGGCAGAGTTGTAAGCGACCGTTTCTTTCGTGTGCGTAGTGCGTACAAGAAGTACGCCAAAGAGTTGGGAATCAAGTGGGAGCGGGATTGGAACAACGACCAAAAGGTGTTGTGGGAAAACATGCCTGCGGAAGTTGAGAAGCAGTTGCGTGAGCAGTCTAAACTAAAGCAGCAACAGGCTACTAAAATTCAAATGCCAAGCAAGCACAAGTATGCGTTTGTATTGGGCAGAACTAAAGCAGAAACCAAGAAACTGCGGCGAGAGTTTGAGGATAGAAATCCTCCAAAGCCGTATCCAAAGCAACGAGGTAAATAATGAGCGAGATTAAACCATTCGGATACTCTTACTATTTGGACATGTATAACTGCCGCATCGGTGCAGCCGATGACTTGGAACTCCACTACCGCTTTCTTGAGCGGGTTGTAGACAAGATCGGCATGACCCGCATGAGCCAACCGTTCGTGATACATGCTCCAACAAACAACGGCACGGAACTGTACCCTGACAAGGCAGGAGTAAGCGGTTGGGTTCCACTCATTGAGAGCGGAATTCAGATTCACTCAATGGAGCCAAAGCGGTTCATTACACTTGATGTTTACTCTTGCAATAAGTTTGACAAGGGTATTATTATAGAGTATGCTAGAGAGTGCTTTGGGTTTGAGTGGCATGAAGAACAGTTCTTTGTGCGCGGAACCAAGTATGGAGATATTGTGTGAACACACATCAAATCATAACAGGTGATTGCATTGAAGGTATGAAGACTCTGCCTGAAGGGTCTGTGCATACCTGTGTAACTTCCCCGCCGTATTTTGGTTTGCGTTCCTATGAAGGTGGCGATGCGGAAATTGGTCAAGAAGAAACTGTAGACGAGTATGTGCAGAAGATGGTGGAAGTGTTCCGCGAAGTTCGTAGAGTTTTGCGTGACGATGGAACGCTATGGTTGAATCTTGGTGATTCTTACATGGCAGCAAAGAACTGTGCTCCTCCACCACAAACTATCGGTGGTCAACGAGGCATGCCGTCAGACTTTGTGCCAGGTAACAGAAAAGATCAAAAGGGTCTCAAGACTAAAGATCTGATTGGTATTCCGTGGCGTGTAGCATTTGCTCTGCAAGCAGACGGATGGTGGTTGCGTCAAGACCTAATTTGGCACAAGCCGAATCCTATGCCTGAAAGCGTAACCGACCGTTGCACTCGTGCTCACGAATACATCTTTATGTTTTCCAAGAAGTCTCACTACTTCTATGACCATGAAGCAATCAAGGAAGCAGCGGTTAGTTCTCCTCACGCACCAGGCAACAAGAACCGAACTCAGCCTGAAGACAAGGGAGCAAGAGATCCTGCTCTTGAACCTGAGCGAGTATGGGGTGGCGACGGCAAGAAGAACAAGCGATCTGTGTGGACGGTTAACACCAAGGGATACAAAGGCGCACACTTTGCGGTGTATCCTAAAGAACTGATTACTCCGTGTGTGCTTGCAGGTTCTCCTGTTGGCGGCACGGTGCTTGATCCGTTTACTGGCAGCGGCACAACCGCTGTGGTGGCTTTGAGCAACGGCAGAAACTATGTGGGAACTGAACTGAACCCTGAGTATGTTAAGATTGCAGAAGACCGAATTCGTGAAGAAGTAGCAAACTCATTACAAGGATTTTTAGCATGACTAAACTGAGACCGATTGGCAAGTGGATTGAAGTGCAAACTGTTGGTGGTGGCGAGAAGAAAACTACCGAAGGTATTATCTACACCGAGAAGATTAACTCTCAACTTGTTTGGAGCACGGTAATTTCTGTTGGTGATAAACTCACCGAGGATGTCAAGATTGGCGACAAGGTACTGTGGGATATCTCCAAGATTCGTGGTCAAGGATACGGCAGAAACAATCTTATCCATCAGGATTGGGTGGCTATGGTTGACCGAGAGGGCAAGTGAAATTCTACACACATGTTGCTGTTAGAGGTTCTAACATTCTGTATCGTGGATACGAGAACGGAAAGCGAATAGCCGAAAAGGTTCCGTTTATGCCCACTCTGTTTGTTCCTGCCAAGGGAAAGAAGACCGAATGGAAGACTCTTGAAGGCAAGTATGTTGAACCATTCAAGCCTGGTTCCATTCGTGATGCTAAAGAGTTCATCAATGAGTACAAGGGAGTGGTTGGCTTTGAACTATTTGGAAACACCGAATGGTTGTATCAGTATATCGGTGAGGCGTTCCCGAACGAAGTGGAATACGATCCAAGCAAATTAAAGGTGGCGTATATTGATATTGAGACGGAATGCGAGGGAGGCTTTCCGTCTATCAAGACTGCAACCGAACGCATAAACGCTATTACCTTAAAGGTGGGCAACAAGGTGTTGGTGTTTGGATTGGGTGAGTTTAATATTCCTGATGCCAAGTGCTTTCAATACGATGACGAAAAGCATATGTTGCGAGACTTCCTTGCAGCATGGGAAGCAATGGATATAGACATCGTGACAGGATGGAATGTCAACTTCTTTGATATTCCGTATATCGTGAATCGCATCACTCGTCTGTTTGACGAGAAGGAAGCCATGCGTCTTTCTCCGTGGCGAGAGATTCGTTCTCGTGAAGTGGAAGTGATGAACAAGAAGAATGAGGTTTATGATCTGTTAGGTATTGCCACCCTAGACTACTTTGATCTGTATCGTAAGTTCACCTATGTGACCCGTGAAACCTACAAACTAGATCATATCGTTTGGGTTGAGTTGGGCGAGCGCAAGAAGCAATACGATGGAACTCTAGCCGACTTCTACAAGAATGATTTTCAAAAGTTCATGGAGTATAACCACCACGATACCCTGCTTGTGGGAATGCTTGAGAACAAATTGAAACTGATGGAACTTGCTCTAGCCCTTGCGTATTCCGCCAAGGTTAATTTGAACGATGTGTTCTCGCAGGTTCGCACATGGGATGCCATCATCTACCATCATCTCACCAAGAAGCGAATTGCTATCCCCATGAAGGTAGAAGCCGAGGATAAAGAAACAAAGTTTGAAGGTGCGTATGTTAAAGATCCTATTGTTGGAGCGCACGATTGGGTGGTGAGTTTTGACTTGGACTCGCTGTATCCGCATCTTATCATGCAATACAATCTGTCTCCTGAAACCAAAACTAATGTGGGAACTCGCAATAAGTTCTCTGTAAATGATTTCCTCGCGGGCGCGGGCGCGAGCGCACCCACGGACACGGGCGCAGGCGCGAGAGATTATCTTGATAACATGCGAGCCAAGAATCTAAGCGTAGCGGGTAATTGTGTGGCATTCCGTAAGGATACGCAGGGCTTCCTGCCGCAACTCATGGAAACCATGTATGAAGAGCGCAAAGCCTTCAAGAAGAAAATGTTGGAAGCCAAAGCCACTTTAAAGAAACTGGTAAATCCAACTCCTGAGCAGGAAGCCCAACTGAAACTTGACATCACCAAGTTCCATAACTTTCAACTTGTTCGTAAGATTCAATTGAACTCTGCTTTCGGTGCTTGCGGCAATCAATACTTCCGTTACTACGATCAAGAGATTGCCGAGGCTATTACGATTTCAGGGCAGGTATCTATTCGTTGGATTGAGAATGGATTGAATCAATTCTTGAACAAAACCCTAAAGACAACCGGGGTAGATTATGTGATTGCATCGGATACTGATTCGGTGTATTTGAGATTGGGTTCCCTTGTGAAGCAAGTGATTCCAAAAGAAACCGATCCACAAAAGATTACAAAGTTCTTGAACAAGTTCTGCAACGAAGTGTTGCAGCCGTTCATTGATAAGCAATACGCTGCTCTTGCAGAGCAACAGAACGCTTACTCTCAAAAGATGCGTATGAAGCGAGAAGGTATTTCTAGCAAGGGCATTTGGACAGCCAAGAAGCGATACATGTTGAGTATTTGGATGGGCGAAGACGATGTGCTGTTGAGTAAGCCTGAAACTAAAATCATGGGTCTTGAAACTGCAAAGAGTAGTACCCCTGAAATTGTTCGTGATGCTCTCAAGAAATCCATCGGAATTATCATGGAAGGTACTGAATCTGAACTCCGAGATTATGTTGCAGCCTTTAAGACAGATTTCTTTACTCGTAAGGTGGAAGAGATTGCGTTCCCGCGAGGCTGCAACGGATTGAAGGAGTATCGGGACGACACAACAATCTATCGCAAGTCTACTCCATTACATGTTAAGGGCGCATTGCTTTACAATCATTGGTTGCGTGAGAAAAATCTTTCAAAACGATATCCAAAGATTGGTGACGGTGAAAAAATTAAATATGTGTATCTGCGTGTTCCAAATCCTGTTCGTGACAAAGTAATTTCTTTTACTGTAGGAATTCCCAAGGAGTTTGGGCTTGAAGCAAAATACATAGATTATGATACTCAATTTGAGAAATCATTTGAGGAACCACTCAATGCAATTTTAAATGTGATTGGTTGGCATATGCGTGAAGTTAGTAGTCTTGAAGGATTGTTTACATGGACATGAATGGAATAATTTTAATAACTTCTTTATGCTTCGCTATAGGTTTGGTGATTCACATATCTGTTGAACGCCATAAGGATAAGCGACAGCGTGAAGAGGAATTAAAACAGAAGCGAAAAAGAGTCAGAGAAACTCTTAAAAGACTTGACTGGCAGCGAAAAAAGTGATATAATAATACAATGGAGATTACACAATGAGTGACTTTTTAAAGGGTATGATTCGTGCATCGGGTAATGAGTTCGCCTCACTTGCAGAGGACGGAGTTGAGGGTGATGTTACTGGTTTTGTTAACACCGGTTCTTACTCTCTGAATGCTCTGCTTTCAGGTTCTCTGAACGGCGGTATCGCCAACAATAAGATTCTAGGTATCGCAGGCGAGTCTGCCACAGGCAAGACTTACTTTGCCTTGGGTATCGCAGCACAGTTCTTGGCTGACAATCCCGAAGGTGCAATTCTTTACTTTGATTCCGAGCAGGCTGTTACAAGTGACATGATTAAGTCACGCGGTCTTGATCCCAATCGTGTAGCAGTATTCCCTGTTGCTACCGTTGAGAGTTTCCGCCATCAGTTGCTGCAAATCATTGACAACTACGGCAAGTTGGACGAGAAGAAGCGTAAGCCTTTCTTTGTTGTTCTTGACTCACTAGGCATGTTGAGTACCTCCAAGGAAACCAACGATACCCTTGAAGGCAAGGAAGTGCGAGACATGACCCGCGCTCAAGTTGTCAAGGGAACCTTCAGAGTTCTCACCATGAAGTTGGGTCTTTACAACATTCCAATGGTTATGACTAATCATACCTACGATGTGGTGGGTGCGTATGTGCCAACCAAGGAAATGGGTGGTGGTTCAGGTCTCAAGTATGCCGCTTCAACCATTGTGTATCTTTCCAAGAAGAAGCACAAGGTTGATGATGAGATCGTAGGCAACATCATTCATTGCAAACTCTACAAGGGTCGTCTAACCCGTGAAAACAAGATGGTGGATGTTCTTCTCACCTTTGACAAGGGACTTGACCGGTACTACGGTCTTGTGGATTTGGCTTTGAAGCAGAATGTGTTCAAGAAGGTTTCCACCAAGATTGAACTGCCTAACGGCACTACTGCTTTTGAAAGTCAGATTGTTAAGAATCCAACCAAGTATTTCACCGAAGAAGTGATGAAGTCTTTGGAGACTGCTGCCGCTCGTGAATTCAAGTATGGTTCTGATACGACGGAAAGTGAGGCAACCAATGAATCCACGGAAACCATTGAAGCGGAAGGATGATATAATCGTCTATCCTGAATTTCAAGAAGCCTTTCTTGGAAGTCTTCGCAAGTTTGGACAGATTGTTCCTGTGGCTGTCTACGATTACGAGAAGTGTTTAGATATTCTAGTTAAGCAGGGCATGGATGTGATTGATGCCTATGAGTGGCTTGAAGTAAATACTTTAGGTGGTTATCTTGGAGAAGGAACTCCTGTTCTTGTTAATCGCTGTACCATAGAAGAATTCAACGAAGAGGCGGAACTACATGGCGAAATTACTGATTAAGTTACCAAGCAGATCTCGTCCTGCCAAGTTCATGGAGGTGTTTAATCTCTACAAGAATATGGCATCAGGCAAGCACGATGTTCAGTTCTTATGCTCGTTTGATCTTGACGATGCCACCATGAATAACGCCGGTATGCGTAACTGGATTGCCAAGCAAGGTGATTCAGTTAAAGCATTTTGGGGCAACTCTAAAACCAAGATACAAGCCATCAATGCTGATTTGGAACACGCAGGCGATTACGATGTAATGCTACTTGCATCCGATGATATGATTCCTCAGATGCAGGGATACGACGATATCATCATGCAGGATATGCAGACTTATTACCCTGATGGTGATGGTGTTCTTCATTACAACGATGGCAAGCAAGGCGAGCGTTTGAATACTCTTTGCATTTTCGGCAAGAAGTATTTTGACCGTTTTGGTTATATCTACAATCCTGAATACATCAGCGTATTCCCCGACAACGAGTTTACCGATGTGAGCAGGATTCTAGGCAAAGCAACTTACATTGACAAGGTTATTATTCGTCACTTCTGGATAGAGATCGGTGTGGATGCTCTATACATGCGTAACGAGAACCGCGAACTCTACGCCCGTGACGGTGCGTTATACCAACAAAGAAAGGCAGCAAACTTCGGTTTGCCACAACATGCCAACGCCTCCTAATGAAATCTTACTCAGCGTTCTGATTCTTTCAATTCCTTCTCGTCTTGAGAAGTGCTTGATTCCAACCTACAATCGTTTGTTGGAGCAGATTGGAAACGAGACTTGTGTTGAGGTTCTAACTCTTGTAGACAACAAGAGCATGAGCATCGGTGAAAAGCGTCAGGCTTTGATTCAATCGGCTAGAGGCAAGTGGATTGCCTTTTTGGATGACGATGATGCTGTATCCGAAGATTACATCTCAACCCTGATTGAAACCTTGAGAACCAAGCCTGCGGATGTTATTACTTTTGAACAGCATTGCTCGGTAAACGGCAAGGAGTTCAAGGTTGATTTCCGTATGGGTAATCCTCACGAAGGACTTAAGCAAAATCCTGATGGTAGTCTAGGCGATATTAAGCGTCCTCCGTATCACATGTGCGTGTGGGCAACCAAGATCGCCAAGAACATTCCATTCCGTGCTGTTTCATACGGAGAAGATATTGATTGGTGTATGCGAATGTATCCGTTTGTAACAAGTGAAACTCACCTAGATAAAGTACTTCACTACTATCAATATGATGACAGAACATCGGAAAGTATACAATATGCAAAGCGATAAGAAGCATCTTATTCTAAAGTACCCAACTCGTCAGCGTCCAGGTAAGTTTATGAATAATCTTCGTGCCTACATGGATAAAGCATCAGGAAAGAATAAAATCACTTATGTGATTAGCATGGATTCTGATGATCTGTTGCTAAACAATTCTAGAATCAAGCATTTTCTAGAGAATCTTCCCAAGACCGAAAATACCTTGGTTGAATATCATTATGGAGAGCGCGGAGGAAAAATTGCTGCTATCAATAGAGATGTTCCATCAACTGATTGGGATATAATCGTTTCCACCGCAGATGATATGGAACCTGTTGAATCAGGTTGGGATGAGATTATAGTACAAGATATGGTTAGAGAGTTTCCAAATATGGATGGATCATTGAATTACAATAATGATCCTCGTTTGGAGCAAAAGGGAGTTGATGGATTTAAAACTCTCATAACTCTTCCCGTTATTGGTAGAAAACTATATGATAAGTTTGGTTACATCTATCATCCTGATTATAAGTCGGAATGGTGCGACAACGAGCAAACAGAAGTGTTTGAATCTCTAGGAGTATTGAGGCATATCAATAGTCGCCCAATAATTCATAGATGGGCAGAAAATCAGGATGCTCTGATGCAGCATAATATGCATGTTGGTAGTTCTCACGATAGAGATATTTACTTGAAAAGAAAAGCAAATAATTTTCAAAGTAATTCGTCGCAGGGATCAAATCCATCTATAGTTCAAATTAGTATGATAAAGAATGAACTACATTTGTTGAAGCATATGTTGCCAATTTGGAAGAAGTATGCTGATGGATTTGTTTTCATGGATGACCAATCAACTGATGGTAGTTACGAATTTTTGATTGAGAACGCATCAAAGTATAACATCCTCGCAGTTTTAAGAACACATACTAATCCTGGAGAGATTGATTTCTTTGAATCAACTACTAGACAAAGAATGTTTGATGAAGCATTCAAATATACAGGTAAGATTATTTGTTTGGATGCTGATGAGTATCTTGATGGCAATGTAACCAAAGAGCAGTTAAACGAACTTCTTGAAAATAATAAAGACACCTTATTCTATTGTAAATGGATTCAATACACCAAAAAGAATGAAATAAGAGTTGACGGTAAATGGGAAATGCATCCTGTTGATAGAATAGGATCTTACAGCAAGAGGGCTGTTTATAAGAACAAGCAAACTCATGGAGAGCATGTGCCTACACCAGATAGATACGGTTCTATTGATGTTCCTCATTTGTTTGTATCCCATTTGAGTTGGTTGGCAGATAGAAGAGCAATTGCTATTAAGCAATATCACTATAAGGTTTGGGATTATGTCAATAAGTTACTTCACAAGGTTGATATTATAGATCCTGTAGAGTATGATCGTTCTGTAAATAATTTTAATTGGACTTGTGTGCCATTTCCATTTGAATTGCGAGTACCTGAAAACATTTATGCAGAACGAGATAAAAATGTTGAAAATACAAACGCATACAGATATATCAAAGAAAATGTGAAAAAATATAGCATTCCTAACTTGAATGATTGGGGATTTGGTATACACTAAGTATACAGAAATGGTATATCATGGAACACATACTTAAAGCAGTTGAAGAGTTTATAAAGGAAAAGCAAGTCTCCAAGAAGTGGAAGGCTGGTGTTGATTGGGTTCAATACGCTGGCCCATATTTCGGAACAGAAGAGTACACCGAATCGGTAAAGACTCTTCTTGAAGGTTGGCTCGTTCTTGGAACAAATGGTATTAGGTTTGAACATCAGTTCCCAAATCTGATGGGCAAGGAATACGGCATTCTAACCAATAGCGGTAGCAGTTCAAATCTAATAATGATGTCGTGTATGACATCAAAGCGTTTGTATAACTTCCCCAAAGGAACAAAGGTAATAACTCCAATTGCAGGATTTCCAACAACCATCAATCCCATCTTTCAGGTAGGATTTGAACCTGTGTTTGTTGATATTGATCTAGACACTTTAAACTTGAACTTGGATCAGGTTGAAGAAAAGGCAAAGGAAGGATGCAAAATAATTACCTTTGCTCATGTGTTGGGCAATCCTCCAAACATGGATAGATTGATGCAAATTGTTGAGAAGTATGGTTTGATTCTTCTTGAGGATTGTTGCGATGCTCTTCGATCAACATACGACGGAAAGCCTTTAGGAAGTTTTGGAGAGATGGCTTCTTGCTCTTTCTATCCTGCACACCACATAACTATGGGAGAAGGTGGTTTTGTTTCTTGTAGAACAAAAGAACAAGAGATTGTTGCAAGAAGTTTCAGAGAATGGGGAAGAGGGTGCTATTGTGTTGGGCAAAAAGCAAATTTCTTAAAGAACGGTAGTTGCAAAAAGAGATTCTCAAATTGGCTTCCTGCTTTACCAAATGAAATATTCGATCACAAGTATGTGTATGATGAAATTGGATATAATTTAAAGCCAACCGATCAACAGGCTGCTATGGGTTTGGTTCAAATGAAAAGACTTCCAAAAATTATTGAAATAAGGAAGCACAATCATAAGAGACTGTGTGAAATATTTGGCAAATATGAGCAGCATTTCATCATTCCCAAAGCGACACCAAAATCAGATCCTTCTTGGTTTGCTTTTGCTGTAACTCTTAAGGATGGTTGCCCGTTCAAGAGAAACGATATTGTAGATTATTTTGAAGAAAACAAGATTCAAACTAGACCTTATTTTGCTGGCAATATTATGTTGCAGCCAGCATATGAAGGACTTATGGATTCTGAGAAAGTTATCAAAGACTACCCTAATGCTAGAAAGGTAACAACAGATACTTTCTTCTTGGGAACAAGTCCTGTTATAACGGACGAGCACCTAAACTATATCGAAACTACACTAAATGATTTCTTAACTAAGAGACGAGTTCATTTGCCAATAATGGCTACCGAGAATGTTTGATGAGCAGGGAATTATCAAATGTTTCAAGATAAAATAAAACTGTTAGAAACAGTAGATTTGGGGAGTTAAATGAAAGTAGTTTATGTTACAGGATGTTTAGGATTTATTGGTTCCTATGTTACTCGTTTATGCCTAGAAAAGGGATGGCATGTTAAAGGAATAGACAAGAAAACATACGCTGCCAACAGCAACTTGTTGGATGAATTTAACAAGCATAAGAACTTTTCTTTTGTTGAATCCGACATCAATGATTTGAAGTTTTTATACGATTGTGATTACATTATTAACACTGCTGCCGAAACTCATGTGGGAAATTCCATAGCAAACAGCGATGATTTTGTTAAATCTAATGTAAATGGTGTTCACAACATCTTGGAATTGATAAAGAATTACAGACAAGAAAATATTACGATACCAACACTAATACACTTTAGCACGGATGAGGTTTATGGGGACATTACAGAAGGCGCACATACCGAGCACGATATACTGAAGCCATCTAATCCATATTCTGCAACCAAGGCTGCGGCTGACATGTTAGTTCTTGCTTGGGCTAGAACTTATAAAATTCCATATGTCATTGTTAGACCCACTAACAACTATGGTATTGGTCAATATGTTGAGAAACTGATACCAAAAACTTGTAAGTATTTGCACTTGGGTAGAAAGATACCCCTACACAATAACGGCACTCCAGTAAGAAATTGGTTACACGCCGAAGATACCGCACGAGCAATAATTACAATTATTGAGTCTGAAACAACCAATGAGATATACAATATTTGTGGTGGGTTTGAGCAATCAAATTTGGAAACCATCAATAAAATCTTAAAGGTTAGTGGTGTTGGTGAAAAGGAAATTTCTAATTACATAGACTTCTCTTATAGCAGACCCGGACAAGATGTGAGATATGCTTTAGATGATTCAAAACTTCGTAGTTTGGGTTGGGAACCCATCAAAAACTTTGATGAAGAACTTACAAATATAGTGAAGTACTATAAAGATAATTTTATTTGGTAAAAAAACATGAATTCATATACACACACTTGGTTGTTTGGAGGCGGTGGTGCAGCATCTTGGCTTATTGGTGGTATACTACGAGAAGGTGCTTCTATAACTGGAATACTTGATGATAATTGTTCCGGCACAAAGGGATTGAGCGGTATCCCTATACTATCACCAAAATCAGAAAATATAACCAAAGAAGTTAAACAAGATAGTGTTGTCGTTATGGCTATTTTAAATCCCGTGTTTGATACCGCAGCCATAACACAAAGATTGCTTAATGATGGATGGGGGAAAGTTATCAGTTTTGGTGATTGGTGTGAAGAATACTATAATAACACTAAAAGATGTCCAGCACCCATATCTGCAAAAGAGTGGGAAAATTATGATGCAGAATTTCAGATGGTTCGTGATCTGTTTTCAGATTCAGAAAGTGTACAGGTTTTTAATGCATTTATAGAATTTGTTAAAACAGGAAAAGATACTTTTCCTTCTATAAATCCAATCCCATACTTCCCAACAAATATACCTCCTGTAGAAGAACCTGTGCGTATGATTGATTGTGGAGCATTTACAGGTGATACCATTTTACAAGCCGTGTCTTTAGGGTATAATATAGAAGAAGTTCATGCTTTTGAACCTGATATGGTAAACTACAAAAAACTATCTGAAGTTGGTAGAAGTAGAGATGGTATCATTTCTTGGCCCTGCGGAGTAGGAGAAAGAAGTGAAACAATAAGATTCCAAAATCAAGGAGATATGGGTTCTTTTGCAGATCCTAACGGAAACTCCTTGATACAATGCGTTAAGATAGATGATTGCATACCGAATTTTTCAGCCAACCTTATAAAGATGGATATTGAAGGATATGAGTTTGATGCTCTAAAGGGTGCAGAGGAATTACTAAGGAAATATCGTCCAAGGTTAGCCATATCTGTATATCATTTAGCCAGTGATATATGGAAGATACCATTGTGGATCAGTAAAATTTACACAAAGAATACTTCAAAGTATTACTTGCGACATCATTCTAGAACTATTGCCGATACAGTTCTGTATGTTGTTCCTTGAGGATAAATTATGAATCTTAAAAAAATTATATTAGATATAGCCTATAAGAATAAACTAGGACACTTGGGTAGTTACTTTTCATCTGTTGATGTGATAGATGAAATTTATTCTCAGATGGGTAAAGACGACATATTCATTCTTTCATCTGGACATGCTGCTCTTGCTTTGTATGCTTGTTTGGAAAAGTATCATGGCATTAATGCTGAAGAGATGTTCTTAAAGCATGGCGGGCATCCACACAGAGATGAAGAGAATAAGATTTATTGCTCTACAGGTAGTTTAGGTTTAGGAATTACTGTTGCTCTCGGTAGAGCAGTTGCAAATCCTAATAGAAAAGTTTATGTTCTTGTTAGTGATGGAGAATGTGCAGAAGGTAGTGTTTGGGAAGCGTTGAAAACAATACACGAGCAAAACATAAAGAACATAGAAGTTCATGTTAATGTGAATGGGTATGCTGCTTACATGGAAGTGGATAAGGAGTATTTGGTGAACAGACTGAAGGCATTTTTGCCTGATGTAAAAATACACTACACCACCGTGGAACAGTTTCCATTTTTGAAAGGCTTGAATGCCCACTATCATGTTATGAGAGATTATGATTACAAGCAGGCTATGGAGATTTTAGGATGAGAAAGCAATTTGCCGCTTTGCTTCACGCACACATGAAGCACAATAAAGATATTTACCTCATAACTGGTGATTTGGGTTATGGGCTATGGGATACGATTAGAGATGAGTATCCTGATCGCTTTTATAATGTTGGATCTTCTGAGATGGCTATGATGGGAATGGCTATAGGATTGGCTATGGAAGGCAAAATTCCTTTTGTTTACTCCATAACTCCTTTTGCTATTTACAGACCATTTGAGATGATTCGTAATTATTTGAGTCACGAAAATATTCCTGTGAATATTATTGGTGGTGGTAGAGATCGGGATTATGGATATTTGGGGTTTTCGCATTGGGCAGATGATGATAAGAAAATAATGACTACACTAGAAAACTTATCAGTTCTTCACCCAACAAACGAAGAATCAATGAAAAAGATGCTTGACGATATGATTGCGAATCCTAGTCCAACTTATTTAAATCTGAGAAAATGAAAACCCCAAGTATTCTGATTACAGGAAGTAATGGATATATTGCAAAAAGTCTGAAACGGGACTTGGATGACAATTTTATTGTAACCACAATCTCTAGAACAGATTTTGATTTGTGTGATACGGATTCTTTGAATACTTGGTTTAAAGGAAAAGTCTTTGACTCAGTAATACATTGTGCGGCAGCAGGAGGCAGTAGACTCAAGACAGAGGATCCTTCTGTACGAGATCAAAATTTAAAAATGTATGAAAACTTACTGTCAAACAAAGATAAGTTTGGCAGGCTTATACATTTTGGTTCTGGTGCTGAATTCTTTCATCAAACTTTCTATAGTCAAAGTAAAAGAGAAATTGCAGAGTCTATAAGAAATACAGACAACTTTTACAATATAAGAATTTTTGGGGTGTTTGATGAAAACGAAATTGACACTAGATTTATAAAAGCAAACATTACTCGGTATATGAATAAGGAACCTATTGTAATTCATACAAATAGAATAATGGACTTCTTTTACATGAAAGATTTGGTCGCTCTTGTAAAGCACTACATTACATCCCCCAATCCAAACAAAGAAGTTAATTGCTCGTATGAAAACAAATACACTTTAAAAAATATAGCAAATATAATAAATTCTTTAGGTGAGTATACTGTTCCTATTACAGTACAAAACACTTCAAATCTAGAGTTTTATTGCGGCGAAAGTAATTTGTCAGAGATAGATACTTTTGGTATTGAAGCGGGTATACAGTTGACATATCAAAAACTTTTTATGATGAGGAATTAAGATGGCAGAAAATGCAGCGATAATTTACATGTCTCGTATGAGGGATATCCCTCTTCTCTTTAGAAGTATTTCTCTATTGTGCATGAATTTTAAGAAGGCACAGGAATATCCAATCGTTGTATTTCACGATGATATTGATAAGCCCTCTATTGCAAATCTGATGGTAGCACTCCACCGTCAGTTGGGCTATTTCCCAAACATTAAATTTGAACTTCTAACATTTGAAATGCCTGAGGGTATTTCATCAGACCCATCTATGTACACCGTACCTCTAACTGAGGCTTGGATGGGATATCGCCACATGTGTCGTTTCCACTCTGGTGGAATCTACATGGATCCTAGACTTTCAAAGTATGATTACTATTGGAGATTGGATTCCGATTCATATTTGTTCTCACCAATCAATTACGATCCTTTTGAAAGAATGCGAACAAATGGATACGAATACGCCTACATGTGCGATGAAGAAGGAGATATTCCTAGAGTTGTTGAAGGACTTTGGGAGGAAACAGAAAAGTTTATGAAAGAGAATAACATCCCAATGACTGATTATTTTAAGAGTCGTTTGGTTGATGGTAAGTGGAATCACAATATGTTCTACACAAATTTTGAGATTGCTAAGTTCTCTTTCTTTAGAAGCAAGGAGTACATGGCTTATTTCCAGCATTTAGATAAAACAGGCAATTTCTATTATAAGCGTTGGGGCGATGCACCAATACATTGGTTGGGCGTAAGAATGTTGATGGATCCAAGTAAGGTTTGGGCAGTAAAGGATATAACCTATCAGCACAACATGTGGATAAAGAATCTTAATGCCATACCAAACAAGGAAGTTCCAATACACATTTTACAAATGGTTGACGGCGATGATAATGTTCCTCAATCAAGAAGAGGAAGACTAGTTTATGCTATGAACCGATACATCAAGACTGGTCTTGATGGTTGCAATTGGGGAGAATAAAAAAGGATTTATATTATGGAAAACGCTGCAATTGTATACATGACTAGAAAGAATGATCTGTGGTTTTTTAAGCACAGCATCAACTATCTGTACTCTAATTTCAACAAAGATGCAAACTATCCTGTAGTTGTCTTCTACGATGATTTGAGTAAAGCAGATATTACAAATCTACTAACAGAGTTTAGCATTTCATTCGGTTTTCTACCAAACATTAAGTTTGAGAAGTTAGAATTCACTCTACCCGAAGGCATCTCTGAAGATCCCGATCACTATACTCTTCCACTTACCCAGTTCAGAATAGGCTATCGCCATATGTGTCGTTTTTATGGTGGTCAAATCTTCAACCATCCTGCTTTGGCAAAGTATAAGTGGTATATGCGATTGGATTCCGATTCGTTTATCATGTCCAAAATTACCCGTGATCCGTTTGAGGTTATGCGAGTTAATGGATACCAATACGCTTTCATGGAGCGAGAAGAATATGATGCTCCTTGGGCGTGTGAAGGACTGTGGGACAGCACAAAGAAGTTTATTGAAGCAAACAAGTCTAAAGTTCTGAATTCTAATTTTGAATGGAACATGGAAGTCTATAATACTAATTTTGAAATTGTAGACATGGACTTCTTCCGCGACAACAACTATCAGAACTATTTCAATCATATTGAACAGACAGGCAACATCTTCTATAAGCGTTGGGGAGATCATTGCATTCGTTGGTTGGGCATCAAGATGTTTATGAATCCCGAGAAAGTTTGGTGCTTACGAGACTTCTGCTATCAGCATGGTGGAGATGTAAAGAACATAGAACTTGTTGATATGGATTGTGTTGCTCGTGAACCTGAACCATTTAAGGGCGGAATGGTTAAGGCTTTAGAGCAAAGAGTTCACGGTCTTGCAGTTAACGGATAACCCATGAATTTGGTATTAGGAAGTACATCCCAACTGTCTCGCTATTTTCCTGATAACTACGCCAAGGTTTCAGCAAGAGAGTTGGATTTAGATGCTCTAACCAAAACTAGGTGGGACGCAGTATACATTTGCTTTGCCGAGCAAAGAACTTATTTGGCAAATGCTCTAGACGAAAACACTCGTAATCTGTTTTGGAATACGAATGTAGATAAGACTCTCGGTATTATAGAAAGACTACAAGAAGTAACCGACAAGATTGTGTATTACTCTACAGCAGAACTGTGGAACAACACCTCAGGCCCTGTAAATGTTACAGATCCAGTTTCTTTCCACAAGAACAACTATACAGATTCCAAGTGGCATATAACACAAATCCTCAGAGACAAGAAAAAGTATCCTAAAGTTTCTGTTCTGTATCCGTTTAATTTCAACAGCATCCACCGAGGCGATCAATACCTGTTTGGTAAGATTTTTAAATCTATCGTAACCAAGCAGCCTGTCACTATAGGAGATGTTCACTATTACCGAGAACTATTGCATCCTCAAATGGTGGTTGACGCTAGCATAAACGCCACCGCAGGAGTGGATGAAATTGTTGGATCTGGTAGAGTAGTTTATGTGAAAGATTTCATAGAATTACTTTACATGTATTCAGGATTGAGTTACAATGATATGGTTACAGAAGACAATAACAGAGAATCAATTTATCGTAAAAACATTTTCTACTCTGCCGTGAGGTACGAAAACTACGATGTTGATCGTTTAATTGATCTTACCTTAAAAGAACTGACAACCCCGGCGGTAACATAATGAAAAAACCAATAAATCTAGTTCAAGATACTATAGATCAAAAAGACATATCATCTTTGATCTCATGGCTCAACACCAATCCTCGTTTAACTAAAGCCACCAGAACGGTTGAGTTTGAACAGGAGTGGAGCAATTGGTTGGGCTGCAAGTATTCGGTATTTGTAAACTCAGGATCATCTGCAAACTTGGCAATATTCTATGCTTTGGTTGTGAGCAATCGCCTAAAGAACAAGAAGATTGTATTCCCATGTTTGTCTTGGGTAACAACTGTTTCTCCTGCAATTCAGTTGGGTTTAGAGCCGATTCTTTGTGGAACAGACAGATCCAATTTGGGAATTGATGTTGAAGAGTTTGAGCAGATTTGCAAGAGAGAAAATCCTGCCGCTTTAATGGTGGTTCACGCTTTAGGATTCCCAAATGACATGAAGCGTATTCAAGAAATCTGCGATAAGTATGGAGTAATACTTCTTGAGGATTCGTGTGAGAGTGTTGGAACAACTGTGGATGGCAAGAAAACAGGAACTCTTAGTCTTGCTGCATCCTTTAGTACCTACTACGGTCATCACTTCTCTACCATAGAAGGCGGATTAATTTCAACTGATGACTACGAACTGTATAATATTCTAAAGAGCATTCGTTCTCACGGATGGTCTAGAGATTTGGATGAAGTATCTCGTATCAATCTTCAACTGAAGTATGGTATTGATGACTTCCGTAACTTCTATACCTTCTACTATCCAGGATTCAATCTTCGTTCAACCGATCTTCAAGCGTATATCGGCATACAGCAACTTAAGAAACTTGATACATTCTGTGATAAGAGATGGAACAATCTTAAACTATACGACAAGTATATTGTGAATCCACATTGGAAGATTTCCTTGGATCAGTTTGAGTATGTTTCAAACTTTGCTTATCCCATCATTCATCCAAGAGTTGCCGAGATTGTTAAGAAACTAGCCGAAAATTCTGTGGAGTGTCGTCCACTAATCGCAGGTAGTATTTCCCGACAGCCATTCTTCTATGAGAGATACGGTTCCAAGAAGCATCCGTTTGCTGACGAGATACACGATTATGGGATGTATGTACCAAACAACCCTGATATGACAGACGATCAAATAAAGTTTGTATCCGATATTGTAAATACCTTTACTGCAAGCAAGGATTAACCATGAAAATTGATAAGATTGTTTTTAGTTGCTCGGAACCATTTAGCCCTTGGTGGAACATACAGTCAAAGATTTGGAAGACCAAGTTTGGTGTAGACCCTGTTTGTTTGTTGTACGGCGACAAAAGTAAGTGCAATATGTCTGAAGAATATGGGGAGATTGTTGAAAAGAAGTTTGATCCTGATCTGCCTGATATCATTCAATTACAATTCGGCAAGTTCTACCATCCTATAACTGAACCTGATAAAACTTGGATTATTGGAGATATGGATCAGATTCCACTACAGACAGAATACTTCTTGAGTGATCTTCCAAATATCCCCGATGATGCTTATGTGCATCTAAACTATACACTAACCGCTCAGATGCGTGCAGGAATGAGACCTGATGGATTTCCTGGCATGGCTTCTGACGCATTCTTGAAATTGGGCGGTGCTGTTAACGGTGGATATGATCTTCCTGGTCACTATCATGTGGCTAAAGGTAAATATTTTGAATCTCTATTCTTCAATAAGAAATCGTTTGAAGATGTTTTGCGATATGTTATGGAATCAAAGAGATATGGTTTCTATACAGAAGAATCTCAAAAGACTCTAAACAAAGAAATTCACGGAGGGTTTTGGGTTGCCGAGGAAAGTTATACATCGGAAAACATTTGGTATGGCTTGAAGAAAGGCATTATTAAAGAATTTTACGGCAAAGAATATCATATTTGGAATCAGAAGATTGATAGAGTCGGTAGACTCACAGATTCAAACGGCAAATGGATTCCTCAATGGACAGGATCTAATTATCTTTATGACGAAACCCGTTTAAAGAATAAAGGTTACATGGACTTACATTGTCACAGACCATACCATGAGCAGGAAAAGGCTATGATGAACATTTTGCAGATTGCAGGTATGATATGAAAATAGATTCTATATTGTTTAGTTGCTCTGCTCCATTTGTTCCGTTTTGGAATATACAAGCCAAAATTTGGAAGACTAGATTTGGTATTGAACCGATATGCCTTTTCTTTGGAGATAAGAAAAGTTCATCTATTGATGAGACATACGGTAAGGTTTATGAAATTCAACCCTTTTCCGATTTACCACCAGTTCTTCAGATTACTTGCGCTAAATTTTTAGCGTGTGATTTGGTTAAGGAATTGGATTCCTCAAAGACCTATCTCATAGGAGATGTGGATACACTACCACTTCAAACAGAATATTTTACAAAAGAGATAGAGAATATTCCTGATTCTGATTATTTACATCTTAGAGCATACGATGATTTTCTAGAAACAGGAAGTAAAGCGGACAATCTGACAAAGGGTGGGGATTTGCCTGGCTATTATCATGTTTCTAAAGGAAGTACATTCTTAAATTTGTTTCTTAAGGGATCATTCCGAGAAACCGTTAGATACATTGCAGAATCAAATCTTTATGGCATAAGAGTAAAAGTCTTAAATGAAAATATTCAAGGTATGGGTGATATACACGATTACTATTGGTGTGCAGAGGAAACATATACAAGTCAGCAAATATGGAAAGCGGCAAAAGCATCTCAAATAGTATTTCATGGTCGTGATTATCTTTTAGATTCCAAGCAAAGATATATTGATAGAGATAGTGTTCGCTGCTCTAATGATTGTCGTGGATGGAATGGTGTAGATTACATTTACGATAAAGATAAACTTTCTAATGGTGGATATATTGATATACATTGTATGAGACCTTATGCTCTACAATTCAAAGCAATGATGAGGATTCTAGAGACCGCGAGAATGGTATGAATCTAATTTGCATTTCAGGTAGTTCTGGTGTGGGTAAAACCACAATATCCAGAATAATTCAAAGTGTTCTTGGAACAAAGGATTGTCTTTGCCTTAGCGGAGATGATCTTCACAAATGGGAAAGGGGAAATCCCATATGGAAGACTATTACGCATTTAAATCCTGATGCTAACGATTTAGAATTGGGTTACACACATCTTTCTGAATTAAAGCAAGGCAGATCAATTCAAAGAAATTTTTATAATCACGACACGGGAAAATTTGATTCTGCTGTAACCATAGAACCAAAATCAAATATTATTTACGAAGGGTTGCATGCTCTTTATCATAAGCCAACATTAGAGATGTCTGATTTGAGCATCTATGTGGATACAGACGAAGACTTGAAGATTGAATGGAAATTTAAACGCGATACAAAGAAACGAGGATATAGCCAATCCGAAGTTTTGGATGCTTTGCAAAGACGACAAGGAGATGAAAACAATTTCATAACTCCACAAAAACATAATGCTGATGTAATTATAAAATTTACCAAAGATCAACATTACGCAATTTCTTTGCTGTACTTTTCTGTAACAGGAAAGGGAGAAGCGTTTATGAAATTGGTGAAAGATTTTTATGAGTCTGCTAGTCAGTTCCTGCAAATCTGTAAATGGCTAGGATTAGATCCTTCTCTCGTTCAGGGGAGGGGAGGTAATGTATCTGTTAAATCTGATGGTGGTATGATTATAAAATCTTCTGGTGCAAAGATGGGAGATATCAATTTGTATCACGGGTTTTGTGTTTGTGATATAAATTCCCAAGCAATCACCGCATTCACAGATGAGATTCATTACAATACTTACATCAATAGTTCCAAGAAGATTGGTGAATCCCGCCCATCTATGGAAACAGGATTCCATATTTCACTACCAAACAAAGTTGTGATACACACGCACCCTGTGCATCTAAATGCTCTATTGTGTAGTATTGAAGGAGAAGGATTATTAAAAACTTTGTTTAAGGATATCCCATATGAGTTTGTGGAATACACAACACCAGGATATGAATTAGTCAACAGGATAATTCCAAAACAAACAGGTAATAATGTTTTGTTCCTTCAGAATCATGGATTGATTGTTGGTGCAGAAACCCATGAAGATGCTATGGAGATTACTGAGAAAATAAACAATCGTTGCAAAAGATGGTTGGTAAATCATGTGGATAGTTTATTGGATTTTGAAGATTCAAAAATAAATCTTCCTCTTTTTCCAGATGCTGCCGTTTTTCCAAACGAAATGTCATCAACAAACAACTACATACTACATCTGATGACTGGTGCTTGCCTGACACCAAACTTTTTGAGTTCCGAAGAAGTGCAGAAATTAAACAACCTGTCGTCTGAACAATTTAGAAAGGCTTTAGTATGAAGATTATTGTGCCGATGGCAGGAACCGGAAATCGGTTTGTTGAGAAGGGATATCCTGACCCCAAACCTCTTATTCGTGTGAATGGAAAGCGCATCATTGAATACATTCTAGAGATGTTTGATGATGAGGATGACGAATTTGTATTCATATGCAATGATACGCATCTTGCTACAACTGATATGCGAGATGTGTTGCTTTCGCTAAAGCCCAATGCAACTATCGTTTCTATGCCTCAACACAAGTTGGGCCCTGTTTGGACTGTGAAGGCAGTTTACGAACACATTAAGGACGACGAAGAAGTTATTGTTTCGTATTGTGACAATCCATATCTTTGGGATCGTTATCATTTTGAAGATCATGTGCATCGTTATGATATGGACGGATGTGTTCTTACACACAGCGGATTCCACCCACACACTTTAGCACAAACTAAGATGGCTTTTGTTAAAGATATTCCAAACACGCCATTCTTTTCAGAAATTAAAGAGAAGGCTTGCTATACAGATAATCCTATGAATGAACACGCCTCCACAGGAGTGTATTACTTCAAGAAGGGTTCGTATATCAAGAAGTATTTTGATCTTGCTATGGAGAAGGGAATTCAATACAATGGCGAGTTCTATGTAACCTTGGTGTATAATCTTTTAATTCAAGATGCTTTGAAGGTTGGATACTACGATACTCCTTTTGTTACTGTATTTGGAACTCCTGAAGAAGTAGAGAACTTTGAAGCGTGGGCAACCATTGTAAAGGGAAAGCAAGTAAAGAGCATAGATGATTTGATGAGTTGTTATTTTTATTGGGATGCTTATCATAATGACTAAAATTATATTTGTGGATATTGATGAAACTATTTGCATTACTCCAGATCATCCCCGAGAGTATAAGAAAGCAAAGCCTATCATTGAGAACATTCAGAAGGTGAACGCTCTCTACGATCAGGGAAATACTATCATCTATTGGACTGCTCGTGGAAGCCGAAGTGGAATAGATTGGTATGATCTAACCAAGCAGCAGTTAGAGGATTGGGGAGCAAGATATCACGATCTGCGTTGCGACAAACCGTATTACGATTTGTTTATTGAAGACAAAAGCGTTAGAATTGAGGAACTACCGTGATTTACATTTCTCACCGAGGAAACATTGACGGTATTATTCCTGAGCGTGAAAACGCATTGGATTACATTCAAGAAGCCATTGATGCAGGTTATGATGTAGAGATAGATTTGCGTATGAAGAATGAACAGCCTCATCTAGGTCACGATTACGCTCAGTATCCTGTGACCGAGGAGTGGCTTTGGCAACGCCGTGAACGCCTTTGGGTTCATGTCAAGGAATACGCCGCTCTCCAATGGATTTTTCAAAGACCTTTAATGCAACCTGTTCGGTATTTTTGCCACGAATCCGATAGGTTCACACTTGTAAGTAATGGTTGGATTTGGTCACACGATTTAACAAATCGTATGAATTCTAAGTGCATCATTCCTCTACTTTCTAAAGAATCGGTAGAGTCTTACAATAATACTGGTTTTGGAGCCGTTTGCTCTGATTTTATTTTGGATTGTGTAAAGAAGTTCTCTTGACTTTCAGCCGTTTGGCTGTATATTAGGACTAATGACTAACGATAGAACAGAAATTCTCATTCTGCGAACTCTACTCCACGATGAAGAGTACGGGCGCAAGGTTCTTCCGTTTTTAAAGCCTGAATACTTTACAGAGCGGGATGAGCGAGTCATCTACGATTGTATCAGTACTTTTTATACCAAGTACAACAAGCAGCCCACAGTTGAGAGTCTTCTTATTGATTTGAGCAAGCGAGACAACTTAAGCGAAACTGAATTCAAGGCTATTCGGGATATCATCAAGTCATTCAAGACTCACGATAAGTTGGAAACTCAATGGTTGCTAGACAATACCGAAGAGTTCTGCAAAGAAAAGGCACTCTATAATGGCATCATGGAATCCATTCAAATTATTGATGGAAAGTCCAAAGACAAAACGAAGACTGCTATTCCAAGTATCCTTTCTACTGCTCTTGCAGTTAGTTTTGATACTCATATCGGTCACGATTTCATTGAAGATGCAGACAAGCGATATCACTTCTATCATACCGTAGAGAAGCGTATTCCGTTTGATATTGATCTGCTTAACAAGATTACAAACAACGGTACGCCTTACAAGACCTTGAATGTATGTCTCGCAGGCACTGGTGTCGGTAAGTCTCTATTCTTGTGTCATCATGCGGCTAACTGTCTGATGCAAGGCAAGAATGTTTTGTACATTACTTGCGAAATGGCAGAAGAGCGAATTGCAGAGCGTATTGATGCTAATCTAATGGATACCGCTCTAGACGATCTGAAGGCTTTGCCCAAGGATATCTACGACCGAAAATTGAATCGTATCATGGAACAAACTACAGGTAAACTCATTATCAAAGAGTATCCTACCGCGACAGCAAGTGCCATGCACTTCAAGCATCTATTAGATGAACTTCGTCTCAAGCGTAATTTTACACCTGAGATTATCTTTATTGATTACCTGAATATCTGTGCGTCGGCTCGCATGAAGCAGAGTGCCACGGTGAATTCGTACACCTTTATCAAGGCAATTGCTGAAGAGTTGCGCGGTCTTGCGGTTGAAACCGGTGTGCCTATCTTTACTGCAACACAAACCAATCGTTCAGGATTCTCTAGCACGGATGTTGAACTAACTGATACCAGCGAATCGTTCGGTCTACCACAAACCGCCGATTTCATGTTTGCCTTGGTTTCAACCGAAGAACTTCAGGGGCTTGGTCAAATTATGATTAAGCAACTTAAGAATCGTTATGCTGATCCTGCGGCAAATCGCCGATTCGTGGTTGGTATTGATCGCAGCAAAATGAAACTTTTTGACTTGGATGAATCTGCTCAACGCGGAATTATTAACATGCCTGAAAAGACCGATGAAGATGAAGAAACAGGAGAATTTAAAAGTTTTCGTGAACGCATGACCGACAAATTTAAAAAGAGAGATTTTGCTGATTGGTCTTGACACATCAGTAATAAGAGATATAATAGACACATGTTCCGACTTCACATTGATATTCCCCTGAACACAAACGAGGCTACCGCAGCAGCCTTGTCGGAGACTATTGTTGCCATGCTTGTTGACAATATTACTCCTGTTGTTAATGGAAATGTTCTGACAGAAATTAACTATCGTCTTGGTCACGATGATGATCGGCAAAAGAGTAACTATCTCATCAAGACAGAATCGGGTCATGTTGCAAACAAGAAGTCTCGCGTGGTTCTTGTGATGGAGAATACTGAGAAAGAATAATGGGAGTGGGGGGTCTTTGGTTGGCCCAGATCGGTTTATACCCGGTTGGAACAGGTTCGAATCCTGGCACTCCTACTAGATACTTAAAGGAGAAAATACAATGCTTATTCCAAACACTGATTATGTTATCGTAAAAGTTGATCGCACTAAGATTAAGCCAGGTGAGGCTTTTGAAGGAATTGTTTATTCCGCAGGACAGCAACCATTTGCTCCTCAGCCTGTTGGCGGCGATGGAAGAAACTTTTCTTTTGCTCGTCAGCCCGATCCTTTCCCAATTCAAAAGGGTGATCGTGTAGTTGTTGGTGGATACATTACTCTTATGACAGAGAATGATGATGCACTGGCTATTTGCTTCAAGGGCGAAGTGTATGCCATCATTAAGGATGAGCAGGAAGAAATCAATCTGTTCAATCAAGAGATGGAACAGGACACCAACCCTCAACTTCTGAAGGGCTAAACCTTGAAGGTTCTCCTCCTAAACGCTAGCGAGGAAGTCTTAAATGTGATTGATTGGAAGCGGGCGGTTAATCTCCTGTGTTCAGGAAAAGCCGCCAAGCCTTATGGTCACGATGACTTCTATCGTATTCCCACACCCCGAGGGCACTATGAACTACCCACCGCAATTGTGTTGGTGGAGTATGTGAACCTGCCGTATAGGGTCAAGGGAGCAACTCGTAAAGGAGTGTTTCGTCGTGACAAGTTTGAATGTCAGTATTGTGGTTGCACCTTGAATGCCGCCAACGGAACCATTGACCATGTGTTGCCTGCTAGCCGTGGTGGTAAGTTTGAGTGGAAGAATGTGGTGGCTTCCTGCCGTAGATGCAACTACAGGAAGGCTAACCGAACCCCACAGGAAGCCAAGATGCCTCTAGCCAAGCCTCCTATTGTTCCCAACAGGAAGATGATTGTAATGACTATCATTGACCATATGGGCCCGAAAACTTGGTCAAGATGGGTGGAGGAGGAGTGAAGATTAGCATAAATATGTTATATGCTAAACTTTTCTTCATTTTCAACTCCTGAATCCATAACAGAAGCCGTTAAAGAAAACAAAGGTGGTCACATTAGCCACCTTGAAGACGGTATGTTTGAGCAGGGTTGGGATGGGTTACAAGCATCCATTAAAATTTTAAAAGATGTTGTTAGCGGCGTTTCCTCAACAGGAAAGGCTGTTCCGTCTTTGAATGTATCCACAAAATGGGACGGGGCTCCTGCTCTTATTGCAGGCATTCATCCTGACACTAAAAAGTTCTTTGTGGCTACCAAGTCTTTCTTTTCTAAGACTTCAAAAGTTAACTATACAGAAGCAGATATCAAAGCCAACCACGAAGGTGGTGTGGTTGCTAAACTAATAGACGCTTTAAAGTATCTAAAGCCACTAAACATCAAGGGCATGGTTTGGGGCGACTTGCTGTTTACACAAGGCGAGAAGAAAAAAGAAACTATTGACGGCAAGAGTTACATCACCTTCCGTCCTAACACAATTACATACGCTGTTCCTGCGGATAGTCCCACAGGAATAGAAGTAGCCGCTGCTAAGTTTGGTATTGTGTTCCATACTAAATGGAGTGGTAGTGGCGATCCTAAAGAGCGCGGATCATGGTCGCCTGGTGTTCCTGCAATGGGAACATCCACAGGAGTATGGGTTGTGGATGCCAAGGTTCCAACTCTACCAAAGAATCTTTTGCTTCAAACCTCAGAAGAAAAACAGATTGCTGTTCTCACAAAACAGATTGAGGCGGAAGCCAAGAACTTGAAGTCTGCTTTAGGTTCATTCAACAAGAGTGAAGCATCCGAGTATGTGTCGCAGTATATCAACGCCACAGTACGAGCAGGACTTTCAAACAATACCACAAACGGTCTTGCAACATTCATTCAGGCTCGTCTTGCTACTGAAGCAGACGCACTAAAAACTGAAGTTAAGAAGAAAGAGAAGCAGGAAAAAGGCGCGAGAATCACCAAGTATCTACAGGCTTACGCTTCTCAAATTGATAAACTATTTGCACTTCACGCACTCATAGCCAAGGCTAAGAGTTTGGTTATCTCTAAACTTTCTCTTACCCAAAGTGTCTCAACCTTTATTGCAGACAAGGACGGATATCGTCCAACCGCACCTGAAGGTTTCGTAGCAGTTTGTGGTAAGACATGTAGTATTGTGAAACTTGTTGATCGCAACGAGTTCTCCAAGAACAACTTTAATCTAGCAAAGGAATGGAAGTGAAAAAAATTACACAGATCATTACCGAAGCACCTAAGAAAGAGAAATCTATAGTTATTGGTGTTGGACGCTTCAATCCACCAACCACAGGACACGAAGTTCTTGTAAACAAGGTGATGGAAGAAGCCCAAAAGATTGGTGCTGAGTTTTGCATTTACGCTTCCTACTCGCAAGATCCAAAGAAGAATCCGCTAGACGCAAAAACTAAACTTGAGACTTTAAAGAAGTTCTTTCCCAAGATGAAGTTTCAACTGATGCCAAAACCTTTCCCAAACAAGGATGGCAAGACGGTTGCGGGGCCTTATGCTATTGCACAGAAGTTGAGTGATGCTGGCTACACTAAAGTTCGTATTGTCACAGGCGCAGATCATGTGGCAGAATACAACAAGATTAAGCAATACATTGATCTTGATCCCAAGAGTACCGAGGGCTACAAGTTCTCAGACTTCAAGGTTATTAGTGCTGGTGCTCGTGATCCTGATGCAGAAGGTGTGCAAGGCATGTCAGCATCCAAGATGCGTAAAGCAGTATTTGACGGAGACTTTGATGCGTTCCGCGCAGGCGTACCCGCGCATGTGAAGGATGCTGAAGCCAAGAAGATTTTCATGGCAGTCAAGAAGGGCATGCAATTAAAAGAAGAATGGCTATGGGAAGAAAAGTCATCTGATGTAACTTTGCTTTGCTTGACTTCTGCTGAAGGTGGCACAGAAGGCTCTTCAATTGAGAAGATGGAAAAGTCCTGCAAGAAAAAGGGCATAGAATTTCATGTAATCAAGATGAAGTATGCTCTCATCAATTCAATGGAAGCCAGCGGCGATAAAGTTACCATTCAAATTACTGAAGGCGAAGACACCAAGAAGATTGTGATTAAACCACAGAACACCCTATGTTTTGTGCGTGGCGGTGTAATGAATTCTGAACTTGGTATTGGTCTCGCTACAATTCTACAGAACAATGGTGTGTTCATGGTTAACGAAAAGGGTGCTATGGAGATTTGTGCAAACAAGTTGCAGACTGCTCTAGCCCTTCAGAAGTATAACCTGCCACACCCACGAACTGCATTTGTTTCCAATGAAGATTCAGTGGCAAATGCTATGAAGGCTATTGGCGGAAAGTATCCTGTTGTGGTTAAGACTGTTACAGGCGCAGAAGGTATTGGCGTTTCAATTATTGAAAGCGAAAAGTCTTTGCGTTCTGTTCTTCAGTCTCTATGGAAGTTTGGTGCAGAAGTTATCCTCCAAGAGTTTTTGCCAGGTTTCAAGAACGATGTTCGTTCAATCGTGCTCAACGGCAAGATATTCGCCTGTGCAAAGCGTGACAAGGCTAAAGGCGATTTCAGAACTAATATTGCTAGGGGTTCCTCAGGGGGAGCATTTAAACTAAGTCCAGAAGAGATTGAACTTGTGGAAAAGGTTGCTTTGGTAAGTAAGTGTTATTATGTTGGTGTTGACCATGTGGTTGTAGACGGCAAACCTTACATTATTGAAATGAACGCTTCGCCAGGAAGCGGTAATGTTTATACACTTTACAAAGACGGCAAGCCAACCGAAGAAGTTGAAGGACAAGGCTTGATGGACGCTTTGATTGAGCATGTAAGCAACAAGTCAAACTGGAAACTATTCAGTAATGTGGCTGTTAGTGAAAGTATTACTGTTGATGGTGTAGAATACAACGCAAAGATTGATACCGGCAACAGCGGTTACAATTCTATTGATGCTACAGATATAAAGATTAACGAAAAGAATCACACAGTTTCGTTTAAGATAAACGGTAAGAGTTTAAACAAGACTATCGTTAGTCGTATTAAGATTAAGCGCGGCGGAACAGAAGAACGAGAAATTCGTCCGATAGTTTTGATGGATGTAGAGTTTGGTGGTCGTGAGTACAAGAATGTAAAGTTTTCTCTGGCTAACCGAAGTCATATGGAATACAAAGTTCTTATTGGTCTTCGCTTCTTGCGTCAAACAGGAATGCAGGTAGATCCAAAAGATATGTCAGCCGCCAAACCAGAATCTAAAAATGAGGAGTTTATCGTGAGTGAAGATGCAGCACGCGCAAGTCCAAAAGATAAGGAAACAGGACTTCCCAAGAAATATGTTTCTGGTTTGAGTAAAGCAGACGCCAAGGCTAGAGTAAAGCAATTTGCTGATAGAAAGGCTCGTTCTGATTCTGATCCTAAGGCTTGGAAGAAATTGCCTGGTGATCCTGAGAAAACTACTAGACGCTCCAAATATTCCATAGCATTTGCCAAAAAGTTTGGAACAAAATCAGAAGCCTTTGAAATACAAGAAATTTTAGATCAAGTAGTAGAACTTGATGATATCCGTAAATACAGTGATCGCATTGAACGAGCACGAGAACTACAGTCCAAGGTTTCCACACATGAAGAACAAACCGCTTGGGACATATACATTCAAGAGCAGAAGCAGCAGATGTATGCTAGTCATGCTACTCAAACCACAACATCTTCTTTAGATGAAGAGTTTGAATGGATGCTTTATGAATATACTGATGCTGCTAGTTTGTCACGAAAAATTTTCAAAGAAGTTTTAGAGATTGGTACAAACAAGATTCGTAAAACTTACGCCAAAGATACTCCTGGTCAAAATGCTATCGCTGAAGATATGGATGATGAAGAAAAGGATAGCATCTACAAGGAATGGTCTAAACTTGTAAACATGGGAGCCAAAGAACTTCAGAACTTTATTGATTCGCAGGGCGGTAAAGAAGCGGGGTTGTCTCGCAAAGAAGCAGGCAAGGCAGGAACTGGTGGTGGTAAAATCACCTCGGGACGCGACTCTGCTCGTGCTATCGTGCGAATGCTTGGCAAAAAGAAAGATGATTGGCAAGCAGGCGATTGGAAATGGGCAAACAAACAAATCTCGTTTATCAGTCGCATGAAGGGAGCCAAGGGGCCACTTCGTGATGATAAAGGCGAACCGACTCGTAAACTACTAGCCCTGAAAATATGGGGACACAATCCGGAGAAATGACATGAAGAGTTTTAAAGATTTAAAAACTGAACTAGAGATAACTGAGAGTATTAAAGCGGTTAAGAATAAAGCCGCTAAATCTGGTATATCTTATGCAATTTTAAAGAAAGTTTACGACCGAGGCATGGCTGCTTGGAAGGGTGGGCATCGTCCAGGTGTGACTCCTCAACAATGGGCGTTGGCTAGAGTAAACTCGTTTTTGACAGGCGGTAAAACCCGAACTACTGCGGATGCCGATCTTTGGAAGAAAGCGAAGGGATGAAAACTTTTATACAGCATGTAAATGAAGTTAAACTTTCTGCTGGATTACTTTCCACAGCGTTAGCGGCAAGCATAGCGATAGGATCGCCAGCAATGGCAGCAACTGCCCCTCCTCGCCCCCAAACCACACAGCAAACCTATCAAAATACTACAGCGTGGAAACTATTAATTTCAAAATATGAAGGATTTAAAACTGAGGCATACTGGGATAAAACGGGAAAAGTTTGGACTATAGGTAAAGGATCAACTACTCATCCAGACGGTAGACCCGTTAAACAAGGCGACAGAATATCAAAACAACAAGCAGATCAGTATATGGAACACTATGTAAATACAAAAGTGATTCCTAAATTAAAAATGATACCAAATTGGAATCTTATGAATTCCAATCAGCAGAGTGCGTTGATTTCATTTGCCTATAATGTAGGGCCTGGTTTTTATGGTAAAAGTGGGTTTGAATCAATAACTATGGCTTTAAGTTCTTCGGAGCATTGGAAAGAAGTTCCAGCAGCACTAGCAAAATATAATAAGTCCAAAGGTGAAGTTTTACCAGGATTAATTAAAAGAAGAGCAGCCGAAGGTGATCTTTGGCTGAAACGCAACAGATAAATTTAACTAAATACTACCTAGCGGTAAGAATGTAAAAAATACAAGGAGCAGCAATGCACAACTCACCAATCAGCAAAGAATTCTACAATAACATCTCAAATGTTCTCATGGGCAAGACAACTATAAAGGTTGAACTTCCTGAGTCTCTAAAAGAAGCGGCAAAGGCTGCTAAGGCAGAATTTGCAACTTTAACCGAAGGTGTTATGGTCGCGGAAACCAAGCGTAACATTCTACGCAAGCATCTCAAGGAAGGTGTAGCCAAGTGCGGTTGCCAACTAACACCAGAAATGGTTACTCGTTTTGAAGAGGTTGTTGCTGAGGCTGATGTGAAGATGCCTACTCAAAAGGCTGCATTGGCTACTCCCGCTGAAGTAAAGAGCAAGACTGCTCCAAAGGGTGGTTCATCAAGTGCTGAGGGTAGCAAGTTGGCTACTCCTAAAAAGGCGGCTGCTGGTATTAACACCGCAGGCATGAAAAAAGAAGAAACTGAAACAACAGAAATTGAAACAGGTCTTCGTGAGTTTTTAACTCAACTTTCCGAAGAAGAAGTATCAACCCTTCGTAAAATCATCAACGAAAATCGCTAAATAGGTAGCACAAGGAGAAACCAAAAATGGGATTTTGGAACAATAACGATAGAGAAGAATCTAAACCAGTATGGTTAACCGCCGCTCAAAAGCGTTGGACTGTTCGCACAAACTCAGGTTGGGAAGCACCAACTCAGAACGGTATTGCTAACCTCGCTGGTCAGTTTGAGGGCCCAAGAGATTTGAGCGTCACTGGTGCTTATCCAGTCATGGAACTTCTTATTGCTATACCAAATGATCCTGGAACAACGGCAGGTTCAACAGCCAGTGCATACGCTGATCGTATCAGTATTACAGGTGGTTGGACTGGCGGCACTCACGCTGGTGCAAACTTACAAGACAATCCTTATATGAGCACTCCTTTCCAAGGAGATGGTGCAACCGCTGGCGGTCAATTCGGAACAGGATTAAGTCACTCTTGCACAGCAAATTACGGTCTAAACGAATTTGGTGTTTCTTCTCTATTCTGGGGAATAAGTGGTCGTGGTATTACAGATTCTATGCCTGGTTTAAGTGGTGTGGGTTATGTTGGTTATAATCCAGGTGGCGGCTACGGATTTGTTTCACGAAATGCAAATCTAACAGGCGGAACAGACGGAAATGGAATTTACGGTTGGAGTGTGACTGGTTCAATTATCCCCGCAGGACATACTGGATACATTAAGGTTAAGGGTAACGATGTAAACTTCATTCAATCTCTTACACTTTCTCTAACAGGTCAGTTGACAGGCGGTGGGCCACAAACTCATGCTCAATTAAAATCTATTGTTCTTGCAACAGGATTGAGTCTTCTAGTAAATTCAGGCCCAACAGGCGTTCCAAATCATGTGTATGAGGCTTTCTTCGGTCCAACCTCAGCATACAACGGAGATATTGGAGTTATCATTCTTCCTGCTGGTCTAACCACAGGTGTGTACGGAATGACTGCTTTTGTGAATGACGGAACAACTGCTGCAAACCCATCGGCAACAGGTTCAGCAGCGTTCAAAGTAACTGTTCGCTAATAGGAGTTTATCATGCGTTTCAAGGAATTACGAAGCAAACTACAGGAAAATTGGGGAACATTTCCCGCTGTTGGGCCAGGGCATCTTAACCCTGCCGTCGGCCCACACAATCCTGATGGTGCTGTAGATACTCCTGAAATTAATATCGCTTCGTTGAATGATGAGGCTCTTGCTAGATTGAACACTTTCCTTGGTGCTTCAATGAGAAAGAGTTACATTAATCCTTATAATGTTCTTAGTCAAATTAAGAGCAAAATGGAACGAGTTGGTTTATTCTTTGAGTATCGTGTTCCACCAGCAAAAACTGGTTTAGAGCATGACGCTAAAACAAGTATTGATAACAAGCGTGGCCCTGTTAATGAGATTGGTGAAGGTATGTTTGAGTTTCCTCTAAAGTATCTTGGCGGATCATACGGAAGATATCCAACCGATCCAGGCTACGATCCTTATCACGCAGATAACATCTCAAACAAGACAGGAACTCCTTTGAAACTTGTTGTAGAAATTAGCAGTAACGAAGACGGTACTTTCTCGGTCAAACCCCGCATCGTGCAGGGTTAAGGGCGCGTTCCCTAAATCCGCATTTCACCGCCCGAAAGGGAGCCTAAACAGGCTCCCTTTTTTATTATAAATACTTGTTGTAATGAGTCCTTAAAAGTGAAAGTATTGTATTACACAATGGTATTTAAAACATTAAACGAAGAGAATTTCAAACTGTTTGCGGTAAAAAATTATGACAACCCACAATGTCATAGCATGCAAGAATTTGAAGAGGACATTACTCGTATAGTATATCTGAAACGATTGTTTAGAAAATATCAAAGATCTGAAGAACTGCGAGATCGTTTAATACTAAATCACCTGATAACATTCTATAATGTTTTTGGCATAGACGCCGCAACTAGAATGTTGTTTTATAAGATGGATAAAGATTTATTGTCTGTACTGAAAACTTTTTTGGTGTACTTACACTACCTTCCAGACACTAAAAACATAGAAGGAATAGATATAGTTGAAATACCACTAGACGACAAAGTTGTAGCAAAATTAAGGGAGTTGTAATGGAAGACCTGAGACTAGAAGATATACTGATGGAGTATCAGTTTACAAAAATTATCAATACTCCTTGGAAAGAACTGTCTGCCTATAAACTAGGTATAGTAAACGAGAGCGGTAAAATACTAAAAACTCGTAGACAACTAAAAGAGTCTTCAGAAAAACAAGCATACCCTGATAAATTTTTTGCTTTGTCTTGGACAGTAAAAAAGATAGTAGAACAATTTGATGCAATTCCAAACAGATCTTCTGCTCTTGTTAAAACTTTGTGGTCTTTAAAATCAGAGTATAGCGGTTTAAATCCTGAAAAATATGAATCTATAGTGATGGAGTATTTCAAGTCTAAAAAGACTTGCTTGAAAACAATACTTCATATTGAAAATAATCTATTAGAGGCTGGTGTATACCAAATATACGATAAAAAGTATCGTATAAAACACCTGACTCCAATTGGAGAAGTTTTTGGAGTTCCTGTTTATAAAATAGGAAAACAAGTATTCACCTATACCGAAGCAAAAAAACTAGGAGAAGATGGAGCAGCCGTTGCTGGCCCTGCAAATAATGTGGGTGGAGGACAAATGGCAGGCGTATCTCCTGGTCAAGAGCCTCCTATGCCAAAGGGTTCAACATCTATGCAGAAGCGTAAGAAGATACAGCGCAGACAGCAAGATCGTATACAAAAAGATATTCAAACCCTGAACATCATAGACCCCAAGAAGTAAGGGTCTATATAGTCGGTAATTTTGCCAAAACGACAGGTTCGTGAAATAAATTTTTACAACACGAAGATTTTTGGTAGTTTAGTTGAAAGTTGAATATAAGTTAAATTGGTGTGAGTGCGTTTGAAAAGTGCCTGGGCTGAACACTCGCTATTTTGCTTGACTTTCCCTAAATACTAGGTATACTTTGCACCATGAGTTACTTAGATGTGAAATACATCAATATGATAGCGGCACGGCTAGCCCGCTTTGCTTGGAAGAAAACCAACCAACTAGCAGTTTGTAGGTGTCCGATATGCGGCGATTCCAAGAGAAACAAGTCCAAAACTCGCTTTTACTTCTACGAGAAGAAGGGCGGATTCTTTGTAAAGTGCCACAACTGTGACTTCGGAACCACCCTTTCCAAATTCCTTGAACAGTTTGACAGGAGATTACACGATGAATACGCTCTTGAAAAATACCGAGGCGGTCTCACAGGAAGAAACGAAGCCGAGCCTACCTTCATCTTTGAACAGCCAAGATTTGGAAGATCTGAAGTATCTACTGAACCATCCACGGGAGACTATGGAATCGGGCTTCCCGCCGTATCGTCGCTTCCGGAGATTCATCCTGCGCGGCAGTTTTTAGAGTCTCGTAAAGTTCCCAAAGATAAATTTGAACTTCTGTACTATGCAGAAAACTTTGGCGAGTGGGCAAAAACTATTGATGCTAGCAAAGAGTTAGGCGATGAGCCTCGTCTAGTTATTCCTATCATTCAGAACGGCAAACTTATTGGAGCGAACTGTCGTTCGTTTAATCCTAAAAGTATCCGGTACATTACTCTTCGTAAAGAGCAAACTGAAGATCGTCTATGGTTCGGATTAGAGCGCGTTGATCCCAAGCAACCCGTGATTGTGGTTGAGGGGCCTCTAGACTCGTTGTTTCTTCCAAACGGAGTGGCCATGGCAGGATTGGGTCGGTGTTCTTCTTTGCCCCATGAATTGGGAGCCAAGCCCATCTTTGCACTAGACAATGAACCACGAAATAAAGAACTGGTAAAGGTTATGGAAGATCTTATTAGTAACGGAAGAACTGTTTGCATTTGGCCCTCATCGGTGCATCAAAAAGACATCAATGACATGGTTCTTGGCGGGTTAGATCCACACGCAATTATTCTTAAAAATTCTTGTAGTGGTGCAGCCGCAAAACTCAAACTACTTACATGGAAACGATGCTAGTATAAATACAGGCATGAAGCCATTTCGCAAATTTCTAGAAGCCATAACTAACGATATTGAGATCGTTAAGAAGGGTGGCGGAACCTATCAAGATCGTGGTGTGGAATTTGTGTGGATTGCTTACAAGAACGGCAAGCAGGTTAAAGCAGGCAAGATGGGAAGTGCCGATCTAACTGATGCACAAAAAGACGCAAAGAAAATTCTTGCAGCCATGCCTGGTGTAGATAAGATTGATATTGTTGGACACGACGATAAAGTTCTAACAACCGTTGAATCTGTAAATGAAATCAGCGGAACTGAACCTGCAATGGACTTAGGTTCTCTAACCAAACCAGGTGGTTCAGGCAAAGCAGCAAAAGCAAAAGTAAAACGACCCGATAAAGGTAAAACAGAATTAGAAGAAGTCATTCGCAAAGAAGGTGACGAATGGGTTCTGTACTCCAAGGATGGCAGCAAAGTTCTTGGTAGATCTAAAACTAAAGAAGGCATTGTAAAGCGAGAGCGACAAGTTCAATTCTTTAAACGACAAGGTTAAATCTTAATAGGAGTATATTATGAGTATGGCAGGCGTGAATGATGCTAACACCATTCAGGTTTTAGACAAGGGATTTGTTTCCTTGATTTCTCACATGGGCAACGATCTGATGGTTGTGAATGCCGCCCGTGTTTCATTCAATAAAAAGGCAACCGAGATGACGGAAAAAGATGCTAAGTTGATTGGCTATCTTGCCAAGCATAAGCATTGGACTCCGTTTGCTCATCCACAAATTACCTTGCACATCAAGGCTCCTATCTCTATTCGCACACAACTTTTCAAGCACAAGCAAGGCTTTGTGGAAAATGAAGTAAGTCGTCGGTATGTTAAAGATGAACCTGACTTCTATGTTCCTGATTGGCGATCTGCACCAAGCGGTGGAGCCAAGCAAGGCAGCGATGATTTTATTGACGAGCCTGTGGTTTCAGATTTTGATAGGGTATACAATCGTGTGTCTATGGATGCTGTTGACACTTACAATTTTCTGTTGAAAGAGGGTGTTGCTCCTGAACAAGCCCGGTTTGTTCTTCCACAAGGCACTTATACTGAATGGTGGTGGACAGGAAGCCTAGCCGCTTACGCCCGCGTGTACGCGCTCCGTGCAGACCCACACGCTCAATGGGAAGTGCGGGAATACGCCGCAGCCATTTCTAAATTGATTGAACCGCTGTTTCCTGTGGCTTGGAAGGCTTTAGCGCAGCCACTAAATACAGGCGATGGAACAACCTGATTGGTCAAACAATTCATCAGATGAAGAAGAGTTTCTCCGCGAATTCGGAGAGGCTTTAGATTCTAATTCACCTTCTTCCGAAGGAGAGGATATCTCACGCGGCGAGAAAGGCATGCGAGGTCTTCGCGGTCTTCGTGGTATTCCTGGCCCTCAAGGCATTAAGGGAGATAAAGGCGACAAGGGAGACAAGGGAGATAAAGGCGATAGAGGTGAAGACGGACATCCTGGATGGAAGGGCGATAAAGGAGAGCAAGGTGTTCAAGGCGAAAAAGGCGAAAAAGGCGAAAAAGGCGAAAAGGGAGATCAAGGATCGCAGGGAATCCAAGGCTCACAAGGCGTTCCAGGTGCTCAAGGGTCACAGGGAGAGAAGGGTGAGAAGGGAGATCGCGGAGAACCGGGAACACCCGGCTCTCAAGGCATTCAAGGCCCGAAAGGCGAAGTGGGAGAAACGGGTGAAAGAGGGGATAAAGGAGAGCCGGGAGAGAAGGGCGATACGGGTGCAAAGGGAGATCGCGGAGAGAAAGGCGATACGGGCGAGAAGGGCAATACTGGACTGGATGGACGAGATGGGGCTGTAGGAGCCAAGGGCGAGAGAGGCGAGAAGGGTGAGAAGGGGGATGCTGGCGAGAAGGGCGATAAGGGAGATGCGGGCGAGTCGGGTCTACTTCACGCTAACTATCCTCTACAATACGATTCTAATAAAAAATCGCTGAGTATTGATCTAAGCAAGATTAAAGCCGTTGCTGGACTGGGTGGAAGTGTTAGTCGTGATGGTGGCGGTGGTGGTATGGATACTGCATTCAAAACCGTTTCCGTTGCAGGACAATCAGATTTAAACTCAGTTCAGTATGAAGCAGAAACACTAACATTTGTTGCTGGCGCAAATATAGTTTTAACTACCGATTCCGCCACAAATACTTTAACCATTGCTTCTAGTGCAACTGGAGGAGGTGGCGGCGGGAGCAGTGGTGCAACAGGAGCACGAGGAGCAACTGGTGCAACAGGATTAAGTTTTCCGACTCTATATTCTTCTCAAGCATTTATCCCCACTAAAGGAACATTAAATCTAACTGTTGATCGTGCGTTAACAAGTACCGCTTATGGTATTGGTCAATATGTTAGTGTTGTTAATGCAACTGGCCCATCTCCAGATTATGCTTTATGGGCAAATGCGTATATAACTGGATTAAGTGGTTCCACTCTTATACTTAATGTGGATGCTGTTCCAGGTTCTGTTTATTCCAAGAGTAATTGGCTTGTTAATGTTACAGGTAGAAGAGGAAGAGAATTTACTCCACTCAATTCAGTAACAGAAATATCCACAGGAATTGCTATAGGCGATATTATCACCTTAGAAATAACTGGAGGAACAAAACTCTCCGACACATCATATGGATACGGTAATTACATTTCTATTGTGGATGTTGAAAACTCTGTGTTTATTGATGCTTCCATCAACACACCTAATTATTCTGTTAATTCTATTGATGCTAGTATTCTAAGAATAGATGGAACTGTTTTATCTAATGCACAACTTGCTGCAATTCCTCCAACAAATGAAAAATATCAATCATGGAGTATTAGTCTTGCTGGTGCTCCAGGAAGTTATGTTCAAACCTTTACTGTAACTTCTCCAAACCGACCAGAAATTATTCAAACATTCACAGACGGAACAACATCCAGTTCCGATTTATCAACATTAGGTATAAGGACATTTACCACCGGTATTACAGGAATAACAGGTATTTTTTATAATGGAGATCAATGGATAAACACAGATACAGGAACTCTGTATACCTATACTGTTGTATCTGGTAGCACCGCAGGAAACGCAGGCATTTGGGTGGAGTATAACAACTAATGGCAGACCCAATTAAAATTAAAATCAAGCGTGGATTAACCGCAGGCAATGTTCCATCGGCTCTATCTTTCGGTGAGTTGGCAATCAATACCTTTGACCGAACTCTGTTTGTTGGTGGAATTACAGGCGGTGTTCAAGATTATCCACTATCTAAAACTTATGTGTATAACACTTACACAGATTTTGTTGCGGATATAAATGCGGGAGTATACGGAACCGCAGGAAACGAAAGTTGGTTTCAATACGGCGATCTGTTTATTGAAAGAGATACTCGTTTACAGTACGGATTCTTGCCGTCCACAACAGGCTCCACCTCGGTAGGGTCTTGGGTTGCTTTGGCGTCCACCGGAGACGCAGGAGCCAGCGGGTTTGCTTCTGGTGATGCTGTGGTTATAATGCAATCATATTTGGCTACGAATCTTGCGCCAGCACCTATAATTGATGGTGCTTTGTGGTTCAATACTGACACTGGCGTTTTATACACAGGGTATTTGGGCCCATCGGGAAATTCTCAATGGGTTCAAGCCTCAGTCACCTAAATAATCCTATCAATATTTCACCGCAATAAGGTTTAGATAATGCCCTTAAACTTTCCAACATCAGGATTAACTGCCAACGAAACAACCTATACCTTTTCCGGAAATACCTGGATATGGAACGGTTACGCTTGGGATGCGGTGGTAACTCCTGCATCGGTTGGAATTGCTGGATATGTGTCTGCTATTAACGGGTTGAGTGGTGCAGTAACAGGAATTGCTGTAACAGGCAGCAACACATTCACGGGTCTTCAGACCATGAATGCAGGAATTACAGCAAACAATCTTTGGGTAACAAACGGCGTTA